GACCACCCAGACCGACCACCCAGACCGACCACCCAGACCGACCACCCAGACCGACCACCCAGACCGAAAAACACCCCCAAAAAAGGCCAAAATCAAGACCAAAAACCGCCAAAAAGCCTAAAAAACTTGACACCCAACGAGAGAAGCCTATAATTAAAGAGTAAACCAAACCAGCGCACACAGCGCACCGAGCGGAGACACCGCAGAAAAGGAAAAAATGAAAAACGCCCAGCACAACCACCGCACAACCGCAAAAGACTTAAACGGATTATCAGGCACTTACACGCTAACAAGCGAACCAGCATCAGCCGAAACCTTAAGCAAAGAAATCACACTCCAAGCCTTCAACCAATACCGACTCCGCCTTGACCAATACTATTTAACCGACATCATCAACGCCACAGGTACAACCGACCAACCCAACCAGCCCCGACTATGGAAACGAATTGAATCCGAATGGAAACGCCGAAACCGCCTACCAAATACCGACCGCCAACGCATAGAGTACAAACTATCAGAGAGCATCGCCCCGATTGTATCAGACCTTCAAAAGGAATTGACAAAGACCGAGAAAAAAATCCTCTATTGGAGAATAACAGACGACATCCAAAACATATGCGAGAACGGAACATCAGACGGATACGGAAATCCTTCCAGCTGTTGGTACACTGATTACTGCCCAGACGCCCCGTATACATTAGAGAACGCAAACGGAGTCGCCCTACTCATAAGCGACCAACCCGAAATCACGCAAGAAACAGGAATCGGCAGAATCTTTATCATCAACGCCACCAGCGGAGAACTTGCAACTTTTAACCCATACTTCGAATTAAAACCAAACTTCCACGATATCAGCACCGAGAAAAAAGCGAAGATAATAAATGATATTATCGCCACCCAGATATTAAAACTTGTAAAAGACCCCAACGGAAACTATAAAGACGCAGAAAATTTTAGTTATACCTTCGAAGAAAAGGAATTGACACCCAGCCGAACGATATACATCAATAATCACACCGCCTATACATTACACCGCCAAGACGAACAAGACTCCTACATAGGAAGAGTGTTTAAAGACTGCCAGAACCCAGACCTCGAAGATAATAATTATCATTGCGAAAATTGCGGAGATAGAATCTATCACGAAGACGATATATACTACACGCCAGACGGAGAGATATACTGCGAAGACTGTTTTAACGAAAATTTTACAACTTGCGACGACTGCGGAGAAACCATCAGAACCGAAGACGCTTTACGAGATGAAAATTACAATAACTACTGCGAAGACTGCTTCAACGAACGATTCACAACTTGTGAAAATTGTGGAAGTATAGTCTCCAATGATGAAATCATAAACACCGAAGACGGAGACTCATATTGTGAAGACTGTTTTAATGAAAATTTTACTCACTGCGAAAACTGCGAAGAAGAAATCAAATTAACAAACGCCTACCAGACCACCGAAGGAGTCTATTACTGCGAGAATTGCATCAACGAAGCAGAAAAGGAAATCAAAGCCCAAGCCCTCGCCCAAGCCATAGCAGACTTAAAAAACCGCATAGCCCAAGCCCCCTATAAATTGACGCTTGAAGGTTACACCTATGCAGGAACGAGAGTCGAACAGGCTATCACCGATAGAAACCTAACCGACTTGACCGAACGCCAAGCCTATTATATCGAGCAGTCAAATATTATCAGCGCAGTAATAACCCGACTCGGTAAGGTTATCAGCCGAGAAGAAAGACCCGAGAGAATAAGATAAACCAAGCCCCGGACCATAGCAACGGGAACAGCGCGCCCTAAACCAGCGCGCTTAAGCCGTTAATGGATTTTATTATACTGTTATTAAATTTTAAAATTATTATAATGCCAGCCCGAGAAGACCGCCTGTTAATGGTATCCTAAAAGCCCAAAGCCCAAAGCCTAAAATAAACCGCCCAGATGATTAAAAAATTTTACTACCAGCGGCAAAAATTCCACCACTTGAAAAGCCCAGATGAACGAGCGATTATACCATATAATCACGAATTGACACCATACCGACCCACCCCGATTTTACACGCCAGCCCGCCCGTTAAAAAAACGCGAAGGATTAGCCCATATAAACCAGCACTAACAAATAACCTAATTAATCCAATCCAATAATATACAATCCATCATCAAATTATCCTCATCTAAATAGCCTACCCCCCTATAAAAACATATTATCTGATTACATAATGGTTATACGAAATGTCAAATAAACCTAACTATATAAGTATTGATACTACAAGCATATCAAAATGACATATTCACCCACTTTAAGCCACATTTTGACACATAATAATATTGCTAAAATATAGAAAAAACGTTCTTTTTTTCACTAAAAGCCTATAAAAATCAATAATATTTATCATTTTTTATAATTTATTCAAGTAGCATAAAAGAGCCAATGTAATCAGATAATAATGAATTTCCTATATATGTAGTCAGTACTGACTACAAGTACTAGCTATAGTACTAACTACTTTGCAAGTGAATAGTAATAAAACACGGTGATTAATCCTAGAAAGTTTTATTTATATATAAGTACTAAACACACATCGGTTCTTATTAACATATATCTTAGTCAGTACTGACTCTATATATACAAGTCCATTTTATCTGATTACATTAACTCATGTTAACTATTATTAAGATAATAAAGGATTCACAAAAATTTCCAATACTCTTATATCATATACAGACTTCACAATTTATCTGATTACATTAACTCATGTTAACTATTATTTGATAATTTAGCACTTGACAAATCAACTTTGATGTGCTATACTATTTATATATGAAAGGAACTATATGAACAAACAACTTGAGTTTTCAATCATGGATATGTTAGGTGTGGGACTTGTTATATTTATAATAGCAATTACATTGGAATTGTTGGGGTGTTCTATAAGTAGAGAAGCTTATATGGGTTCTATTAGCACATGTATTGTGTTCGCAATAAAAATTCTAATTACAGGAAAGAAATCCGATAAATAATATGACCACATACAAAGATGGCTTATATCACAAGGATATTTATTTTCCACCACTGAAACTTGCCAATAAAAACATACAAGTCTTTTATACATGTCATGCCATAAAATCAGCAGAAACAGATAGATACGAGGTAATACAATTACCTAATTGCATTAATCCGAGTCTTGGTGAACCAATTGAAGTTGAAATCAAAAATAATTGCTTGGTAAAAATTATTATTCGTTTTTCATATAGTAAGGAATATGATTTGATTATGGCTTTTCTGCCAGATACTTGGTCTGTAAAAACCACATGGCTGAATGAAAAAGGTGATGTTCATAAAACCCTAAATCCTTCGAGATGCATATCAAAGCCGACAGGATAGGAACAGATATTAAGTTATTTTAGAGATTGGATAAAGATGAATAAGATGAAACAAAAGAAATGCAAGGACGCGCTGATTACGGCGTACCGGATTGACAATCAGAAATTGCGCGCTAATGTTGGAAAGTATGTCGATGATGTAATAAAAAAAGCAATATTTATTACTCGCCTAATCGAAGTTGGTGGCAACCTGCTGAACCAGGGCGGTATGGACAACGACGAGGTGACGCGAGCCGAGAACGAGTGGCGCAAGTTGGTGGATGAGTGGAGGAAGAGATGAGTGATTTGAAACGATTACAGAAAGCGTATCTGAAAATGATGAGCAAGGTTAAGGTATCACCTAACGGCTGTTGGATTTACATGGGTTATAAAAATGAATGGGGTTATGGAAGGTTTAGGGCTAACGGAAAGAAGGTGTTAGCGCATCGTTTTTGTTACCAGATGAAAGTTGGAAGTATCCCTGACGACATGCTTGTTTTACATAAGTGCGACAACCCTACATGTATAAATCCAGAGCATCTTTATCTTGGTAAAGAAAAAGATAATGCTGAGGACATGTCGAAAAGAAACCGCCAATGGCTACAAAGAGCAAAGCAACAAGGTTTGAAATTTTGCATAAGCAAAGGAGAGTTACCAAATGGCTACAAACCAGCCAAGTAATTTACGCCCGTGTCCGTTTCACAACCTACCTGCACGTGGAGATGAGGGCACGTGTGGATGTTATTACGGTATCAACATGAGAGATAAAGTCTGGAACTCCCGTCCGCTCGAAGATGCCCTGCTTGCCCGTGCCGAACGCGCGGAGGCGGAACTTAACCGGTTAACTAATTTGACATATGTTAGATGTGTCGAATCCGAGCGTGAACGCGCGGAGCGGATGGTCGAGCGGTTGATTGTTGAAGGTAATTTAATGGCAGAAAAATTAGCCATTTCAAGGTGGGAGGACGACCAACCACTTGATTGGAAAGACTTAGTCGCAGAATGGCAGGCGCGGAATGAGTGAAAGCAAATGTCCTAACTGCGGAAGCACGCGGTTTAGTCGTTGGCATGAAGACGAGAGTTTTTATGCCAGTTATTACTGTCCTGACTGCGGATATGGTGACGCGGAAACGGTAGCTAATAATAAATTAACAAAAGCGCAGGAGACAGCAGAAAAGTGGCGCTTGAAATTTGTAGCACTCGATTTGCAATTTAGTTATCTGCAAAATAGGTACGCCACAATCGAAGCCGAGCGTGACCGTGCCTTCCAAATGGTCGAGCGGTTGATTGAGGCGGGGAAGAAACTCAGCATCATTGCCCTGCTTAATACCAGAGAAGATAAAGAGACATGGGAACGCTGGCACGCTCTCGTCGCAGAATGGCGCAATCAGGAGGTGAAGTAATGAGCAAAATAGTTATTAGTTGGGATGTACTTAATTTGATGTATGACTTTGAAAAGGCAGTTGCATCACTTGCAACGCCAATGGATGATGTAATCGCAAAAAGGACAGCGTTGCGAACGTACATCAGCGAGCTTGAAGCAGAAATCATAAAATGTCACGAGTTACAAGACTTCTATTGTGACCGTATTGCTGAGCTTGAAGCCGAGCTAAAGAACGCGCGTGAGCTTATCGGGATGACGCCAGCGTTTCCGGCGTGGATACCAGTGAGCGAAAGGTTGCCGGAAAAAGACGGATACTACATGGTCTACGATTGTAGATATGAACAGCACTTTGATGCGTTATTTCGTGGTGGCGCATGGTCACCGTATATATACAACCTTATGGTTACTCACTGGATGCCACTTCCAGAGCCACCAGAGGTGCGGAATGGCTAAGTTCTGCTCGCAATGCTACTGGTCAATTGAAGAACGTTGGCACTATCCACCACGATGGTATTGTCTTGTCAACAAAAGGATGCTAATTAAAAGAGATGAACAAGCAACAGATTGTGAAGATTATATAAAATTGGACGTGAAAGCAACAAATGAGTTTGATAATAAAACCAATTGAATTGAAAGATGCAAATGAACTAGTTAGTCAACTACACAGACATCACAAACCAGCAGTAGGGCATCGTTTTAGCATTGGTGCATATGATACCAACCAAAATAAATTTGTTGGTGCGGCAATAGTTGGAAGACCAGTTGCAAGAATGATTGATAAAAGTAAAGTATTGGAAGTAACTAGACTTGTTACAGATGGCACAAAAAACGCTTGTTCTCTACTATATTCTGCAAGTGCCAGAGTAGCAAAAGAATTGGGTTACGAAAAAATACAAACGTATATATTAGATACCGAACCGGGAACGTCATTAATAGCCAGTGGATGGATACAAGAATATACTGAACGTAAAGATGGTGTGGGTTGGAATAATAGAGATGGAAGAAGGTCTGACCAACCAATAGTTAAGAAACAAAGATGGGCAAAAGTATTTAGAAAAATTGAAACCGAAAGTGAGAATTAGAATGTCTTATAATAGTATAAAAAGAGAACATGCTTTAATTTGTGTTGGCGATGGGTGGAAAGATTTAATCAATGAATTATATGACAAAAAACCAAATAACGTTGAAGTTATTCAAGTTAAGGAAAAATATGGGGGTTTGCGTTTCTATGTTGGTTCAGCACCTGACGAATATCTTGACCTAATTGATAAATGTGAACATAAATCAACGACCATTTGTGAAAATTGTGGACAACCCGGAAAAACAATAGACGACCACGGTTGGTTAAGAACTATATGTGAGGATTGTCGTGACAGAAAATAAGAAATTATGGTTATATAATAATATATATTATGATAATGAGGTTGATGCGGTTACACAATTAGTAAAAGACTATCCTAATGCTACGCTATCACAATACTTAGACCTAGCATACGAAAACATATCAGTAATTTATGAAGCCACTATTATTCCTCAAGACCTTGACACGACAACGGTAATGTAGTATACTAATGCTTGAGGATACAATGAAATTTCAAATTAAAGACAAAAAAATTATACGCAATGAAATTATTAGTCGTGGTGCTCATTATCCACTTTTTTATATGATGGAGAGAACAGATGGATTTGTTTTTTATCAAAGTGAGAATGTTGAAATTGTGACTCTGGTAAATAAACTATATGATGGTAAAGATAATATTTATGAATATGAAATATGGGATTATGATTGGATTACTAGAGAAGGCAATAGCTCTTATTTCATAAAAACAATCGGATATGAAAATACACAAGGAGAATTATGTTATGCAGAGGAATACAATGAAGTTTAATATATCTAACAAAAAAGTTGTTCGTAATGAGATTATCGAAAAGGGTAGCACTATGGTTATTCAATTAGGAAGAGACATAGTTGATAATACTCTCGTGTATAACGGTTCTGTTCTATATGGAATTTTTGAAACCATATATGAAACACAAATGCATAATGATTTAGAGTATACTTTGTCTTATTGGATTGCAGAGCCAGAATATCAATCTGGTGTAGCTTGTTTACCAAGCGTTATTGGATATGAAAACGATAACAACAATACTTTGATTATAGTGGAGAAATACAATGAAATTTAGAATATATAATGGTATAGTAATTGGTAATGAAATTATTGAAAGTGGTGCTACGATAGCAAGGGGTGGAATATTTACTATTACCATTCAAAGAACGATGTCGTATAGTGGCGGTATGTATTCTGGGAAATTGGTAAACCTAACAACTGAAGAGCCAGATACCTATCGAGGATTAACCTTTCGACATTATAAACGGATAGAAGAATCAAATGGTAGAATAGATACAGATACTGTAACCTTACCTGATTTTGCCGGATATGAATGGGAAAAAGATAAGGTACTAATTTTTGCGGAGGAGAAACGATGAGAAAGCCAATGATACCTAGAAATGAAATTTTTGAAAACGGTCAACATATTGGAATGACTGGGAGTGGACATTTATCAGATAGATTTGATAGCGTTGGAAAAATTATTGATACCGAAAAGTATCCTAATAGTCCGATATCACCCTTTATCAAGATAGAACTTGAGAGACAAGATGGTTCTTCAACTCCATGGTATCTTGATAGGATTTTAGAATTTAAATTGCATGATGATGAGGCAAACAATGTCATTACAGCGAAATGAAATTTTAGAGGTTGGTAATCATATTGCTTTACATCATGGTTTTGAATTCGATGATGATACTATGTCCTTTATGGGAATTGTTCTTGAAAAAAGAGCGAATCATGGTGATAAGACCGAATATGGTGTATATATGGAAGACGGCGACACCAACGATATATTAGACTGGAGAATTGTAAATATAGAACAATTCGATTCAAATAGTCTTGATGATAGTTGTATCTTTGCGTATGAACCAAACAATAATACAATGCGGTCTTATAAATATAGAAACCTTACAAAAGAAGAAATGAGCAAAATAGTTGATGCTGTAAATCAGGACTATTTTGGTACTGACAATGATAATACTGATGATATACCATTTTGATTTTTAGTACTTGACATTTTATATATTATATGTTATAATATAAATATACTTGAAATCTGATTTGTAGATGGCAAATTAATGATTTGGAGGAATAATGTTTAAAGAACATGACAAAAAATTATAGTAGAACCATATCTGACAGAACAGATATGAAAGGACGTAAACATGTGCGAATGGATAATATGCGTAATAATCGTACTAGTGTGCCTATTGCTAAAAGATTAGATAAGGATATAAAGAATAGGTATTTCATTTTTGAATTATTAGATGCAAATTCCATTTCTGAGCCTTGTGTGACAAAGTTAAACTATACAAGTGTTTTTGAAGCACTAGGTGTTTTAATGGACTATTGTGTTGATACACCACTTTTTGCTAAACTGGATGAGATGCTGGAATATGTTGCAGTTAGCCCGCATAGTCTGCTATTTGATGAACCAAACGATATTGCAGATTTTTACTACTCAATAGAAGAATATGTAGAATCATTATGTCGAGGATTTTTCAATTCAGAAGAAGACATGCTAAACATAGACATTGATAGTAAACGTCTATCAGATAGAAAGTCTATGGTTAAAAAATATGCTGGAATCGTGCATGTTTTAATGCAGTTACTATTTATTTTTGGCAAAGCATACCAGAATCGTGGTAATATATTAGTATATGCTGATTATATGACGAATGAAAATATGTTTGGCATATAATGACAAAAATATTGGTTGGTTATCTTATTGAAAAAGATACAGATGCATTAATCATTGAAACTGCTAGATTTTCTGAGACAGATGTAAAAAAAATCGTTGATGGTATTAATGATATTAGTGATAAAACATCTACCTATCCTTATGCCAGTGCATTTTCAACAGCACTATTACATGGCGTTTTAAAAGATGATGAACCAAAGCATATTTGTACGTTGAGAGGTCAGGGTATTGTTGAAACATACTTCGCACTAAAAGAAGCTTATCGTAAAAATAAATATACAGAACGATGGATTGGGTTTCATATTCTTGCTTTCTTCGATAATGCGCATTGTGAGCGCGACCATATATATTTACGTTTTGACTTAACGATTATTTAGTCAAACAGAAGGGTTGTCTTTTGAGTAGAAAATTACAACAATTTTTTATTATAAAAACAAACACCAAGAGATTAAAAAAATCAAATTACGAAATAAACTTTAATGACATAAACGAAGCAAGAAGAAATGGTGAAGTGGTTTCTATTGGAGAGAGTCAATTGATTCGCTCTTTGTTTCGTTTGCAGGGAAAGATAGAAGAAGACCTTATGCCTATCACGGAAAAAGTGCTGTCCCTTTCAAAAAATCGCAAACAAAAAGCATATAACGCTAGTGAGTTAGATTCTATTCTCTTTATTCCAGAAATTATATCAGTGGTTGTCGATAAGAAAAAAGACTATGAATATATTGCACAGCATGGTTTCATAGTAAACGGCAAGAAATATGTTAGATTATTATGTGGCGCGGGGCATTCTAGACGCAATAATTCAATTTTCATAGAGGAACAATTTGCTAATCCATTAAAAAAAGTTTTAAACAATGGAAGAAATGAAAACATACCAATAGCGCCTTCTAAATTCAATGCTTATTTTGCTCTTTGTTCGTCTGCCACTTATCAGGTTTCATCTCCTGAATTTGCAGTCATAAGAGATTTGGAAATAGTAAAACAAAATTGTTTGGTAAATGTTGTTGAGGAAAATGACACGTCTATCAATCCATATTTAGACGATGACGTTGTTGAAAGACAAATGGATATTGCATTCAACTTGTTTGATGGAATGGGGCTCATATCACCAAGCAAAGCAATTGAGTGGGCTGACGAGTTGGGACTGGATTATATTCCGTCTACGTTCATTATACGCAATAATTTTATGAAGGGTATGGTTGCCGTATTTGATTTTCATGCATTTGCCGAAGAATTTGAAAAAAAATATTTTAACGATGTGTGGGGAAAGAAAACAGATATTCGCAATGTAGATATGGTTCTCACCGAATCTCAATTGAAAATGTGGAATGCATTTGAAAATCACGCACAGTACGTAGATAATCTTAGGACAAATGGATTACATTGGGGGGTATCTAGATATGCGCCTAAGTATGATTCAGACTATATCTATACGAATTATCAGTTTTTACAAGTAGAAGACTTTTCTGAAGACGATATGAAAAAGATTTGCCAACCAACAATTGATTTTTTTGGACAGGCTATTGGATATGATGCCGATATTACTAAACTATATCTACTTGGAAAGGTTGCTAATCAACCATTTGATGAATCGCTCAATATATTAGAAAAAATTTCTGACCCAATTACAAAAACTTTATTATTGAGAAGTGATTTCATTGATGACCCATATATTAGGGCTCATATTATTAGTTCATTAAATAAAAAAATTAGAGATTCATATATTGGAAATTTATTATTGGATGGTAATTATCAAACAATTATTTCAGACCCTTATGCGTTTTGCGAACATATATTTGATATGCCAGCCAATGGGTTATTACAAATAAATCAACATTATGCTAATTACTGGTTGAAAAAGAATGTTGTTAAGGTCGCAGCGCTGAGAGCACCATTAACATGGCGTTCTGAAATAAATATATTAAATCTAATCGCCAACGAGAAGACGCAGAAGTGGTATAAATACATTAAAACTGGAATTATATATAATGTTCATGGGTTTGATAATATGCTTCAAGCTGATAGTGATTATGATGGTGATATTATTATGACGACTAATAACGAACAGGTAATTAATAATGCATATCGCGGTTTGCCGGTAACATATACGAAAAATAAAACACCAAAAGAAATTATAGATGAAAATACATTATATGAATATGATATAAAAGCATTTGATACACGCATTGGGTTTATCACTAATTGCAGTACGACCTTATACGCCATGTTATCACAATACGATAAGTCATCAAAAGAGTATTCTGAAATTATAAAACGACTAAAAATATGTCGAAAAGAACAGGGAAATCAGATAGATAAGGCAAAAGGATTAATTGTCAAATCTTTTCCAAAGCACTGGACTAATTGGACTAAAGTTACTAGCGCCAATGAATCCTTTTCAGATGCAATAAAGTTCAATAATTCAATTTTGATTGATAAGCGCCCATATTTTATGAGGTATTTATATACTAATTACAACAAGGATTATACTCAGCATATAGCAAATTTTGATAAATATTGTTTGGCAATGTTTGGCAAAGAATTTAAAGATATCAATGAACACGACGAAGGTTATTCTGATATTATTGAAAAGTATGAGAGATACTCTCCTCTTTTAGATACTCGCTGTACTATGAATGATATTTGTCATCATATGGAGAAAACAGTAAAGGAAATTAAATTAAGTTTTCCGCTAGAAATACATGAAAACTTATTGTTATTTATGAAAGATAAGACCATACCTTTTGATAGTGCAAAATACAAACAAATGGAAGCCCTATTTAGAAGATATCGTTCAGAACGCAGTCGGTTTAATAAGATTGCTGCCAGAGAAGGTCAAGCTAGCTCTGGTGAGGGTCGCTTTAGAACTATTGAGCAGTATAATAAGTTTATTCGTTTTGAAGCTTATAAAATAAGTCAAAATTTTGCTGAGCTTACTAATTTGGCGGTCTCTATTTGCTACGAATTACACCCATCTGATAGCAAATCTTTTGTTTGGTCTGTTTTTGGGGATGGCATTGTTGAAAATATAAAAAACAATTGCATTATGAACGGTAAGACTACTCTTGACATGTTATTTTTTGACGAGGACGGTGGAGCAGACACAACCTATTATCTTGGTAAATCATATAAGACATATAAAATGCCAATCAATCCAACTATATACGATGGTTATGAGATGTTGGATGAATGGGAATAATATATGATTATTTTTGACGAAAAAAAATATGCCGAGAAAATATTAAAGAATGTCAAAAGTAACTTTGTAATAAAACAAAGAGATTTAAATATATTGACAAAATACTACTACTATCTGGGATTGAAAAAGCCGGAAGTACGTGAAAAGATTATAGAGTATGCCACAGAAGTAGATGATAGTTTCAATGAAATTATTGGCGATAATCATCTCGATTACGCATTAAAACATTTTGGACGAAATGAATTGCGCACTGGAGAGCCAGTAATAGTTAGTGCAAGAGAGATAGAAAAAATTCATACAATAACAAATATAAAAGAGCAAAAAGTTTTGTTTACCATGCTTGTTATTTCAAAGATTTTTAATAAGTCAAAAGATAAAGACTATTACTACAATGGTTCTTTATCTGACGTGTTTAGACTATCTAGAATGACCGGATTATCAAAGTCAGAAAGAATTGATATTATCCATAGTTTAAGTAAAAATAAATATATAGAACCCAATTTAAGAGGAGGATATAAAATAAGCATTATAGACCAAGAAACATTAGACAATGAAAACGATATAACGATTGTTGACTTTGATAATATGTCTGATAAATTTCCAGCAGTATGTTCAATTTGCGGTGAGCAAATGCTCGGAAAACCTAAACGAAGAACATATTGTGACAAATGTTATGACGAAAAAAGAAAGAAAGATATTAGAAAAAACGTTTCTAATTTTAGAAATAAACCAAAAAGTGATATGTAATCAGATAAATTACATATTCTATATATGAAGATAGAGTCTGGCACACAGTAATATATGCGAAAAGGAAAGAAAAATGTTAGAATATGATAAAGAATCTTTAATACGATTGGTGGCAAAACAGGCTGATTTTACAATTGGTGATACCCGTATTATATTTGAAACTTTAGAAGACTGTATTTATAAAATAGTCAAAAATGGTGATAGGCTTAGATGGCATAGAATTATGAAGCTATATGTTAAAGATGTTGATTCATATAATGGCTGGGATGCTTTTAATAAAAAACACGTGGTTGTTCCCGCTCATAAAAGAGTATATATGTCTCCATCAAAGGTTATGCATAATTTTATTAATGAATTAGATAATTCTATAGCAGAGGATGAAATAGATGAGTGATTTTACTAGGGCTATTCTTGAAGCGACTGGAACTCCAGAGGATAAGATTACAAGATTTTTTGGTAAACGCGTTGGTGCTAATAATGCAAAAAAATATTGGTATGGAATTTCATTATTAGCAAAGAAACTAGAAGAATTTCAACCGGTTATTCAGCAACCAGCAACACAGGAAGAAATAAGTTACAACAAGGATAACTCACGTACAATAAAACGCGACATTGAAATGTCTGAGGACGAAGCAAGTAGTCCAATTTCAATTATGAAAAAAATGGGATTCAATCCTATGTTGTGGGAAGTTATAACATGTCGTGTTATTCGTGGTAATTGGGACGTTACTCTAAAACTAAACGACACACCTGAAACAATAACCAATCATAAGTATTCAGTTACACTTACAGTGAAACCATTAACTGACAAAATAACAGGGGATGTTATCACAAGTGTATTTTCTAATATCAACGTTCCAAAATTAGAATCATATAACTATGATACTGGTAATAAAATGCTTGAGTTGCCGCTGTTGGATTTTCATGTCGGCAAATTTGCCGACAGTATTGTTACAGGTGACGATGACTACAATTTGCAAGTAGCACAAGAACTTTACAAAAAAATCATCGTAGATATTTTGAAAAAAATTAATGACTATGGTTTCGACATAGAGGAAATTGTATTTCCTATAGGGCAGGATTTTTTTCATATAGATACTCCAAGTGGTACGACCACTAGCGGCACATTAGTTGATACTAATTCTTCGTGGCAAGAAATATTTGCTACGGGTGTTGATATGCTTGTGTGGGGCATAGAACAACTTAGGGCTATTGCCCCGGTAAGAATAATGTATGTTGCTGGGAATCATGATGAAATGCTATCTTATTGTGCGTTAGTTGGGATAGCCCATGTTTATAAGAATACATTAGATGTTAGTGTAGATACGAGCCCATCGCCTAGAAAGTATGTATCATATGGAACAAATCTTATTGGTTATTCACATGGACGAGATGAAGGAAAACGAATTGTTGGGCTTATGCAAATCGAAGTTCCTGAGTTATGGGCGAATACAAGGCATCGAGAGTGGCATCTGGGAGATTTACATCACGAAAGCGTCAGAGAAGATTCAGGTTTGATTATAAGACGCATTAGTAGTGTATCTGCTCCGGACGCGTGGCATGGCAAAAAAGGCTATGTTGGTACTCAAAGAAAAGCTTTTGCTTTTATATGGGATAAAGACTGTGGGCTAGAAACAATTATATATTCCTCTGTCGATTAATAAATAATAATATTATAAAAAGGGCGTCGACCCCCTTTTGTTTCTTGGAGGTGTCTTATGGCTGTATCAAGACAAAGAAGTGCGAAAATAAAAACGCCAGCCACGATTGCACCAGTAAAAGTCGCACGTGATGGCAAAATATATTATTGTCGCCATTGTCAAAAAACCAAAAGAGTTGACGATTTTTTTGTTGCGTCAAATCATTTTTTAGATAAAAATGGTAGAATGAGTATTTGCAGAACATGCTGCTACGAAATATTTAAAAACCAATATGTTATGAGTGGTGCCAACATAGAAGTTGCAACCCTTAATACGTGTCGCATATTAGATGTAAAATTTAGCGGGGATGCATTAAATGGTGCAATAAAGGGTATAGATATGTCAAATTTTGACCCACTATCTTTCTTTGGATTGTATAAGGCTTGGGTTGCAAAAACATTTTATGGTGGTGGCGATAGACCACCAGTAGATACAAGTTTTATTGAACCAAATAATGCGGTTATTGCAGATGTTTATAAAAATTTTGAAACTCACCATGATGTAAAAGAGTTTTGGGGAGAAAGATATTCTGAACCAGAATATGAGTTTCTTGAAAGACATTTTAGAGAATGGGTTGAAAATCATGAAGTTCAAACCAAAGAACAAGAATTGCTTTATAAATATTTGACGCAATATCAACTTGACTATGAAAAAGAGCGGGCTAAAGGCAATACTGGCGCTGCTCTTTTAAAAGAACAACAGAAAATTATGGACATGCTAGATATTACACCAAGCAAAACCAAAGATAATATTTCTGGGAAATCAATGACTGCGTTTTCTGATTTCATTCGTATGATAGAAGATACTGAGCCTGCTGAATATTATAAAGATAAGAAATTGTTTAGTGATAATGATAATATAGAACAATATATTACTGACTTTGTTACTCGTCCAATACTTAATTTCTTTGGACAAACTCCTCCAGATTTTTACGTTGAAAATGATGGTGAAGGCGGTCACGGTGGGGACTTGCTTAGGGAAATGCAAGAAAATGAACCAGAGTCATATGAAGATGATGGTGAATAATGGCAAGCCAAAAAGGAAAGTTTAACCTACATGCTGATTTTTCTACCGTAAAAAAAGATAGATTGAAACGCTGGATTACTTTTTATCGTAGGAACATACATCGTTTTATGGTTGACTACATGGGGCTTGAACTTTATCCGTATCAGATATTGATGGTTTGGATGTTACAACATAGCCAAACGTTTTATGCTGTCGCCGCAAGAGCAAGTGCAAAATCATGGTTGATTGCTGCATTTTCTATTGCAAAAGCTATTTTATATCCGGGTATTCAGATTGTCGTTGTGGCGAAAACTATGGCACAGGCTGGTATTATCATATCGGATAAAACTAAGTCTATTATGGAATTACATCCAAATGTAGCTAGAGAAATCACTAAGCTTCATTTTAACAAAGGTGGCTATGAAGCACTTTTTCGCAACGGGTCAACTATAAAAGTTGTTCCACTCGGGGAATCTGCTCGTGGAAACCGTGCCAATGATATCATCATTGAAGAATCAAGACTTGTTGACAAAGCATCTCTTGAATCTATTATTAAGCCATTTTTGTTTTTTAGGCACCCACCATATAGGGCTAAAGAACCATATAAAGACGATTTAGATTTTCGTGAAGACAATACAATTTCATATATCACCTCCGCACATTATGCAGACGCTGATTGGTATCAAGATGTAAAGTCGGTAATATCTAGAGTTCTTAAAGGCGATAAGCTTGTTCATTTTATTGCTTTAGATTATCTTATTTCTATTAGACATGGTATTAAAGGGCGTAGTAGTTTAATGGGCGAAATGATGAATAATGATAGGACAACTGTTAGACATGAGTATTATAACCTACCATCAACCATATCCGCAAAAGCATTTTTTGACCTATCATTTTTCAAAAGAACTGGAAATCGTGCCTTTTATCCTCAACGTTTAGCCACTTATAATGCTAAAAAGAATCCTTATGGAATTACTAAAGTTGCAGATGAGGTACGCATACTATCAGTTGATGTTGCCACTAGAAGTGGTAAACAAAATGACCTTACCATATTATCTTGTGTAAGACTTATACCTAGTACAAAGGGATTTGCGCGCAAATTAGTATATATGGAATCTCATGGTGGTGTTAGTACTGCTAATCAAGCGGCGAGAATCAAACAAGTATTTTTTGATTTTGAAGCTGATTATCTAGTGCTTGATACACAAAATGTTGGATTAAGCATATTTGAGCAACTTGGCAAGGCGAGTACAGACGATGAAAGAAATGTGGCATATCCAGCGTTTACATTATGTAGTTTAAGCATTCTTGACAACCAGCAGAGAGAAGATTATCTTTCTAGGGTTACATCTATTAATGCAATGCCAGTTGTATTTCCAATTATGGCAAGTGCATCTTTGAACTCAAGAATTGCAAGTGAATTCAAATCATCATTGCAAAATAAAATGTGGGAATTTTTGATACATCAGATTGATGCTGAAAACTATTTATTAGATTCTCAACCAGAATATATGTCTAATGCAACCGATAACAATATTGGTGCGTTTTTTCTAAATCCATATGTTCAAACAACATTGTTGATTGATGAGTGTATGAATCTTGAAACCTCATTTGTAAATAACAACATTAAGTTGAGTAGACCAAATGGAAGAAAAGACAGATATACTTCAGTTTCTTATGCAAATTTCTTTGCTGAGATTTTAGATAGAGCATATATGCGTGAAACAAATTATGATAGTGAATTTGAAGAAATGCGCAATTTGTTAATAGTTGTTTAATGAAAGGAGGGCTTTACTATGGATAATGAAAATTTAATGAGCCCTATTCCTGATGAATCAGATAATAGCGAATTGACCCAAGAACAAGTATGGGACGTATTATCCTTCGCCCAGAACTACTTCAATGTTGGCTCCTTTATAAATATTGGAGCGAATAGAACTGATTTGCTTAGTAATGGCATCAATAGTATAGATGCCATGATTCAGGGTAGCGATTCCGAATCGGAAAAGCTAATTGAATATAGTCAAAAACTAGAACTTGAATCTCAAATATATAGGAAATTAATATCATATTTGGGTAATTTGTTGTCTTTTGATTTTACATATGTCTCTAACGCATATGATGGAAAGAATGATTATAATAGTTTAGCATATAAGAAAGATTTGAAAATAGTAGAAAATTTTTTCAATCGCTTTGATTACAAAAAAGAATTTATTAATGTAACAAGACATTTATTAAGAAATGAAGTTTTTTATTGTGTTCCTAGATTTGAGGGAAATAAAATTATTCTTCAAGAACTTCCAAGACAGTTTTGTCACATTACAGGCAAAGGCGAATATTGCTATAGGTTTGCATTTGATTTTTCATATTTTGATTCAAATCAAGATGCTCTCATTGGTTTTCCAGAGTATTTTACTAAGACATATAACGAGATTATCAATGATAGGGATTTAAAAACAAAATCTAGAAAAAAAATTGAAAGATTTATCGAACTTCCAACCGAGGTTGCTTTTGTATTTAAGTTTAACTTAGAAACTTTGAGTGGTGTTCCTGTATTTAGTGGATTGTTTAAAGACTTGATAAATCAAAATTTAATGCGCAACTTACAAAAGAATTCAGATATGGCTGCCGCACAAAGACTTGTCATTGGTCAACTTGGTAGAAACAAAGACACACAGGCAAAAACAGGTAATAACTTTGATACCGATGCTAAGTTGCTTGGTCAATTTATGGCATTTATGAAATCGGCTCTCTCGGATGCTATCAAATTAGCCGCATTGCCACTTGAAGAAGTTCAAGCCATAAGTTTTCCTGCCGAAAAAGACCTATATAAAGATTATTTAAAAACAACTTTATCTACGAGTGGCGTTAATTCAAACTTATTATTTGCAGATAGTGATAATCGTTCAAATAGTGTTGAAACACAATTGTCTTTAAATGTTGATGAACAATTGATGGCTAAATCAATATACCCACAGGCAGAATCTTTTCTAGAATTATTTGTAAATCAATTTACTAAGAAATATTTATTTACTTTTAAATTTGAAGGAAGTGATTTCTATACCAATAGAAGTCAAAGACTAGATGCCATTACGAAAGTAATGAACTATGGCATATTGTTACCACAAAAAATTGCCAGCGCGTTGAGTATGAGTCCGTTTGATTTTTATCATCAGATTGAAGAAGGGTATGCTAGTGGTATTGCCGAAAAATTCACCCAAATGATAAACGTTAGCAAAGTTGGCTCTGCCGATGCTGGTCGACCAGAAAAAGAAGATTCTGAGTTAAGCGATTCTGGAGTTTCTACACGGGATAGTGGTGGAAATATAGACCGTGGTGGGGAAGTATAAAATGAGTTTCGTAATAAATCCTGATAGTTTGGTTGGGTTTAAAAGTTATAAATGCAATAAAGAGATGGCAAATTTTCTTATTTATGATAAGCATATTCCCGTCTTTTCTTTGGACAAAGACGAAGATTCTAAAAAGCCATACATATTCGCAATCACAGATGAATTACTTGAGGCTTTGAATGAATATGGAGTGCGTGTTTAAAATACTTAAAGGTGGTTTGATATGAATAGTTTATCGCAGAAAACCAGTGGAATATACAAAATTTTTAATACTATTAATAGAAAGTTTTATATCGGCAGTGCTATGAATATCAGCAAAAGATGGGGGGAACATCTCCGTGCATTGCGGAAAAATAAACACCCGAACAAGCATCTTCAGAACGCTTGGAATTTTTACGGTGAAGATGCTTTTGTGTTTTCAGTGTTAGAAATTTGTTTTAAATCCATGCTTCTCATAAGAGAGCAATATTACATTGACAGTCTTCTACCTGAATATAATATTTTAAAGACCGCTGGAAGTTGTTTTGGGCTGAAACATTCGCCAGAAACACGTGCTAAAATATCGGACGCTGGAATGGGGCGTAAGAATGCGCTTGGTTACAAACACTCATCCGAGACTCGTCAGAAAATGTCGTTGGCTAAAAGAGGGTGCAAGCTTTCGCCTATGGCGTGTGCCAAACGATGTAATATTGTTGTTTCACAAGTGGCTCGTGCTAATATGTCAATTGCACATTGCAAGCCGGTGTCACAATACACGTTGAACCTAGAACTTATAAAAGAATACAATAGCATATCAGTCGCACGTGAAGCTACTGGTGCTAAGAAGATTGGTTCATGCTGTAGCGGTAAACTAAATTCTTCAGGTGGATTTATTTGGAGATATGTATGAAGGAAACCATTACAATTTTGGTAGAAAGGAGGACTATGAATGGGTGAAAAATTGAGTTTTGTGGCAACCGATGTTAGAATCGAGAGACAACACAACGACGAACAATTTGCCACACTGCATGTCAACGCATTTGCATCGGGACATAATTTGAATAAAACTTATATCAGTGATGAAACATTGCAAAAAACAGCATGGACTATTCTTGATAAACCGCTTTTGTGGGCTTATGATAAGAAAGTCAATGATGTTGGTAGCCATGAAAGAAGCGAAGTGCCTTGTGGATTCGTGCCTTCAAGTAATAACAACTTGACGTTTACTAGGCTAGAAGATGGCAGAACGATGTTGAGCGTCGTTGCTAAAGTGTGGAAATACTACTCTGGCTTCCTAATGGATTTCTTTAGGCGTGACGATAGCCAAAAACCAGTTTCTGTCGAATTAGAAGTTCTTGATTCAACACACCGTGAAGATGGTTCGTGGGAATTATCTGATTATGCATATACTGGAATTACCATTTTAGGTACAAAAGTTATGCCAGCAATTCCCGGGGCAAAAGCATTGGTAATGAATTTTTCTGATGCCACTAAGGAATATAATAAAGCATATGAAAAAGAACTTTCAAAACCAATTACTACGGTGAATGAAATAATGGAAGAAGGTGATAGTATTGTGGAAATAGAAGATAAAGAATTACATGAAGACTTAGAAGAAATTATCCAACAGCAAGAAGACTTAAATGAAGACTTGCCTGAAGATAGTGACGTTACAATTGACGATATTTTGGAAAAAGACGATGCAGTTGAAGAGTTTGAAATTCAAGAATCTAAACCAGAATCAGAATCTGAGAAAGTTTTTGACAAAGAAATTTCTGAGCAGTTAGAAGAAATAGAACAAACAGAAACTATGCAGCCAAAATTACCCTTTGCTGAAATAATTGAATATTTTGGCAAGGTTGAAGTATCGGAATTATTTAGTTCTGATAACCACATTGGTGCTATTGAGTTTCTTTATAATGAGTTGATAAGCGTTTCTAATGAGCTTGAAACTTATAAAAGTGAAAATCTTGTTCTAAAGGAATTCAAATCCGAAGTTGATAAAAATCAACTACAAAAAGAAATCAATGAAACTATGGAAACAGTAAAACATTCGTTATCTGAAAATGAAACTACTGTTTTACTTCAAGCTTCTCAAAATTATACTCTTGAGAACATTGATATTTGGAAAAATGAAGCTATGGCAACAGCCTATAAAGCATCATTGAATAATAAACCTCAAGCAAAATCTGATATGTCGGCTTCGCTTCCTGAAAAGAAAGAGAAGAAAAATGGCGTTAAGTTGCTTTGGTAATTTTAATAAATTTTTGGAGGAATAAAATATGGCACATGCAGTTATTGTAAAGTCTCAAACCCTTTCTTCAAATGCGGATTCCCACATGCGTAACGCTGTTGCGAGAGTCGATTTGGATAATGGTAATCTCATGAGATTGAATTCTCAAAAGGCCGAAGGGTCTAGTAATGAAGTTTGGGAAGCTACTGTTCCCGTAACTGGCGAACTTGGCTATCTTTGGATGGCTTGTTCCCCTTGGGCAAAAGCTAAAGGCGAGTCTATCGAAGGCGACCCTCGTGAACTATATAATGTGGCTGGAAAAGTTTTTGATGCGTTTCTCCCACATGAAGGTGATTTGTTTGTTGTTACCGCCGATGCGTTGGCTGGTACACAAGGCACTAACACATATGTTATCGCTGTAAACGAGAGTTGGGAACTGAATTGGGCTGCTGCCCCTGTTGCTGGTACTTTTGCTGCTAAATTGGTAAAAGCTACTACTATTGGCGACAGTATGTTTAATCTTCCTGCGTTCAAGTTTGAAGTAGTTCACAACCCTGCTATCGTTCCAGCGGTTGACTAATTCATAAAGGATAAGGAGATAAAAATATGAAACTTCAGAATCACATTGTTACTTTTGCAAAAAATGATGCAGATACCCTTAGTTTATTCGCCTCTTTTGGTGATTATTACAACGAGTATCTTTCAAAACGTGGTGTAAGCGACCTTCGCTTTAGCTCCGATATTACTTTCTCTGAAAAAGAGGAAAAAGTCAACGAGGCTATTGTTAAGGAAGTTGCTAAACGCGCTGGATTTGCAGTTGAAGACCTAAAAGAAAATTTGAGCTCACCCATGACTGGTTGGGCTACATATGCGGTTATTACTAATTTGGTAGATTCGATTATGCCAGAATCCCTCGAACGTTATATTGGTCTTTGGGCTGACATTCAGTTTGGTGGATATGGTGATGTGTTTGAATTCCGTAAAGACCTCGTTGGCTTCCTAAAGGTTACCAAAGCTGGTCGTGCACAGCGTCTTGCTGAGCGCCAGCGCGTAGTTAAGGGAGCATATCGCGTTGAAACAGAAAATCATATGCTTACTATGGAAACCGACCTCTATCGTTTGTTACTTGGTCTAGATTCGTTAGCCGAAATGGCTGCGTTGGTAGTGCGTTCTATGGCACAAGCAATTGCGAACGAAGCTCTTTCTGCTTTGTCGGTTGCTGTTTCTGCATTGCCGACTGGCACTAGCGGTTTAGTTGTAAGTGGCTATACTCAAAAGACTATGATGGAACTTATTAGTAAGGTTCGTGCTTGGTCTGGTGGTGGTGTTCCTTGGATTGTTGGTACTCCAGCCGCATTGTCAGATATAATTCCGACGGCTGCATATGCTTCGTTGCCAGTAGATTCTCGTTACTTTGCCCTTGGGCACGTAACTCAAGCTATGGGTTCGCCAGTGTTTGCGTTGCCCCAACTTGTTGGCGCCTCTGCTTATGACACTGCTCTGGCTGATGATGTTATTTACATTCTTCCGTCATCTGGCAAACCTATTAAGGTTGGCGTTGGTGGAGAAATGCGCCATTCAAGCGGTACTTTCGACTATGCAGATTTGTCCCAAACCGTTACCATGTGGAAGGAATTTGGCGTTGTCGCAGCTACTGGTATGGTATTTGGTGCTGTAGAACTTTAGCTAAATTTTAAGTATTTGGGGGCTGGTAATACCAGCCCCCAAAGAATAAAAGAGGAAATATAATAAAATGGCTACACAAACTCGAAGGAAGGTTCCTGCGAATAAAGCACAACAAATCAATGCTGAACAAATCGAACAGAAAGATGAAGTTGTAGTTATTCCTGCATCTGATTATCAAAAGCTATTGAATTCACTAGAACAATTTATTCAAAAAGAAATTACTAGCGGAAGCAAAAATGAAGATAAAAAAATTCAATTAGGCGAATCTATTGAAGTGATTTCATTATCCCCCGGAATAGTAAATGTTACTACATCAGGTGGAGAAAATAATGGGAGAGTTTATACTTTTCGTGGCTTTGGTGTATCAATGGAGATTCCTTATGGTGACCTCGTAAGCATCGTGCAAAAACAGTTCAAATTTTTTGAACGTGGATACTTGTATGTTAACGATGCGAGATTTACAAAAATAAACGGTCTTGAACAGATTACAAAAAATGTTCTTAACAAAGAACAAATCGAGCGCATTGTTCATGGAAACGCTCCAGAGGACTTGCATTTATTTGAGAATGCTACTACGGCTCAAAAAGAGCACATAGTTGGTATGCTTATTGATAACATCAACGAAGGTAAAGAAGTTGACATGAATCGAATTTATGGCATTTCAAAGTTTGTCGGGTATGATGTTAGTGAAAGAGCTAAACAATTCAAACAGATATTTGAGAAGCCAGAATAGTTTGCTTATAAACTTATCGCAAGGAGGTAGCATTTGACACACATTTCTGAAATAGTGGATATATTCATGATGCTTACGGTTGACTATAAGTTGAGAAAACTTTTTTCAATGAGTGAAGAAGTCTTGAATAATTATGTAGAGGCTTGGCTAATTCTTGCGATTGTTGACTTTAATTCCGTAAGGGCTGATAACTTAATATATGATAAAGATACACAAACATTTTCAACTACGTTGAATAGCGAGGATATAAAAATTCTTGCTCGTTTGATGGTTAGATATTGGTTAGAAAAAGAAGTCAATGACGTTTTAGCTTTTGAAAATACTTTGCAAGACCATGATTTTAAAACATATAGCCAAGCCCAAAATTTAGATTCCAAGCGGAATTTACTAAATCTTCAAATAGAAGAAACTGATAAAGTTCTTAGTTTATATACATACCGCAACAATAATTGGAGTTCTTGGTTGAATCAGTCGTTTGTGGGGTAGATATGACATATAAATACTTCATTAACGATATTGAACTTGGGAAAACAAATGGCGACCTTATTAAAGAAGTATTTCAAGAGGTTGTACATCGAAGGTTTTATAATGCGCCAGATATTTATACAGTAAAAGAACAAAATTTAATTGGCTCCGATGAATATACTGACATAGACGTTAGGATTAATCGTGGCATTGGTGTCTACACTGGAAGAAATCTTGGTGACGATTGGCGACTTTTGATTTTTAAAAATGTTGACCATCCTATTATAATGGGTAAAAAATATTTCTTTGATAATAACTATTGGCTTACTTTTAATACTGAAACGTATAATAATTTTGCCGTCTCATGTATGGTGAAACGTTGTAATAATGTTTTACGATGGATTGACGAGGATGGTGTAAGATACAATGAACCATGCATTTTTGATTTAGTGATTGCACGTGCAAGAGACCAGATGAGTTCTGATGATTTAGTAAATCTTCAAGGCTATATTAATGTTTATGCGCAACTCAATCAAAAAACACAGAAAATTAGAGAAAATCAAAGATTTCTTATTGGTAATCCAGAAAACAGGGTTGGATACAAGGTATTTGGTGGTGGTTTACGTAATTTTATTAATGGTGTTGCTTATGATGATTATTCTGCATCTATGCTAATGCTTACTATGGGTGGAAGCCACGTCAACGATAGCACTGACGATATTATTAACGGATATGCCAATGCTTTTAAACTTACTCACGAAATTAAGAGTCTTCCAACATATATATCTGGTAAACCAACTAGTACATATCAACTCTTTCCACAATTATATCGTGCAGACGAACCTATTGAAGGAAAAATATTTAATTATACTTCATCTAATATTGATGTAGCTACAGTGAATTCTAGTGGACTTGTATCAATGGTTGGTGAAGGTTTGGCTGAAATTACTGTTGCGTTTGCAGATAACACAGATGTTGAAGCAATTGTTAATGTTGAAGTGTCCAGTATATCTGATGTGCCAGCAATTGTTGTTACGCCTGAACCATCATATATAATTGAAGGAAGAACAGAAACATTTGATTGCCAATTATATCTTGGCGGTGTTTTGACACCAGCCAGTTTTGTTTTTGCAGTGTCTGAAAATAATACCGCCCCATTAAGCAGTTTTGTTCTAAGACAAATAGATGAACATACTTTTAGTGTAAAAAATGTAAAGAGAAGTCCTTATAACAATTTGAAAATCAATTGTATAACCGGTGCTAATACTTACGAAATAACAATTATTCTGAGAGGGGTGTTTTAATGTTTACCGACCACAGAAAAGAATCTTATAATGAATTTTCAGCATTGCCGGAATTATCTTACAATACAGTGGCTTATTTAATAGAACATGATGACATATCGTGGAGACTATTGAAATATACCGACCCTGATAGTTTAGATATTAATAAACACCCTAATTTAACATTACAAGAAAAAGCCGATTTAATTTATACTGGCAGAGATAATATTACTGATTGTCGTGTATTTCTTGATGTTGGTATGGATGATGCATGGACACAAGAGACATCTATATTGAGAGTAAGCCCAATTATAGCAACGCCAGATACTCACGTATATGGTAAAATTGCTATGGCATTTGAGGTTTATACTCATTATAAAGTAAATCATCTGTCTAATCATACAACTAGAACGGTATCTATAATACAACGATTAATTTCGGTTTTTAATGGTGCTGAAATTGATGGCTTAGGTAGGCTATTTTTTGATAAAAGGTCTTCTGCGTTATGTAGAGTTTCATCCATTGGTCGTATTCCTTATAAAGGGATGGGATTAGTAATGTGTAACTTCCTACTTGGATAGGAGGATTCTTGATTTCAGAAAATTTGAGGTCTATTTACAATGAAGAAAGTGATATATGGGGGCATCCCCAACAATATAAAGGAATAAACATTTACCCAATTAAAATTCAAGAAACAAAAATGAAAGATTTATTTTATGAAATTTTTTGTGTTCCAAAAAGATACATTCAAGATGTTGAAATTTTGCGCATGAGTTATTTGAAGTTTATCATCAATATGGGCATTACTGCGAATAAAGAAAAACCAGAAATATTTTTTGATAAATTAATTGCGTTCTTTTCTTATATTACAAAAGTTGATAAAGAGAAAATTACCATTGGATATAGCGGTGTGGATTATCGTAATGTTAAATGGCATATTATGCTTGATGAAATAAAAATAACAGAAACCGACTTTGAAAATATAAGAGAAATTGTATTAGTACAAAATGGATTATCCCTGAGATTTGTTGAAGATTATGACCCAGATTTAGAAAAGAAATTAATGCTCAAAAACAAAACGAGCGGTGCTATGACTTTGAAAGACCAAGTGTTTGTGTTTTGTTCCTTGTTGAATAAAACGCTTTCAGAAATAGAAGAATATACTTTGTTTCAATTTAAACATCAGTTTATGAGAATGACAGCAATTCAGGAATATATTTTATACAAGCCCCTAGAAGCAAGTGGTCAAATAAAATTTACTGATGGTTCAAAAATAAAAAGCTATTTTTCTGTAAGCGAAAATGTGGGTCGCTATGACGATATCCTTATCCACAAGGAAACTTTTATGAAAAAATCGGCATTGATGAATGACCAAATGGTCGAACAAAGTAAGTCAAAATAAAATTCAATAAGGAGTTTATATGAAAAAATTTATTGTTAGCGTAGGAGAAGTTATTCTCCGAAACATTGCTACCAAAGAAATTATCGCTATTGGTACAACCGCAGTTGACACGTCTTTTACTTTGACTGCTACCAAAACCGATGTTCGCGGTGGTGTAGGTAATAGCATTCTGTTCTCGTATGTTTCAGAGCGCTCATTTGATGTAAGTATTACACAGGCATCATTTAATAAGGAAGTTCTGGCTTTGAATGCCGGTTCTTTGATTCAGACTGGTAGTATTGAGTATCTATATACTGAATGTTTGGAGCTTAGTGCTTTAGGTGGGGCTACGTTGTCTAAAGTTCCTACGGGTAATGTTACCATAATATTGCCAACAGATATCAAAACATCTGTTATTCCTAGTGGAAGTGATATTCTAGTTCCTGACGGTGAAAACCTTACTGTTCATGCAACTTATATGACATCAGGTACTGCTGAGTCTGTTCTTATTGGTTCCAACACTCCGCCTTCAATGGTTGAGTTGTTTTATACAACCGAGGTTCGAGATGATACAAATGTCGTAGTTGAGCTTATGCAGATTTATGTTCCTAAGTTCCAGTTATCTGGTAATTACACTATGACTTTCAACGCCAATGGTGTTGCAAATGAAGCGATTGAAGGTAGTGCCATGCTATCTAGTGAAGGTGGTTGCGGTATGAGTGGGGTATATGCTCGTATTGCTTGGCTACCAGTTAGTGGTGTTGCATCAAGTTCATTTAGTTTAATTGCTGCGACTCCATCAGATTGGGATTTCTCAGTTGCACAAGGTCTGCCACAATCTAAGCAAATCGAAGTTCTTGGTATTCCAGGAGATGGTATTCGCGCCAATATTAACATCACCAGTGGGTGTACCTTTGCTAAGGAAGCCGGTGGCGATGCCGATATTACTATTAGTGCTGGCGGATTAGTAACATGTGCTAATACTGCTACGGCAGGCGATAGTGCAATTATTGTTGTTACACATACTGACAGTGGTACAACAGACCGTTGTATTTTTAATGTTGTTGCCTAATGATTTGTGCAAATGGTAAACAGATAAAAACCACAAATGGTAATGTATTATTTGTTTGCCAGTATAATAACATTTATAAGGGCAAACAATGTCCTTTTGTAAAGATATGCGCAAAAATAATGGACTATAAAATGATTGACAAAATTGATTGTCATGATTTTATTCCACAATAAACTTAGAGGGGTGGCTGTGAAGCCACCCCTCTTAAATATTAAAGGAAAAGATGGAAAAAATTAGAATTTCTTTCAGTGATAAAGAATCTGAGATAACAGATACAATTAAAATTGGCAATAAGTCTGTTGAAGTATTGACACACATATCTTTGCCAATTCAAGGTATTTTGATTCAACAATATTGTGAAGAATTAACCGACATTACTAACCCAATTGAAATGAGGGTTCTTAGAGCAAACATAAAATTATATTTATCTATTATAAATTTTATGACCAACTTGGAAATAGAAGATATTGATGATTATAGTTTCCCATTAGACGACATTGTTGCTAATGGCACTTATGACAAGATATTAGAAAAGATTACCAACTATAGAAGCTTTGAAAAGATATTGAACTCTTCAGTTGAATTAGTTTTTAAAGACTTATATAGTAAGTCAAATCTTGGTTTCAAACTAGAAAGCATTATTGACAAAGTTGAAGAACTGCTAAACAAAATTTCTGGAATAGACCTTGATAAGGATTCTATAGCTAAATTGATGCAAACAGTCTTAAGTACGCAAAAAGAATTTAATGATAAATATCAAATTATAGAGCCATCTAATGATATGATACCCGTGGTTGAAAATTTGATAGGCAGTACGGAAAATATTACAAAAAAGGTATCTGTTCGCAGAAAGAAGTCTGAGTAAAATGTCGAACAAATTACAGCGCAGTGGAAAACCTTGCCCAGAATGCAACAAATACTTATATTGGAGCATTGAGCAGGATTACATTGAAGATGTTGTTTTCGAACATAAAGTTTTACTATGTCCAGCATGTGGATATATAGAACCACATAAACTCAAAAAGCATAAGAAGTTGGTGAAACTAAAAGAAATGGAGTAATATGGCATTTTATTATACTCCGCTTGCTTTACAAAAGGACATGCTTAAAGATTTAGATGGTGTAATTCTTGATATTTCCATTCTAGCAAAAGAAATTGTAGTTGAAAATGTTTGGGCTGAGGTTTATAATCCGTTCAAGCCTGAAATGTATGAACGACAAGGGGAAAACGGCGGGTTTGTTGCTAGTTGGGACATTGTGTTTGAAATTCCCAGAGGGAATAAAAATGCTGTCGCCTATAGGATTTTTAGCAATCCAGAACTTATGGAATATAATCCAAACCAAGAAAGCTCCAGTGGAGAATATACTTTTGCTATGCATGGTAGCCCAGACGGTGAGCAGGATAGACGTAGCATCATGGATGTTGCAATTGCTGAAGGTAAATATTGGGATTATTCTTCAAAAAACGCACAGGCTGCGTTTGATGCTTTTGGAGAAGATATAGAATGGTGGAAAAATCCAAGAGATTATTTCACACCATCTTTAAAAGATTTGTCAGAACAAATTGATGATATGACATATAACGCATATAACAAAATAGGTGTTCCGATATTTCCATTCGGAATGTTTGATTAGGAGAAAAATGATTGATTTACCTACAAATTTAGTTGACTTTTTAACGTGGATTGTATACGGTGGCGGTGGTGCCATCGCTGTTTCTTTCATATTGGAAAAAATGGCATGGTATACCGGACAAAATAGTGAAGCTAAGAAAAATATTTATTTTGGTATTGTTTCTGCTTTTACTATCATTATGTATGTAATTATGAATTACGTCCCAGAAGCAACTTTGGCACTTCTTACGCCATATTTTAGCATTATTGCAATTGCATTTATTAATGTTTATATTGGTACGGGTTTCCATCGTGCTGGCAAGGGTACTGCTGACGTTGTTGATTCTAAGTCGACAGACGAAAAGAGTTTAAGCGTCGAAGTATCTGAAGATACATCTGGAATAAAAGGATAACTTATAGTATTGAAGAACACTAGCAAGCGCTAGTGTTCTTTTTTTTAGATTAGCAAAAAGCTCCTTTTGGGGCGACTTATAAAGATATAATAAAGGAGTTTTATGGGAATTTATTCGATTTCGCCCACAGCATTTCCCACCTATATTGCTGAAAGCACTGATATAGTAGGTGGGAAGATTAAAGGTGCTGGAATTATAGGCGGCACAGTCTATTTAACAGATACACTTACTTGGAAAATAGTTTCAGGTAATTTACAACTTGTTGATTTCAAACTTCCGGCAAACTATACCGCCCTGCCTTCGGCTGCCAGTCAAGAAGTTTCAACAGATGAAGATGTACAAAAAGCAATTACCCTTAGCGGTATTAAGGCGGATGCCATAGGACTAGAATATATAATTACACAACAACCAGAGCATGGTACTTTGACAGGAGTACTCCCAGCAGTTACCTATGTACCAGACGAGAATTTTAATGGAACGGACGAGTTCACATTTATTGTTAACGATGGAATGAGTAACTCTGTGCCCGCCACTATTAGTATTACAATTAATCCTATTAATGACATACCAGTTGCACAAAGCCAAGATATAACTACAGATGAAGATACTCCGGTCAACATTACCCTTGTCGCAACCGATAACGATAATGATGACCTTACATATTCTATTGTCGATGCCCCCTTGCATGGCGGTTTGACTGGTGATATTCCTAACCTAGTATATACACCAGATGCTAATTATTTTGGTATAGATAGCTTCACGTTCAAGGCAAATGATGGAATTGCAGATTCTAATGTTTCAACAGTTGGTATAACAATAGAATCTATAAATGATTTGCCATTTGCGAATAACCAAATTATTGATGTCGTTCCCAATGGCTATGCGGAATTTATACTTGACTACGGCGATGAAGATATGGGCGTTTTAGTATATGCCATGACTGTTGACCCACTGCATGGCGAACTAACTGGAACCCAACCAAATCTTACATATACTCCAGATGTAGATTATCATGGAACAGATAGTTTCGAATATACCGTAACAGATTCTGAAGATGCTGTAGCCGGTGCTATTGTTAGCATTAATGTTAATACACAACCAACAGCGACCGGTCAGCCCAGTGTTAACGCAACACAGGGTGTAGCTGAAGAAATAACTTTAGTTGGACTCGACACTGAAAATGACCCACTAACATATATAATCGTTACTCAACCGACACACGGTGAACTTACTGGTACTGCGCCAAACGTAATTTATACTTCAGAAGCGGAGTACATCGGTGATGATATGTTTACTTTTAAAGTTAATGATGGATTTGTAGATTCTGAAATTGCAACGGTAAATATTCTCGTTAGTGTTTAGAAATAATATAAAATAGCAAAAAAGAAGGTATTATAAGTCAATACCTTCTTTTTTCTATAATAACATATAAGGAGAAATAATAAATGACTGGGCGCGTACTTGGTATTGATGTCTCATCACATCAGGGATTTTTTGATTACTCCAAAGCAAAGTCAAAAGGTGTTCGATGGGTTATTTTTAAAGGCACCGATGTTGGTTCTGTAACGGGAGTTGGTTTTGTAGATGCACAAGCCAAAAATAATTATGACAATGCAAAAATGCAAGGACTATTAACTGGTAGTTATTGCTGGATGGATGCAACTAGAGATGGAAAATATCAAGCGGATTATTATTTAAATAACATATATAATAGATATCTACTTGACTTTCCGCCAATTTTAGACTTTGAAGAGCTAGAGGGATTAAAAAATCCACAAAAGCATGTTGACGATACGAGACAATGGTTAGATGTTGTAGAAAAAGCAACCGGCAGAATTCCAATGATTTATACTGCAAAGTGGTATACCGATAGATATGACCAAAGATTATTAGCTTGGATGAGTAGATATCCACTTTGGGTCGCTATGTATTCTCATGTATCCGAGCCACTATTACCAAATCCTTGGTCTAATTATAAAATTTGGCAATATGCTTCAAATGCATCTTATCCAAGTTACAGTGATTCTGGGGACAATAGTATAAGTTGGGGAAGTCAGTATAGTGGGTTAGATATGAATTGGTTCAATGGTAGTTACGATGATTTGCTTGTGTTTTGCAATAAGGTTTCATCTCCAGAACCAGAGCCAGAACCAATAGAAGCTTTGTATAAAGCTGAAGTTACCGCAACTGATGGGCTATTTGTTCGCAACGCCCCTAATCCAATAGCTACAAAAATAACAGCACTTCCTTATAAAAGAGTTGTTGATATATACGAAGAAAATGATGTTTGGAGAAAAATTTCCCCTATAAGCAGTGAGTGGTGCAATGGTACTTGGCTCAGTAAAATACCTGACATTATAGTACCAGAACCAAATTCGCTTGGTAAATTTAAAGTTACTTCTAATGAATATATCAATATTCGAGGAGGTGCCGGTACAGAATATTCTATTGTTGGTACTCTTCCAGAGGGCAGTATAGTTGATGCTTATGTAATTACATCAAAATGGTTAAAAATTTCTGCTAGTGAGAACAAGTGGATTTATAAACAACTAACTGTTCCTTATTCCGATGGCGTACCAGAAGAAATAGGCGAACTAGATTACTTATATTTTCCTTTTAATGAACAGTTAGGATTTCCTATTACTCAACTTTTTGGTAAAAATCCATCGTGGTATCCATCAAGTGGTGGGCATAATGGTATTGATTATGGAATAGCACCCTATAATGAAATTTTCGCAGTTAGAAGCGGAACAGTTATTAGGGCTGACTACAATTCCGACGGGTATGGAAGAAGCGTATTTCTCCAACACTTTGATGACAATCAACATAAGGCGGGGGTGAGTATTTATGGACATCTCAAAGAATTTAGAGTAAAAGTAGGTGACGTGGTGAAGTCCCGACAAATTGTGGGGCTTAGCAACGGAGAATTGAGCGACCCATATCGCGGTTTTTCGACAGGGGCACATTTGCACATAGAACTAAGAGCGGATTCTCCACAGCCCCCAATTGCCGGTAGTAAAAAATATAATGCTATAGACCCTCTTCCATTGTTTAGAAGTTGGGATTGGGAAAAAGATAAGCCATTAATTAAATTATGGGATGGAAAAGTCAGTGCGCATGGATTGAGAGTTCGTGTTGGTGCTGGAATTAACTTTAGAGAAATTGATTACTATTATTATGGTGCAGACATAACTGTTTATCAAGAGCGCGGTGATTGGCTTAGAGTTAGTCCCGTCACGAATAGATGGATTAATAAAAACTTCGTCACTAAAATATAAATATTGAACTGTTTTAAATTGTATTGAAAGAACGGAATAGGGTAGCTCCCGAAAAGACATACTTCCTGAAATGTCCTTTCCGTTCTTCATTAATTCGGGAGTTGCCACAGGAGGCAAAAATGATTGCAAAAATTTGTGGAGTTTATAAGATTTTGAATACTATAACTGGAGATTATTATCTTGGAAGCTCATGTGATATACGTGGGCGATGGAATAGTCATCGCTATGAATTACGTAAAAACCTACGTGGAAACACACATTTTCAAAATGCTTGGAATAAGTACGGTGAACAAGCATTTGAGTTTAGCATATTACTGTTATGTGATGTTGCTCACAAATTGTACCTTGAAGATGGGCTTATAAAGTTGTTACGTCCCGCATATAACAGTTCAGAAGACGCACTCGCTCCAATGCAGGGAAGACATCATACCGCCGAATCTCTTGCAAAGATGTCTGGTAAGAACCATCACAATTTTGGTAAGCACCATACCGAAGAATCAAAACAAAAAATCGGAAAAGCCAATATGGGGAAGCATCACACCGAAGAATCCAAACAAAAAATCAGAGAAGTAAATATAGGGAAATATCACACCGAAGAATCCAAACAAAAAATTAGTGAATCTGGTAAAGGTAATACAAATGCTCTTGGGCACATTGTATCAGAAAAAGTTCGTGCAAGACTGTCTGAGGCAAGCAAAGGCAATACTAACGCTCTTGGACATAAGTATACAGAAGAAGTCCTCGCAAAAATGCGTGGGCGTATTGCGTCTGATAAAACACGCGAAAAAATGAGTATAGCGGCTAAAAAGCGTTGGGCGCTCAAACGAGAGGCTCAAAATGACTAATCAACAATATAAGTCGGGGGATACCATTAAGCTAGTAATAGATGAAAACACATTAAATGATTATAATAATTTTTACTTTTCTAGGTATCCAAAAAGAAAGGTACCACCTATTGATAGACCAACACATCCTTCTATAAATGCTTGGTTTGTGATGCGCAGACCAGAAATGAATGCGCTAAAAGGTAAGTGGAAAGAATTTATCGTATGGTTTGTAGAGAACGAAGGATTATCTGGATTAAAAATTCAGGGTTGTAAAATGGAATGTACTTCATATCTCAAAACCAAAATCCGTGCAGACGTTGATAATATGTCACCAAAGTTTTTAATTGATGGTTTGGTAGAAGCAGGATTCATTGTAGACGATGATTATAAGCACATACATAGCTTAACATTAAAAATAGATTACGACAAAGACCGTCCAAGAACTGAAATACTTGTACGTATTGATTGAACGGAGGAAGTATGACTAAGGGAGTTTATAACAGTGTTTACAACCAAGAAGATTGGGATGCTGTCTTACTAGAGAATAAAATTGTATTAGATGATTTTATACTTGAACTTAGACAGCGAAGACGTGCTGTTGGAACTATAAAACAATATTATAACGATATGCGCATATTTCTTATATATGTATATAGAAATTGTAATAATAAGAGCATATTGCAATTATCTAGAAGAGAATTAAAAACTTACTCTATTTGGCTAACCGAAGAATGTGGGGTTTCTGTAGCTAGGCATAATAGGTTATGGTCTTCTATGCAATCATTATATAATTATTGTGAAGAAGACGAAGAATTGCATTATTCCAACGATATAGCTAGAAAAATAAAAGGGCTACAAAGAGAGCCAGTAAGAGAAATATTTTTCTTGTCTGATGTGCAAGTATTGCGGCTTGAAGAAGAACTTATCAGACGTGAAGAATATCAATTAGCAACATTGCTTATGCTTGCATATGATTCTGCCGCTCGTAAAAATGAAATTGCACAGGTGTTAAAACATGGTTTTTATGATGATGCTATAAGTTATACCAATAAGGTCATTGGAAAACGAAGAAAAGTTTTCAATTTGATTTATTTTGAAGAAACAAAGAAATGTGCTAGGCTTTGGCTTGAACAAAGAGGACACGATGAGTTTGATAGCTTATGGGTTTATCATGCTTATGGAAAGAAACAACAAGCCAATGCCAATAAGATATATAGAATGTTTATGGAAATCAGGAATGTTTTTACTGAAGTAGAGGGAAAAGAAACAAAATTTAATGTTCACTCTATGCGTCATTCTGCATTGCAGAATATGGCTGACGGTACGCATTACATTTGTGTTAGAAAAAATCTTGGTAAATTAGATTTGACGATTTTGAAAAGTATAGCTAACCACGAAAAGGTTGATACTACAGAAGGATATTTAAAAGACGATAAACTTTCAGTTATGAATGAGGTTTTTGGCGTCAACATTGAAAATAACTAATTTATACGGGTAGTGTAACTGAAAGGAGGATTTGTGGATGGCTGATAATAATAATAATAAATATACCATTTTAATTAGTGGAAAACTTGATACTACATCACTTGTAAATATACAAAAAGAACTTGATAAGATGAAAGATGTTTCAGTAAAAATTACTGCAAACATTACTCAATTCACAGTTAGCGAACAATCTATTAATTCACTTAAGTCGTATGTTGAAAATAAATTAGGTGCTATTAATGTAAATTTAGTGGGAACTGGCGGTGGAAGCACCACAAGAACCGCTCCTAGTATAACACCGTCTGGTAGTAATAGTGCCCCTGTTACCGAAGAACAAATTCGTAGTAATTCTGTGTTATTAGCACAATATGAAAAAATTGTTCAAAGAGTAAACGAAGCAACAAGAGGGGCACAAGCTAGAATTACTGTTGAAGCCAATGGTGAAAACATAATTACAAGAGTGGTTGCTCAATATACAGACTTAGAGAATAAAGCTCGTTCCATAAACTATTTAGTTAATAGCGAGGGAGAATTAGTACAACAAAAAGCTAGATACACTGAAGATAATATAAAGAAGCAAAAAGAACAACTTGCTATCTTAGAGAAATCACAAAAAGTTGTTGCCGAAATGAATGCTGTATTAAAAGTTTCTAATCCGGCATCTGAAGCAACTCAACGTGCTCAAAAAATTGCAGATGATTTACAAAGGTCTATAGATTCGGCAAAGTCGTCTCTTTCTACTCCGGATTCCCAGTTACTTACTAAAGAAAGTAGCGCATACTTAGAAATAATGACGACAAGGGCTAAGTCTACAACTAAGACACAAAAAGAGCTTAATACCGAATTAGAGCGACAAAAAAAACTACTTGATTCTACTAAGAGTCAAGCATCAAATCTTGAGAAACTTGCTGAAACACGTTCTCAATCAGTTCCAGCAGTACGAGAGGCAGTAATACAAAGTAAGGCTCTTTTGCAAGCCGAGGAAGCACTTTCAAATCAAGTAAAGGGTCAGGGTATACCCATGACCAAAGAACAGGAAGCTTCGCTCAATAAGCTTTCTGAATCTACTCAATTAGCAGGAACAGAATTCAAGGGATTGGGCAAAGACACCCAAACTTTTGTATCCCAAATTGGTGTAGCTATCAGTAGAACCATTTCATGGTCTCTTGCCATGGGTCTTGTTTATGGTTCATTAAATCAACTTAAACAAGGTATATCATTTATCAATGAATTAGATGAACATCTTACCAACGTAAGAATTGTTAGTGGTGCTACCGCAGAAGAAACCGCAAATTTGGCTCATGAATATAACTCATTAGCAAAAGAACTTGGAACAACAACGCAGGAAGTTGCTCGTGGAAGTCTTGAGTTTATCAGACAAGGTAAATCACAAGCAGAAACAGCAGAACTAATTCGAGTATCTACTATGCAAGCAAAGCTTGCTAACATGGATGCCGCACAATCAACTGAATACTTAACATCTATTATGAATGGCTTTAATTTAGAGTCTGGCGATATGATAGGCGTTCTTGATAAGTTAGTTCAACTTGATAATAATTATGCTACTAGCGTTGCCGAAATTGCAAAAGCGCTTCAGCGCTCATCGGTTTCCGCTCGGCTTGCTGGAATTAGCCTAGAAGAATTAGCCAGTATGGTTACAGTTGTTAGTTCTGTCTCTCGTCAAAGTGCCGAATCAATCGGTGAATCTTTTAAAACTATTTTTGCACGTATGCAAGCAGTAAAAATTGGTGCTGATACTGATGAAGAAGGCGAGAATATTTCTAATGTTGAACAGGTTCTTACTAAATATAATATTACACTTAGAGACTCTGTTGGTGAATTTAAAGATTTAAGTGATGTATTAGATGATGTTGCTGGTCGATGGAAAGAATTTGGCAGTGTTGCTAAATCTGAAATTGCATCAACAATTGCTGGTGTAAGACAACGTGAACGTTTGCTTATTTTATTAGAAAATTATGATAAAGTAAAACAAGCAGAAATTATGACCACCAATGCGGCTGGATTGGCGCAGGACAGGTATGGAATTTATCTTGAATCTGTCGAAGCCAAGCAACAAAAATTTAAGGCTACTTGGGAAGAACTTTGGTTAAATACTTTAAATAGTGGTGTTACAAAAACTATTTTAGATATTGGAACCGGATTATTACAACTAGGTGCAAATTTAGGTGGACTTATTCCTGTTTTAACTACTATTATTGGTTTGGTTATAGCTTTAAATGCGACTAGTATTGCAAGTGGAATTACTGCGCTTGGAACAAGAATTGCCGAATTAGCTGCTAAATTAACATTGGCAGGAACAGCGGCTGGGGGATTGGCGGGCGCGCTTGCACCTATTGGTATCATACTTGCCGTAGCTGGAACCGCATATGGAATATATAATGCAGTAACTGAAGCCCATAGAAAAAAGGTTGAGGAAGCAACAACCGCTGTAGACGCATATATAACTCGCGTTGAAAATATTCCTTCTAAATTAGCCGATGCCGGTAATGCAGTTGATGAAATTACTAAGCTTTTTGCTAAGTTTAAAGAGGGTTCTTTAACTACCGATGATGAGGGCGCTTTATATGACCAATACGCTATTTTGCACCAACTCATACCAGAGTATGAGGGCTGGCATTATGGGAAAATGGGTTGGTATTTAGAAGAAGCTATTGCCATAGAGACGGTAAATGACTTACTCAGAGAACAGGGCAAACTTACAGGCGAAGAAGAAGCAAGTTTCAAGATAACCATATCCGAAAAAATAAAAGAATATGAGAAACTTACACAAGCAATCAAAGTAGCGCAAGCCGCAGAGCAACTTCCCTCATTAATCAAAGGTATTGTTGAGAGTGGTGCTAAACAAGGGCAAACAGCTAATCAGGCTTTGCTTGGATGGTTGTACAATATTTCTGGTACGGCTGATGAAGTCTTAACTGAAACACAAAAAACATTAAGAGATGCTCTTTTCAATTACGAAGACTGGCTTACTGATGGTGAAGATGTTCTTAGCATATTGCTCCAAGATTTTGCAATAAGCGAAGGTGATGCTGAAAAGGCTATCGAAGATAGTGAAAAGGTCGCTAAGGAATTTGCTTCAGAGTTATTTTCAACATGGGTTAGTGCTGGTGCTGAATTTCGCCAAGAATTAATCAATGAATTTGGAAAAGATAATCCTCTTATCAAGGCTTTAAACGCCATGTTAGAGGGAGAAACAAACGCTCCAAAAGCAAATGCACTAGCAGACCAATTTAAGAGTTTTGAATCTTTGGTAGCGAGTTTAGCTAGCTCATTGCAGGGCGAAGCAAAAGAAGCATTTGAGTCGTTTGGTCAGCGTATCGTTGATTTAAACAAAAACTTTGAAGATGGAAAAATATCTGTTGGAGCGTATTTTGATACATTGTCAGAAATTACGGCAAACCGTGATATTATCAATATGTTTGATGATAGCACCGATTCCGCCCAAAGGTTTTTTACCACATTATTCACAAACGGATTAGTTGCATTAGACAGTCTTAATTCTGAGTTCGAAAGTGGTGACATAGCCATCACCGACTATATAGATGGTCTCGTTGGTGCTACTGAGATGATTGAAAATCAGTATAACGCCATAATCGAAAATAAAGACGCTCTTGGATTGAGTGATGAACAAGTTCGAGCTTTGACGGAATCTCACGCTAGTTATAGCGTAGCTCTTCAACAATCAACTCAAGACCTTGTAAACATGTCTGATACAGCAGACTTACTGCGACAGGGATATGATTCAGTCATGTCCGGCGATATGTTTAGTCAGTTCCAAACCGGTGCTGAAAGTGCTCTTGCATATTATAAATCTCTTTCTGAAGCCGCATGGAACTATTCTCAACAAAGTGGTTTAGCATTTACAGATAGTGCAGGAAAAGCATTGACTAGTGCGGAAGCCATATATGGTTATTTAACTGGCGGGGTTGGCAATTTTAGTAACTTCGCCACACAAATGACCGCTAGAGTTAATGAAAGCGTGGCTAACCAAAACAAAGCAATTCAATCTGCTATGACAAGTTTAGCTAGTGTCATATCGTCATTCAAAATGTCATTTACTGCAAAAGTAGATGGTTTCTCAACTATAAACTGGCCGCTACCAAAATTTTTTGGACAAATATTTAAGGTAGATAGTTTCCCAATACAAGTACCAAATATTTCAATGTCTGGTGGGGCAACCATTGGCACAGAGGAACTGTCTAATTTGGGAAATAATCTTTCAACAATATTCAATCCACAATCAATGACACCACCTAATTTTGGTAACGATATATGGTCTGGTGGGGGTGGATATAAACCACCTACGCAACCTGATGGGGGTGGCGGTGGAGGCGGTGGAAAAACACCAGAACAGGAAGCTGCAGAAGCGGAAGCTAAAGCAAGGTCAGAAGCAGAAAAATCATATCAAGATTTATTAAAAATGACCGTTGCTATGTTGAAAGATAGAGCTAAACGTGCTAAAGATGCACTCAAAGAGGAATTAGACGCGTATAAGAAGCTTATCAAAGCAAAAAAAGAAGAACTAGACATACAAAAGAAACAGCGTTCTGACACGAAGGAAATTAGCAAGCGAACAAATACAATTGTAAACCTCGAAGCAGAACTTGCTCAAATACAATTTGACACTTCGCAAGAAGGCATTGCAAGAAGGTTAGCGTTAGAGGAACAACTTGCCGATGCTAAAACTGAATTGGAAGACGAACAATTTGACCAACGAATTCAAGCACAAGAAGATGCATTAGACATAGAATTAGAACTATTTACTGAAAATATTAATTCAAAGTTAGATGCATTAGATAAGTACTTGGAAGAAGAAGGGCTAATTGTTCAAGAAGCCCAAGCATTAATTCACGATAGAACAAAAGAATTTTACGACGAATTGATGGAATGGAATATGACTTATGGAAGTGGAATTTCTACAGACGTAGTTGACGCTTGGAAGGGCGCAATTGCTTGGATTGAAACTTTTGGAATGCAAGGCGCTACTGCTGTTCAAAATTTTGCTAGTTCGGCTGGAAGTGCTATTTCCGGGATGGCTAGTAATGCTGGAAATGCTATAGATAGTCTTACAACAAAGACTGCCCATGCTATATCACAAGCCATGACACTTGCACAAGCCTTAGCTCATGTTGCAGACTTAAATGCTCTTGGGGCAGATATTGTTCTAACTATGGGTGGCGGTGGACGTAATATTCCAGCACTAATGTATCACTCTGGTGGTATTGTTGGTGAACTGCCGCAGATACCTGAGCAAGAGGTATTTGCAAAATTACTAAAAGGTGAAGTTGTTACAACAAAAGAGCAAGCACATAACTTCATAAAGAACACCTTACCAAGTCTAGTCGACAATGGTAGAAAACAAACCGGAGATATTAAAGTTGATATAACCATACCTGTTTCTGGAAATTTAGACCACTCAGTTTTGCCGGACTTAGAGAGAGCTGTCTCTAAGGCTATTATGTCTATTAGGGACAACGCTGGATTGCGGTCTTCTAGTAACTTTAATACAATTTAATCTAATTAAGGGTGAGCCAGTTAATATAATGGCTCACCCAACAATTGAAAGGAGGGCTATGGCTTTCTACGGTTCTACTTTTATTTATGATGGTGTCCCATCAGAGGAATATGGTTTGCAAATTATTAATTTTGAAACAGGCTTACAAGAAGGTATGTCTGCTGGTGCATCAACAATTATAGAGGAGTATCAAATCCATAGAACTAAACCATACTTTTATAAAAGAGTTCATCATACCTCGCTAGAATTTGAATTTACAGTTGGAGATTGCAACAAACGAACCGCTATTGACTTTGATTCTATCAATAGGTGGATGTTGGGTAGAAGCTCATATAAAAAATTACAAATTGTTCAAGGAGATATGGTTGACACTTATTTCAACGTAATTTTTATAAATGCTACTCCTATATATGTTGGGAATTTCTTGTATGCCATAAGATACACTGCTCATTGTGATTCTGGATTTGGATGGAGCTTGCCAAAATATGCTACGCATGTTGGTCATTTGTCCAACACTGTTAATGTAAACCTACCGGCAATTTATAATGATAGTGCTGAAGACGGGTATGTATACCCGGTAGTACGATTTAAATCAAAAAGTTCAACGGGCTTAGTGATAAAAAATTTAGCAGAGCCAAGTCGTTTGCTTTCCTTTACTGGAGGACTATTGGTTGATGAGGTTGTTACAATAGACAATATTAACAAAATAATTACGTCAAACCAAAACCGAAAGTTAATGCAATATTTTAGTAGCAATTGGTTAAGACTATTGCCGGGTGAGAACATCATAAATCTTTATGGTAGATTTCAAGACTTTATAATGGTATATCAGTTCTCACGAAAAATAGGAGCATAGTAATAAGATGATACAAAAATTCGATTCTTTTTCACAATATGAGGTGCCAGATTATATATTATGCAATCCAGACGGGACTAAACTTTTCAATATAGGTGGCATTTACGATAGACAAGTAAGTTTAAGATATAATGCGGTTTCTACTATTAAATTTTCTGCTCCAAAAACTATTAATGGTACTGCTATGCCATATTATTCATATCTTGTTGGCAAGCGCAGAATACAGATTCCAGATATTGGCATGTTTATTATTACTAAGGTAATAGAAAAATCTGATGGAGCAAAGATTTACAAAGACGTTGAAGCTAAATCATTAGAATTTGAACTATCATTTCGTAAAATATTAAACATAAAAGGCACTTGGAAATTTTATGATGCGTCCAATCAAGCAAACAGTTTGATGCATAAGTTGCTTATTTATATGCCGGGATGGTCTCTTGGAACACTTGATTCATCATTATATAACCTATATAGAACTTTTGACGAAAAAGATACGACTGTCTATACTTTCTTAATGAAAGAAATGGAACAAGCATATCAATGTGTTTTTACATTTGATACATTCAACAAAAAAATCAACGCACAAGCATTGACAAATGCCATAACAAAAACTGATATTTATTTATCTTATGAAAATTTGCTAGAAAATGTTAGTATTGATGAAAATTCCGATAATATTATAACTGCATTAAGTGTATATGGTAAAGATGATTTAACCATCAATCAGGTAAATCCAACCGGGGATGACATTATTTATAATTTTGATTACTATAAAAATCTTGAGTGGATGTCTAGCGACCTAATTACGGCTATTGATGCTTGGAAAACAAAAATAGCAGGTTATCAATCATCATATGCCACTAAATTAACACAACTAATGACATATCAGCGAGAAATATATGATTTGCGTACCAATACAACGACAGGGCTTGAATATCTACAAACGCAGTTGCTTATAAAACAAAATACTTTGAAGTTAGCTATAGATTCTGGTAAAACTAACACGTCGGTTGAACAAAATGCGGTTATTGCTGCGCAACTTGCCGTAGACAATAAACAAGCCGAGATAGAGGCTAAACAACTGCAAATAGGCACTAAGCAAAATGAACTTGTTGTAATCAATAACACTTGCAAAATAGAGGCGAATTTTACAATAGCGCAATTGGCTCAATTAAATAATTTTATTTTTGCTGGTGCGTATGATAATCGCAACTTCTTGCAAACAGACATGATGACGTTACAGCAAGTACAACAAATGGCCTTAGATTTATATGCACAAGGGGTGATTATTTCTAATAAGGTATCACAACCATCATATGAATTTTCTCTTGATTTGCATAATTTTATATTTATAAAATATTTCCAACCTTTTATTGACCAGTTAGCACTTGGAAGCTCTTTATATGTGCAACTTGAAGATGGAAATAACGATACGTTGTTTGTTCCCATAATTTTGGGATTTGACTATAATTATGATGTACCAACTGACTTCAAATTCTTATTGAGTAATAGGCTGAGATTAGCTAATTCGGAAATTGAATTAGGAGATATCAATTCAGATGCCGATAGAACAATTTCGCAGGTAAAATATAGCGCTGGGGACTGGAGCGATTGGGTAGAAAGTGGTCAACAAGCAGTAAATCAGTATATAGACGAAGCGTTAAACGCTTCGTTGACAACGCTAATGGCGACCAAAGACCAGGAAATTTCGTTGACACCAAATGGGCTTATTGGAAGGCAAAAGACAGTAACTGGATATGAACCAAATCAAATTTGGCTCACTAGCAACCAAATAGCTTTTACCAATAATAATTGGCAGAGTGTGAAAATGGCTCTGGGAGAAATAAATTTTGGTGGTCAAAATCTATATGGGGTAGTTGCCGAAGCGCTGGTTGGAAGAATGATTGCTGGTAATAGCCTAGTAATTCAAAACAATGTTAATTCTGAATTGGCAACATTTTTAGTAGATGCCTCTGGTTTAAAAGCAAAAAATATGAACCTAGAATTATCTAATGCTAAAAATGTAATTGATATAAATCCAGAAGTTGGTATTGTAATCAAAAAGACTGGTGGGGCGGAAGTACTTAGTATAGGTTCGGATGGAAACATAAGAATATCTCACACATCTATTTATGATTTGCCACCATATCCCGTAATACCACCGCCAGAAACTTGGGATACCTTAGCAGGAAAGCCATTGTATGTTATAGATGAAGATGCTCCAACGAAAGGATTACACATATCGTCTGACCGCTTAGGATATTATGAAGCTCCAGTTGGTTGGAAAACATATATGGATAATGCTGGTAACTTTTATCTTGGTGCTGAAAACAATGCTAACTATTTATCGTGGACTTCTGCGACTAGCACTTTAAAAATTAAAGGTAGTGGAATATTCACGGGCGATATTTCTCAGTCTACAGGATATGCTTGGGACAGTGTTGCTAGCAAACCAAGATATGTTCAAGCTGGAAATACCGAAACAGGTTTGCATATTGATTATGAAAAGTTAGGATATGTATATAAAAATCCAACGACTGGCATAGCATCGTGGAAAACATATATGGACAATGCTGGCAATTTTTATCTTGGTAGTGCCACCGATACAAGTTATCTAAAATGGGAGAATGGTGTTTTGACCATTAAAGGAAGTGGTGTATTCAGCGGGTCATTATCTGCTGCGACTGGAACATTTACCGGGGATATTACTAGTACAACCGGAACAATAAGTGCTACAAGACTTTTGGGTGCGGTTGATTGGAGCCAAATTACTAATGCGCCTGTTCCCGTTGATAGAATCAATACTGGTACTGGGTATAGTTTAGGTGGATTTACCGCAGGAAGTTTAAGTGGGTATCGTGTTTCCGGTGGAAGATTTGTATTCCCCGGGGGGAGTATTGGGGAGGCAGGTAGCGGACTTGGTATCGGATTGTGGTTTTCAGGAGAAGGAAATGTTACATCTGCTACCACTTTATCATTAGGCTCTGTCGGAACAACATTCTTGACTGCAAACTATCTTAGAATAAATACAGGAACCGGAACACTGATAACAGGAGGTCTTTGGAAAGATGGTACTGACGCCTCAAATCAAATATGGAGCATAGCACAAAACGATACAAGATATGCCCCTACCAGTCATAGTCACGGAAGCACATATGCTAGTTATTATCATTATCATAGTAGTGTAACTGCGAATAGAAGTTTTAGAAGTTATGCTGGTGGTCAAATAAATATGTCGGTTGTAGATGGTATTATTACCGCGCTTAGTTAATTTAAAAGGATTGAATTAAAATGAAATTTTATAAAATCAATGAAACATGTTTGCAACAATTGAGTAACATTGGTAATTATATTTCCGAATTAGAAGTAAAAGGTAAGAGTGTATCTTATTTATACCATGCTGGACTAACACTTGATTCCGTTATGAAACAAATTGCCGAAGACAACAAAGAACAGGATGACGAGCAAAAAAACTTGAATGAGGTAGCCGATGGATGATTGTGAATTTAGTGAATATAATATTTATAACATTCCAGAAATATCTTTTGTAGGTGGGTCACAACAAGAATACATTTTTCATTTCTATGAATCTGATTTGATTACTCCGGTTTCTATTGATTGGGCAACTTCGATAATATTTAGTATAACAAAATTTGGAGAGCCAAACAATGTTTTACTCAGTGTCAATGGGCAAAAAGTAAATGAATCACCATACAATTCTATTCGAATATTGCTATTAGACGAAGATACTTTAGGACTCTATGGTAAGTTTGTTTACCAAATATCTCTCTTTGGTAGTTATGGTACTATTATACCAATACAGGGTTTGCTTAATATTCATAAGCAAATCTCTTCAACATAATGAGGTAACCCATGGATAATTGCGATTTTGTTAGTGTTGGAATGCGTTCTGCACCATCGTTAGCGATTGTGGGAGGGTCAAAACAAGAATATCATTTTCATTTTTATGAATTAGATATGATTACACCAGTATCAATGATTGGTGCTACGTCTACAAATTTTAAGCTCTCTCATTATGGGCATTTAGATAAATTAGTATTAAACATCGAAGGACAATTAATTGCTGAAGAGCCTTATAATGTTATCGCCGTAACTATGAATGCGGAAGACACACAAAGTTTATATGGCAAATTTATATATCAACTTGTCCTAGAGGGTTATCAAAGTGGATATTTCATTCCTTTTCAGGGAACAATGACCATTTTTCAAATGTTTTATGGCACTTCAGAGTCTTATGACTTATATTTGCCAGAATAAAGAAAGGATTGATTTTATATGATTACTGTATATGCTTCTAACAAGATTTTGGATAATTTATTTGGAGCAACTGGTATTACGCTACCATCAAATTATTATGTTGGTTTATCAACCACTACCATTTCATCAACTGGAACTGGCGCAACGGAACCAGTTGGTAATAGTTATGCGAGGGTGGCAGTTCTAAATACAAAGGCATATTTTTCAAGTGCTGCCAACGGGGAATTATCAAATTTATCTTCTATAACATTTCCGGTAGCAACTGGAAGTTGGGGTACAATAAGCCATGTTTTCCTATCAGACTTAGCAACCGGAGGAAATATTTGGTATTTTGATGCGCTTCAAACAACAAGAATTGTTCAATCTGGTGCAACTCTTGTATTTCTTGCAAGTGCTTTAAAGTTCAAAATGACAAATGTTTAATGGAGTTATAATATGGATACATCTAAAAAAAATTTTGATGTTATCCTTTCGCTTATAAAAAATTTTGATGTTTTGATTGATGGATTTCCAAAGGTTGACAGCGCTTTTGCTAGAATATCTATACCCTTTACATATGATGTAGACGACACTTTAGTTCGTACAATAGACGAGATGCTTAGAAGTACAGTGCCATTGGGATTTGCTTTTTATATAGATGAAACCATGTCTGGCATTTTAGAGCAATTTTCTGATTTACCTTTTCCTTTAGCGGAAAATTTTCAGATAATAGCAACTTTGACCTCTCAAGAAGCATTGTCCTTATCAATGGGAGTATTACCACCAAGTATCTTTGCTCAATTTTATGAACAACTATTGGCGAATTTTATTAGCAAAATCGGAACTATTAGTATTTGGGCGGAAGCTACTGCTGGATTTTGGAGGGTTTTATCAACTTGGGATTATGATGATAGTACCGTTCCAATACCATTTCCAATCTCTTATTGGAATACAAAATTATTAAGCGATTTGGACTTTAAAGAAAGTGAGGAATACTTATGAGTGCAATTACAACAAGGTTGGAACTAGACGTATATGATGACTTTGATGACCCTACCGTAAAAACTTGGAGAGATACAATAAATAAAAATGCGGTTTCTTCTGCTTTTAGCAAAATTGATGCATATGCCATATCAACAGATTCTCGCATTGATGATTTGGAGTTAGCTAGAACGCTTTTTAGAATATATGGTTCTTTCTCAACGGAAAATAACTATGTAGCTACAAGCTCCGATATAGGCACGTTGGCAAATGGAATACAGATTCAACTTTCCGTGGATATATCTAACACAAATTCTGCCGTATTGAATATAAACTCTGGTGGAAATAAAACATTGCAAAAGTTATCTCCTCTTGGCGTGGCAACTAATTTAACTGTTGGTGATTTAATCGCAAATAAAATTTATACTTTTGAATATCAAAATGGAGTATGGATTATGATGGGCGGTGTTACTTCAAATCAGGTCGTTGTTAGTGACAGCACTGCCGGTAATTTATTGATGGTAAGCAATGATAAAACTATTGATGAGTCTGGAGTTTCATTATATAATGGTAAAATTGCTAGTGAGGGCATTAATATAGGTTCTATGTTAGGCGTTGATGGTAGTCATAATCTTATACTGCCAACAATGAGTTTGACGCCCGGCACATATATCGGTGTAACAATCGACGCATATGGTAGAGTTTCTGGTATAACGACTCCAAATCCTTTAGCTACCGGAAATTTTGTTTTTAGGGCTAGCGATGGAATATTGTCATGGGCAAGTTACGCACCCGATTCTGAAAAATTAGGTGGCAATTTACCATCTTATTATTTACCTGCGACAAGTAAGGCTGTTGATAGCGATTTGTTGGATGGACTCGATAGTTTAGCATTTGCAACGTCTACGCATAATCATGACTCAACCTATCTTGGTGTTGCCGCAAAAGCAGTGGATAGCATTTTATTTGATGGGTTTAATACCGACTATTTTGCAACGTCTACGCATAATCATGACTCAACCTATCTTGGTGTTGCCGCACAAGCAGTGGATAGTGATAAACTGAACGGTCAATCAGCAAGCTATTATTTGGCAGCAACCGGAAAAGCGGCTGATTCTGACAAACTTGACAACTTAGACTCCACCTATTTCATGCCCGTTTCTTATCAGAACGGATGGATACCTGTTACCGGCACGTTCTCTTGGAAAACAGCCTCTACCATCAACGTTTCGAGCGGCGCGGCAGCGGTCTACTCGGTAGGTGACCGGCTAAAATGGATAACCAATACCGGCTCAACGCAGCGATACGGCACGGTTGTCAGCATCGCCGACACCGTGCTGACTGTTGCCGTGAACACCGACCACGTGCTTGCTAATGAGACGTGGACGCAGCCATTCTACAGTCATCAGACATCGCCCGTTGGCTTTCCCCAGTGGTTCAACTACACGCCAACGCTATCAGTATCAGGCGGCACGGCGCCAACGTACACCCGCTGCTTTATCAACCGCTATTGTCAAGTTGGTAAACTTGTCACTGTCACAGGGCAGTGGGGGAACGTCGAAGGTGGAACTGCTGGGGCAGGAGCGGAGCCGATATTAATAACCTTACCAGTTCCGCCCAAGAATAATGATGATGTGCATGCCGGCTCGGCTGGCTATAATAACGGTTCCACTTGGTCAATGGGCGGAATATATTTAGTTGCCAGTGCGTCTAAATTCGTAATTACAGAACTTGATTGGGACTTCCTGACTGGCGCAGAGCAGAACAACGTAGACAGATCTGTCTCTTTCACATTCACATACGAGGCGGCATAACATGGATAAACTAACACTACTTCAAAACGCAGGAATACCGATAACATCACTTGTTGAAACAAGACTTGGCAACTATCACGCCGAGTTTAGCCGCACGCTCACACCTGAAGAATGGGAGATTTACGAGCAGATTGTCTATCCTGCACGACTAAGGCGCAGGCTGGCGAAAGACGAAGCGGCGAAGGCAACCGCGCTCAAAACAATCACGCCAGCAGAGGCGGTGAATTACATCGAAGCCAACGTCACCAACATCGCCAGCGCGAAAACCGTGCTCAAGTTAATGGCGCGGATGCTGATTGCGATGCGTGACGAAATCTGGTCAGACATGCCGGACGAAGCATGACCACTATCCTCGACCTAAGCCAATGGCAGGAGCAAGCATGACCTACCCCTTTGGCATTGACGTAAGCTCATACCAGAAGCGCATGGACTGGCAACGCGCAATCTCTACCGGAGCTACGTTCGCGCGGCTCACTGCTCTGGGCATTCCGGTTGACCGTCGAATGCTAAACAAAATAAAAACACAAAATAAAAAATAAGATAAGTGAGCGAATAGGGTCTCGAGCCCGAAGAGCGTAATCCTAAACGCCTTTCGCTCACTACTTAAATTAGGATGTTACTGTAGGAGGTAATATGAGAGACATTATATCTGGCGTTTATAAAATTACAAATAAAGTAAACGGGCATTCTTATATTGGTAGCTCTGTTGATATACACGAAAGATGGATTACACATAGGTGGTATCTAAATTTACATAAAAGTCATAATGTTGCGTTTCAAAGAGCATGGGAAAAGTATGGAGAAGAATCGTTTAGCTTCTCAATACTTTTAATATGTGATAGAGAAAATACAACACTTTATGAACAGATTTATTTAGATTATTATAAACCAGAGTATAATATTGCCATAGATGCTCTATGCCCAAATAAAGGAATGAAATTATCAGACGAGCACAAAAGGAAAATTGGTGAAACCAATAGTAAACACAAAATGTCTGATGAGCAAAAAGAGTTTTTGAGACAATTCCATGTTGGTATAGCTTTGTCTGAAGAGCATAAGCGAAAAATATCAGAGGGCAATAAAGGGAAACATCCGGTTGGCACTTTTAAAAAAGGCAATGTTCCTTGGAACAAAGGGATTAAAAATCCTTTTTCTGAAGAAACAACAGAAAAATTTCGTAAAGCTGCAACTGGAAGAAAGCATACGGAAGAAGCAAAAACAAAAATAGGTTTGGCTTCTGTTGAACGAGGAAGAAAAAACAAATTAAAAAAATTACAAATTTTTGATGAAAGTCAAAAAGAAATGGAGTTATAATGAGTGTTAATATTATGTCCGACTATCTTGAAGGAAAATTTATTGACTACGTTCTACGAAGTGGAACGTTTGCTTCACCAGCAAGTGTTTATCTTGCTTTATTTACTGCTACCCCCTCTGATGCGGGCGGTGGCACAGAAGTAGCTTCAGCCAACGCCTATGCACGTAAACAACTAACGGGTGCTTTTGACGCAGCTTCTGCTGGCGCAACCTCTAATACTGCTACTATCACATTTCCGACAGCTACTGGCGTTTGGGGATTGATTACTAGTGTTGGTATTTTTGATGCCCCAACAGGTGGCAACCTCTTGTTCTATGGTTCATTCAGTTCATCTTTGCAGGTTGATACAGGGGATACTCTGTCAATTGCCGCGGGAGCACTGGATATTTCGTTAGGTGGGGATATTTCTACATTCCTTGCCAATGAAATGCTTGACCATATTCTCGATGGAGCTACTTTCACCCAACCGACTGCTGCATGGCTAACATTGTATACTACAATGCCAAACGCTGCCGATGTTGGTGGTGTTGAAGTGTCAGGTGGTTCATACGCACGTGTGACTTGCCATGGCGCTGCAAAATGGGATGCCCCTAATGCGACTGGCGGTTTTACTGCTAATACCGCAACTGAAACATTCCCTGTTGCTAGCGCAAATTGGGGAACAGTGGTAGGCATGTCGATAAGGTCAGCCAACGCCGCCGGAGATATGTACTTTTTTAAGACGCTAACTGCCAGTAAAACAGTGTACTCCGGAGATACCTTCAGGTTTTCCAGCGGGGCTATAGATATCACCTTATCTTAGGATATTAAACATAATTTATTGGTAGAATAGAAGTGTCAAAAGCATTTCTATTCTACCTAAAAGAAAGTGAGGTTCTGTGAACATTGCAAAAAACTTTGGAAAAGAGTCCCTCACTATTCCGGGAGTTTACCAAATTGTAAACAATTTAAACGGGCATAAATATATTGGAAGCTCTATTAATATTTGGACAAGATGGGGTCGTCACTTAATTGATTTACGAAAAAACAAACATGATAACGCACACTTGCAAAACGCATGGAATAAATATGGCGAAGACAATTTTGAATTTGGCGTACTATTATTTTGTGATGCTGACAATACGTTCATATATGAGCAATCGTGCCTAGATGGGCTTAAACCCGAATATAATATAGCGACAGACGCTTTTATATCAAGGAAAGGCTTAAAGCATTCCGATGAGACAAAGGAAAAAATGAGTAAAGCCGCATTAGGAAACAAAAACGGCATAGGAAACAAAAATACATTGGGAAGAAAACTTTCTGATGACCATAAAGCAAAAATATCCGAGTCTCTAGTTGGGAATAAATATGCTTTAGGACATACCCCATCTGATGAAGCAAGAACCAAAATGAGTAATGCTTTACTTGGAAATACTCGCACACTAGGATACAAACATTCAGAGGAATCAAAAGAGAAGATGTCTAAATCTAGAATCGGAAATACAAATAGCCTAGGCTGTAAACATTCAGATGAGACAAAAGCTAAAATGAGAGAATCTGCAAAACGCAGGTGTCTAAGAGAAAAAGAGTCTTAGTAATAAACAACTAGAAATGGGGTGGGTAAAACCACCCCGTTTTAAGAGTGGGGCGCAAGCGATTGTGCTCAGTCTTAAAATGAAACTTTTATATGGTAAAGTAGAGGTGAAATATGAGTAATTATTCTATCGGCAAGCTGGCGGATGAGGATTACGTGATGATTGACCCGTGGGATGGGCACGTTGGCAGTTTCAAGAGCAGGTACAAGGACGCGAAGAGGTTCGTGTATCGCATCGTTTCGTACAGGAGGCAAGCATGACATTCGGTTCAGTATTCGGGCGCACGTTCTCGCCTACATTCCAACCGTCAAGTCAGGCGGCGGTTGCTGGCGGCGGCTGGTGGGATTTGAGCGGCACGATAACCAGTTGCGTGGCAGCGTACCAACCGAAGGGGGCGGCGAGTTATGCGGCTTCGCTGGTGGATTTGTCGGGAAATGGCAACAACGCAGCAGAAGGCACATCGCCAAGTTGGGCAAGCGAAACTGGATGGGACTTTTCGGGTGACGCGCAACTGCTTGTGCCGTACACTGGCAATATCGGTGCTGTAATTGTATTTGCAAAAGCGGCTGGTGCGGGCGGAGGGGATTATGGAAACTACTTTAACCTTAACCATGCCTATACTGCACTAATCCAAATCAACTCCAACTATGTAGGCAATAGCATAAACTATGACTGGGACGGAACGCTATTATCTAACTACTTTGGCGGCAACATAAAAGTAGACCACACCGTAGGTATGAATTTGGTCGCAGGGACACGAGTTGATACCTATTTTAACGGCACGGATGTCGGAAACATAGCTAAGACTGCCGCAATAAACTCAGATGGGCTTGTTATTGGCAATCGTTATGCCGCACCAAGCAGATATTTTGGCGGCTACATCTACGCCATTGCCTTTTATAGCACAGGCTTGACTGATACACAAATGGGGAACTTACACACCGCAATAGCGGCACTTTAATCAATCTAATCGGAGGAACTATTATGGCATCAGCATACATCGACATCTCAACATCAGCAAGCCGCATTTCGTCACAGGCACGCTCGGCGATTGACTCGCTTCGACGGGTCAAGGATGACTGGAACAATCTCAAGCTCGTGCTTGACCAAGTGGCACTCGGCTCGGACTTCACCGCGTTATCAGGTTATTTGGGCGTGAACGCGGAACAGGCGGAGGCAATCTACAACCTGTGGGGCTCGGCAAACGCGGAACTTCAATCGGCGGCATTCATCGCGCAACTCTTATCACGTTGCGGCTAATCGGAGGCTTATATGGCAGTATTTACGCACTTAGAAACGGATACAGGAACGAATGTAGACATCAGCGCGGCAACCGCAGTCGGGGCTTACACGTCAACAGGCGATAAGCTCGTCATGTGCGATGTATCAATAGACGCGGTGGCTGGCAACGGCGATTACGTTATGTACGTTACTCGGCAAATCGGCGGCTCTGGCTCGGCTTACCGCATCCTGCCACAAACCACGATGGCGGCGGCTTCGGGCTTGACCGCAATCTCAGGGCAATCCGGCTGGATTACGGTCAGGAATGGGGACGTGCTGACGGTTTACGTTGACGGCTTGGCTGGCGACACTTCAACGCCTGACTGGACTACGCGCTGGTACGAGTTGGCTGGCGTTACTGCGGCTGGCATTGCTGATGCTGTTCTGGATGAAGCCACAAGCGGACACACTTCCGCTGGCTCATTCAGCAAGGCGGTCACGGACATCCTCGCCGACACTGGCACGGACGGGGTAAAATTAACATCCGAAGCAGTAGATTCTATTTTAGATGAACTTGTTGTTGGTACTTACACCATGCGCCAAATTCTTAAAATACTCGCATCAGCATTAGCTGGAAAAGTGTCCGGAGCAGAAACTTCAACTATAACTTTCCGTGGTGTTGACGATACATCAAATGTAATTGTGGCAGCAGTAGATACAAATGGAAACAGGTCAAAAATAACCTTAACAGTATAAACCTGTTAGAAAGGAGTGTCTATGGCGAAAGAAACCTATATTTTATCAGATAGTTATTTTGGACAATACTATTGGGCACTCAACTATTTCCCTGTTACTGGAGTTTACCATGAAGGAAGTGCCTCAATTAGCGGCACTTCCTCATTAAATACATCTGGTGAACTCTATACTGACTTAGTTGGAACGGTTACTCATGCGGTATTCGAAGGGGAAACAGCTATTGTCATCACAAGTGAATTATTAGCTGTTGGAGTAAGCGCCGAAACCATTGAGGCTAGTGCTGCGATTGATACGACTTCTAGTTTAGTCGCTGTTGATACAGTATTACATCAAACTTTGGAAGGAGCAACCGCAATTGTTGTAACTTCTCAGTTATTGACAGAAGATACAATCACACATGCAATTTTGGAAGGCTCAAATGATATTACCACTCAATCCACTATGGATTTGGTGGGAAGTGTCACACATGCTACTCATGAAGGTTTAGCTACAATTAATGTCACATCAGAACTTTTAGCATCGTCTTGGAAAGCGGGAACGCAGGAGGGCGCTTCGATTGTTTCAGGAACTTCTACATTAGAAGTATCTGCGACTGTCTTACATCCCATTCACGAGGGCGCTACTACTATTGATGTTACATCTAATCTGTTGGCTTTCCCCGAAGTAGGTAGTTTACTTGAAGGCGTTGCTGGTGTTGAGCAAAATTCTACGCTAGTAATATCTGCTACGATTGTCCACCCTGTACATGAGGGTTCAGTAACTATTGTTAATGATTCTACAATGCTGATTGAAGCTAGCATTTTTAGCATACGAGAAGGAATTTCTAGTATTATATCTAACTCCACATTAGAGGTTATTGGTAGTGTTGACCATATGGTTATTGATGGTTCAACCAATATTACAATAACATCATTACTAGGTGTCAGTGGATTAAGTGCTAGCGAACTAGAAGGCGAATCAAATACTATTATAATTTCAGAACTAAATGTGATTGGAAGTATATTACATGCTATCCATAATGGATTGTCCGATATTGCTTGTGCATCTAGTTTTGAAGTATCTGGAGATGTTACTCATGTAACACACGAAGGAGAAGTTGTTATTATAAATACGTCCGCTATACAATTAGATGGACACATTCTGGTAGATATCCAATACGCTGAAATTGCTGAATTCTTTGTTATTATGAATATGCAAGTTATTGAAACCGTAAAAATAATAACAAGAATAGAGATGCCAGCATATAAAGAATTATCGGAGGTTACATGAAGTCAACATTTATTCATAAAGGGGACGTTGGTACTATATTTAGGCTAATTGTCACCGATGAAAACGGCGTACCAATTGACCTTGATACCGCTGATGTAAAATATATTTATTTCCAGAATCCATCTGGAACAAAGGTGCAAAAATCAGCTTCATTCTTAACGAATGGAGCTGATGGAATATTACAATACATAACTATTGCCGGGGATATAGATAAACCGGGTGTATGGTCTGTTCAAGGCTATGTGGAAACCAGTTTAGGAAAGTTTTTTACTGAAAAAGTTAGGTTTACAGTTTGTGATACATTATATGTAGCAACACCAATTGTTGAATAGATATAAGCCCGAAAGATATATTTGAGTAGGGCTTTTCATTTTGCTTATGAAAAAGAGTGATATAGACAAAAAAGAAAGGATTTGAAATGATAGAAGGAGCACAAACAGTAAATTCGGCGCTAGATGTTATAGCAATAGTTTTATCCGCAAATATCATCTTTTGGTTTTCATGGGCAATATACTATAACATAAAAAGGATTTTACTTTATAAACAAACTACAGGTAAAGTATTTTTTACCACATATTTTAATTTAATTGTTAGTTTTCTATTTGTAGTTGCATTTAGCTATATCATTGTTGCAACAGCTATAAAAGGACACATAATAGATAATAGTTCTTTCGGAGCGGTAGTTATACGCCCGCTAATTGTACTGGAAGCTGTTGGTACAGCAATAAGTGAAAAAGAAAAATATCGAAGGAAGGGAAGTAAATACCTATGAAAACTATATATGATATAGTTGTCAACTTTTTAGCAGTACTTATTGTTGTATTCTCAGTTATAGGAGTACGGTTCGGAGTAGGATATCTATTACTGACAAAACTTAAAAGGCAGTTTGATTGGATTGTATTAGTCCAAACTTTAATTTGCTTTGTGTGGTCAATAATATTTGGTTATATATTAGAAGAGTCTTTTATTGAAGTTGCCCCAATAGTGCCGTATTCATTTGGAAGTTTATTTATCAGACCTGTTATCTTATTATCTTCATCTGTTATTTCCGTATGGACGCGCATAAGATATAAGTTTGAAAAAAGCGGAAGGAGCGACCAATGGAACTTACTCAAGAACTAATTAATTTAGTAACAGGCGTTTTAATATCGAGTATTATAGCTATAATAGGTGCTGTATTTACATGGATAAGAGCCGCAAAAATGATGCCTAAAGAAGCAAAGGGTATGGATTTAGACAACCTGGGAAAAGAAGCGTCTGTAGCTGACCAGTTTAATGATATTGCCAACAAAGCTGCAGAACAAGCGGTTAATTTGCAGACTAAGCTTTTACGACTTGAAAATGATTATAATATGCTTAAGTTCGCACATGATGAGCTTAATAGTAAAGTAGTGGCTCAAGACCTAACTATTAAAGAACAGGCTATAGTAATCGATAACAATAATATTCGACTCAACGAACAAGAAATAAAAATGTGTGAACAAGATGAAGTTATCAACGAGTTAAAATTTGATTTAGGGGTAGCACAGCAATATAATTCTGAACTTATTGTTCAAATGAAGAATGCTAACTTGATACCATTAGAAGCACCAAAACGCAAATATGCACGTAGAACTACGAAATAAAAAAATACCCCCTCATTCGAGGGGGTATTTTTTACCTTTTTATTATATTCCTGTACTACCAAATCCACCTTCACCACGAGGCGTTTCATCTAATGTTTCAACTTTTAGATATGTATCAAGCATAATTGGAACAGTAACTAATTGGGCAATTCTATTGCCTTTCTTTATCTCAAATGGTTCGTCAGAGTGGTTATATAGTAAAACACCCAACTCGCCTCTGTATGTGGAATCAATGAGTCCTGCCCCCACCTCTATACCATGTGCCACAGAAAGTCCGCTTCTAGACCAGACTAGTCCTGCCATGCCATCTGGAATTTTCAACCGTATTCCGGTCATCACAAGTTGTCTTCCTCTTGCTGGTACTTCGATATTTTCATTTGAGCAAATATCAAGTCCTGCATCAAATTCATGCTTCTTTGTTAATTCAAAGTTTTCTGTCGTATAAGTACCAAGTTCAGAATTCAGTTTGAAATCTCCATATTCAGAATTCATTTTAAAATTTCCTTTTATAATATCCACTAGTAATGAAATCAACATTATTCAATCCAATTTTTTCAAATTGAATAATCACATCTTTGGGTATCTCTAATTTTATACCATTTTCATAGAATTCAATTTTATCAAGTGGAAAAAGGTTCCACTCTTTTCTTTGGTCGAGATTCTTTTGAATATCTTCTATATTAATTTTCATAAAACCTTTCTTTAGTGTTGTCATAAACATTTATTTTATTAATTTTCTGGTGCATATTGACATTCACCAGACAATATATATCTACCATCATCAAGGCGAATTATTGTTCTAAAAGGGTCTTCCATATCTTCTCTAACGATTGTACCCTTAAGAGTCTTTTCTCCATAAAAAAACAAACCCTTGTTCTTTTATTAAGCCAGTTACTTTGTTTTGGAAACTTATTGTAATCTACATTTTCTACGCATCCCATAGAATCTCCCTTTATGCTACCGAGGTGCCGGCAGAGGCAAAGATGAAAGCGTTTGTGGCTGTACCAAAACTTGAAGTTGTAGCATATGAATTTGTGCTATAAGTGATTGTATATCTTGATACATATATCGCTGCTCCATTTCTACTATCCCATCTGTCATCGGTGATAATTCCGTTCCTAACAACTCGACAATGTTCGTGTCCACATTTTGGACATTTGAGAACATGATTTCCGTTCAGTTCAAGGTCAATGACAAATTGGACATAATTATTACACTCGTGACAGTATATTTCTTGACGTTCGTTTCTCATATGTATAGATTCCTTTTATTTGTACCAATAAAAACTATTTTTATCTAAATAATATTCATCCTTATGCTTCTCTGCACATTCTGGGCAATATCCAACATTGTGGTTATCATCTTTCCAAACATCTATCCAACCTTTAGGATAATCTATAAGGTCATCACCATAGCGGTCACCCTCTTCCGTTTCTGATACAATTTTACCACAAACTTCACATAAATATATATGAGTTACGATTATCATTCAATATTCCACTTACGCAGTGATGCTAACAATTTCTCTTCAGTGATATCGTCCTCTATATAATACTCTTTATCTCCAAAGCCAGCGAAATTATATAGAAGTTGCCCCAATCTCAAATCTGGCATTAAATGCCAGAGTTTTGAAATGATATTTAAGATACGGTCTATACGGTCTATTTCACGCACAAGAATCTCCTTATTGTTTCAAATGAAAGTTATATTTTATTTTAATCTAGTTTATTCATTTTTTTCTAACCTTTTCATTTTCTTACCAAATTTTTCTGTATATGCATCTGTATATTGTTTGTAACTATTAAATCCCTTTATGCGAGTATCAGGATTTAAAAAACTATTTACATTTCCGACAGGACACCATAGCTCGTCAAAATTTTCACTTTTATCACCTGTCACAAAATATGTATAATTATATTTTAACCAGTTATCAAATTCTTTTCCAATCGTATCAATACCACAGCAATTTCGGCTATCTGACAAATAATGTAAATCATTATCACCAGCACCTAATTTAATTTTAGTAATTTTTTTAATTTCATTAAAATTATATTCTTTTATTTCTTTTTTAAGTTCCATGTTACGCATAGAACTAGGATAATAATAATCCTCCTTTTTTATGAGTGGCGCAAATAAATTTTTAATTTCCACATTATCATTAGGAATTTTCAAATGTTCTATAGTAATATAGTTGACAATATCTTCAACAGCCACAATAACTTTCTTTGCTTGTTCTAAATCAATTAGTGGTTGCAAACGTAGAGATACCCAAAAACCATTGTCATGTAATTTTTGCATAAATGCAATTCTTTCTGTTACGCTTGGGGTATTTCCCTCGTATTGAGTAAGGAAACTATCATCATATCCCATTAAACTAATTTGAAAAGCATGAATTTTATTATCCATAACTTGCCAATATTTTTCAGGTAAAAAAGCTTGCTTTGTAGATATAATCATTGGATAATTATATTTTTTAGTCAATTCCAACAATTTATAAGACAACTCTTGTTCAAATTCTCTTTCTTGAAAAGGGTCTGACATGCCACCCAAATGCAAGGGAACTTTTCTCTTTATAAGTTCAACTGTTACATCTTTATATTCCTTATCAGATTCAAAAGCTTTTGTAAATAAATTTTCAATTTGTTCAAACTCTGCGCTATCGTAACCTCTTTTAATGCCTCCCCCACGATTGTTAGCAAAACAATAATTACAACCAAAATCACAGCCCCGATATAGGTCTATTCTAAAAGCATTTCCACAAAAACGAAACTGTTGAGTTAGTTGAATTGGATATTTGTATGTCATAATTTCCTTTCTTATAAAGAAGCACCCACTATCCAAAATAAATTTTTTCCAGATAGTAGTTTTTCTTGAACTATATAATTCCAAGCTTTTGCTTCATAGTTTGGGTGCAGCAATATATCATTTAGAAATCCAGTTTCTTTTCTTTCATATTTGAAATTTATATCTGAATATCTGTCTATAAAATTAAAATCAATGTCTAAAACACCTTTGTATTGATTATCATAATTTTCTATTAGTGCTAATGTTTTTTTTATTTTTAAAGTTCTATTTGGTGCGTTTCCTATCAATGTAATATTTCTTATCTTTTTGCCAAACTTTTTTATTCCAACTAATATTCCAATGGACGTGATTCCGCTACCACAAGTAATAAATAAATTGTCTAAATAGTCCGGTATATTTTCTACTTGATTAGCAGTAGAAAAAATAAGGGATTGCATGTTATCGTCTAGGTTGATACCATAATTTACTAAAAACAAATTATCTTTTAATGCTCTTTCTCTTGCGTATTTATATAGCACGGTGTGTCTTCCACTTTTTAAATTAATTATTTGACCACCATATTTTTTAGATAAAGATAAATATTTGTTTTGGTTTATATTATTTTCCGTAGTTCCACCCACACAAACATAAGAAGGAATTTCTTGCTTATTTGCAACATAAGATACAATAGACGATTGGGGTGAATATATTCCACAACCTGTTATAACTCCATTGTATTTATGCTCAATTGACTTGAATAAAAAAATACATTGTCTCAATTTTCCTCCATTGATACCGGATGCATCAGAAGGAGAAAATAAATCATCTCTTTTAACAAATAAAAAATCATCTATTTTATCTACTGGAGTCAATTCGTTTTCATTAGAGATTAAGATAGACATTTTATTTTACCACATTATATTTTTCTAGCCAAATCTGCATTGTTATTGGTGCTATTGGCTCAATCAATTTACAAATTGCATTAGCATATTCTACTATTTCATATTGAGCACCTTTGCCTAGTCTTAACTCTAGAAAATGAAAGAGATTGTGCAAGTCCGTTTTAGCATAGAATGTTGTGTACAAACAAGTTGGTAGAACACCTCTTGCCTGTTCTTTTCTGACCGACTCTTCTATAAGCTTATTGTATGCGTTGAGCGATATGAAAACAGATTGTTCATAGGCGTGTTTTGCATCCTCACTGTCAAATTGTGGTACATAAAAATCCATATCTTTTGATGTGTATCTACGGGAAACCTCGGAGTATGAGTTATGAACAACAAACCCGTTTGCTACAAAGTTGTGATGTTCTCCTTCGACTTCTATATCATATGTATCTTCAATACCAATATACTCAATAGAAACTATCTGTTCTAATTTAGCCAGTAAAGGAGTTCCGTTTTTGCTTCTATTGTTTTCTTTATTATTATGAATCTCTTTGTGGCAATTTTCACATAGCGTTGTTAAATTTTTTATATCATATGCTTTTTCTGGATAATCCACTACTGGCATAATATGATGGGCATGCAACTTTCCTCCAACCTTATTACAACGCTGGCATGTATAATTATTCTTGGCATGCACACTTTTTGCAACACTGTTGGCCCACCCTGCTATGCGTGCTCTATCAGAGGTAACTCCTCCTTTCCAAAAGTTAGATTTTTCTCCCGCCCTAGCTTTTCTTATATTCTCTTTAGCTTCTTCTGAAAAAATAGTATTTAATTTATATCCATAAACACCCTTGTTCCAAACTGGTTTCCCGTTGACCCCTGCTAAATTTTGGAGAGGGTCAAACTGTAAGTTATATCGCTTTAAATATTTTCTTATTGTATAATATCCACATCCAGCTTCATCTGCCATATCCTGTACAGATTTTCCTAAAGTTTTTTGGTTTGATAGCCACTCTTTGTTTTGATATAATTGCTCTCCATTAGTTAGAAAAAAAGCGCTATTATCAGTCATATACGCTAAATTGCTATTAGTCAACCCTAATCCGAGAGCTTTTTCTAGTGTCATCCACCCTTCCCCAGTTAAAAACAGATGGTCTTTTGAACATTTAATATTTTTTCCAGATTGGGTTGATACTTTATATACTTCTTTTTTACCACTATATAGAATATTTTTTATATTAGAAATAGTGAATTTTTTTTCTTTTTCATCATAAACACGTAGCAGCATAGATGAAATAATATTTTTTGAATGCTCAGACTTCTTCCATTTCCTATACAATTCTTTTATTGTAAATCCGTCTTCAAAAAATGGAGATTGCTTTGTATGCATTCCTCGATTCCACCTATCTGGTCTGTTGAATGTTATTTCTGTATCCCCGCTTAAACACCATGTACGATGTCTCATCCATTGTCTTGCGACATATATGGGTGCTTTTACAAGAAATCGAAATTCAACCTGTTCTAGTGGTGAAGTGTGTCCACTAGTAATTAGATTACGAATAAGTTTTGCATCTGCTTCATCAGATTTATATTTACCTAAATGAGAAATTCTAGCAGATTCCGCAATGGTACTATCATTTCCCATACTTTCAAGTAATTCAACAAATCCTTTATCAAGAACATCTATTTTCATATTGAATCTCCTAAAGTTTATCTACTTCCATAATTCGCTTTCCAATCCATTCTGCTACATTCACAGTAACCGCATTGCCAATTTTTTTATATCTTTGCATATCAGATATTTCTATATCATCTATATTACAAACAGTCCAATTGTCTGGAAATCCTTGTAGCCTTTCACATTCTAATGGGGTTAGATAGCGTAATAATGAAGCATCGTATGGATACGTAGAGCATTCTGTAAAATCTTCTACCGGTGGGCAATCACAATCAGCAACATGCATTCCATGAATATTACACCAATAGTTCTCACATAGTTCGCATTTGCTCCAAATGGGTGTTAAAACAGCAGGAAATCTTCCTTTTTCTGGCATTGCCTGTCTTTTATATAGTGTCCTATCTAATGTCTGGCTTATTTGACTTCCATTCCACCAGATGGTGGGGTTATACGAAGATTTAGAGCCATTAGAATTGCTTCTTGGTTCTTGATTTTTGATTTTTTTGTTATTAGTCTCCTCAATATCCCCCGACAGGCTCTTTCGCTCAAAAAGTACTTTGGATGAACTGTTGTTTCCAAGACTTCCGACAATAAAGAGTCTACGGCGCCGTTGTGGGACTCCGAAATATTTGCTATCCAAGATTCTCCACGAAACACCATACCCGAATTCATCAATCGACCCGATAACTTCTTTGAAGTCTTCTCCATTTCCAGATGTGAGCAAACCCGGAACGTTTTCGATAATAACCCATCTGGGAAGTAATTCGCTAATAATTCTTTTATATTCAAACCACAAACCACTACGTCTTCCATTTAATCCTTTACGATTTCCGGCTTTAGATATCTCTTGGCAAGGAAACCCACCGCAGATAAGGTCAATTTTTTCCAAGTTGTCTTTGCCTACTTTTTTTACACTATCATATAATTTAACGCCATTAAAATGTTTTCTTAGTATGTGCTGGCAGGTTATATCGTTCTCAACCTGCCAAACACATTCCATTCCAGAATTTGAAAGCCCTAAATCAAAACCGCCAATTCCAGTAAATAAACTTCCAAATTTCATAACATTATCCACAACGGTTTATATAGTACAAACATCATTATTACAAAACTTTTCATCAATAGCATCTTCTACATTACTTGAAAAATCGGCTACAGTGATTTTACTCATCATATCATTATATTCGTCTTCGGTAATAGCTTCATATGGCATTTGTGGATAAGCACCATATTCCAAAGTTGGAAGAAAGCTAACCCCCTTTAATTGATATTGGAAGTATTCTAAGGCATGTGCAATATCTTTGCCTTCTAGTTCTGGATTGAATGTAACGGTCTGTGATACTTGATTATCAGACCAATATCTTTGCATAAAAGCACCGAGAGATAATTGTTCCCACATGGACAAATCTTTGATGGTTCTCATCTTCTTGCCTAGCGATACTGGAAATTCAACTACCACCGTACTATCCTCTTGCCCAACAGCCAACTCAACCTTATATCCTGCGTTTTGTAAAGGCTCAATAAGGTCTGAGAATTTGGACAATCTAATTCTACGAATATAAAAATTACTTTCTGGATAGTGTATACCAGCAGTTGCACCGGCAAGTAGACTAACACTTCCAGATGGTTTTACAGAAGTTACTTTTATGCTTTTGGGAATAGCAAGCCAATCGGAATATACATTGTCATAATATCTAATCGTCTTATATCCCTCTTCGCACCACTGTTTTAATTCATTGAGTCCTCTGTCCGTAATAAATTGTGCGATTCCAGACATAGACAAACCTATTCTGCGATTACGCAGCATGACACGATTAGTTTCTGCCCAATGAGTTTTGGCAAGAGTAACTGTTTTTGCGTATAGATATGCGAATTTTAATGTTCGTTTATAATCTTCTAGGTTTTCATTTCTATTTGGGAACGATTCTACAAGTAAACACGTCTCCATTGATTCCAAACTTTGCTCATTACAATTTCCAGTAATGACATTTGGTAGAGAGAAGCAATGTGTATCGTCATATACTGTAATATCCCAAACGTTTTCACTAAGGTGTGTTTTAGTAACAGATACGACATGTCTCAAAGGACTTTTATGAATTATCCCTTCCGACATTTCGTTCAACCTGTCTTGTTTAAATTTATTACTTAAACTAAACTTATTATCAAGATAATGACCTTGAAAACGAATAACATAACTTATATAACTTTTATCATAACCTTTTAACCTAGTCGTTCTTTTATGCATATTTGCAGGTATGCCCAAGCAACCAAGTAAATCAAGAACATCTTTTGCTAAATTTTCGTGCGCACTGCTAAGCGAGACTCTTTTACCCTTTTCGACATTTCCATCTGACGATAATAGCCCATCTAGAAATCCATATGTAAATTCTTTGGTAACACCATTCCATATTTCACTTGGCAGACCGTTTCTTTTATTACTGCATCCAAAGTTAGATAAAAAGCCCTCTAATGTTTTATTTTGAGTGCTAAATTCATACCATCCTTGAATTCCTTTTCTTTCTCTGAACGGCAATGATGTATGTATGCCAATTTCTTTTAATTTCTCTTCGATAATGGGTTTTATACCGCCGTATATTCCGTCTTTTTTAGAAATAACCATGCCAATTTGTGTTTGTCCACTGTCTCCACGCTTTGTAATCCATCCGTCACCATAAATCCATCCACATAAAAACCCATCTGAATAAGTTCCTAAATTGCCAAAATGCTCTTTAGAAACAGTATTGATTGGTAGTTTATCACCCTTTACTAGTTCAGACGTTTTCTTTTTACTAAAAGGTTCATTATGTTTACCAGTGGTTATAGCCCACTTATGTTCATCTGTTGCAAAATATTCTACATTGCCGGATAGTATAACCCTATATAAAGGTTTGTTTTCCCCAGATAAAAAGCATTCTGCGTTAGACCATTGCCCATCGAGATTAATTACTTTAAACTTTTGCCCTTCGAGTTTTTCGATAGGGAAAATTCCATTGTCAGTAATGATTTTTGTACCAATTCTCAATGATGGGTTTGCACCAACAACCTTCCTATCTTTATAGTCCGGCGCATCTCCCATTCTTGAATATGCTCTAGCATTTTCTAACCATTCTAATCCTGGTTCACCATTGTCTTTAATTCTATCGGCAATATTATTATAATCCATACCAACTTGAGCAAAAATAGAATTATTAGAAGTCCAACCATAATCCATACGTTCAGGATTCAATTCATAATTTTTTAGATTTAAAAATTCGTCGTCATCTACTTCACCAAATGCTATCTCAGCTGTACGTCGAACATTTCCGGCAATAACACATTTACCAATCATGTTCATAATATCAACTATATCGCGCGACGTAATTCTTTGACCAATTCTTTTATTCAATAGCATACGCATATCGTTATGTAAACGAGCCAAAGCTTCAGAACCACTGGCAACTCCACCAAAACCTTTTATCAACTCACCTGCTGGTCTAATAAGAGAGTAGTCAAATTGAATTGTTTTTTGATTAGGCAAAAAATAAGAATTGATAAGCTTTTCAACACTAATAACCCATCCTTCACGGTCATCAGAGATTTGGTAAGTGTCAGTCTCAATAGATGGTTCGTTGATAATAATCTTGTCAGCCCCTTTAGTGTCGAAGCCAACGCCAACCCCTAGCATTGAAGCGTCCATAAGAAAACAGAATGGTTCCGCTAATTTTTCTTTTATTGTTTCTGTTGTTACCATAGCACATGAATTTAGTGCTAAATATAGACCTTTTTCTTCTGTAATAGGGCTTCCCCACGCCCATAAACCTCTACCCGCAGGAAGAAATTTCATTACGAACATTCGCTCATACATTTCTTTTGCTGATTTTTGAGCTTTGATATTATCCCAACCAAGATTATTAGTAACAATCCATTTCTTTTGCATGGTATAAACACCCTCAATTACACGCCTAATGGTTTGCCACCATTCTTCTTTTTTGCCATCTGGCATGATGCGAGAATAAGTTCGTCTATAGGTAAGTTCGCCCAAACCATTGAAACCAAAATCTGGTTTACGTGTTTTATATGGGTCTAAAAATTCTTCCGATAACCTAAATGGTCTAATGTCTTGCTGTTGTAGCTCGTATAGTGCCAATTTTACCTCAATTCGTTGTTGATTTATAGTTCATACCATTCAATTAATTTCTTTATTTCATATGATAGGTTATCCTTACCTGTTTCAGAAGTAATATACCAATCAAATTTCCACCCGTCGAGAGCAATTTCTGATGGGTGATTTTTTTGTACTTGTGTAAGCCCGTTATCAAAATTCAATCTAGTAACATGGACTGACAATGTATCAAAATTTTCTTTCATAGATGTAACCTCGTTGTCAAAACGGGTATCTGGGACAATAAAATAATCAAAATCATTACTAAACACACGAATAAGTTGCACTACGATGTCCACCCAAAAATCTGGCATAGTTTTTCTAACCTTATCTGTTCCAAGCCATTGTAATAATGAGCGACCTTTCTCATCTTTTTTTCCATCCCAACCAAAATATTGTTGAGCAATGAATTTTAAATAATCTGCATAATGAACAATCAATACTTTTTTTCCAGCAAATTCTAACTTTTCTTTCAATATAGTCGCTGATAAGTCCTTACCTGCTTTTGCATATCCGCTTATTGTGATTACTTTCATTATACTCCAAACCACTCTGTAATATCTTGCCAGTTGTTGACTCTTGTATAATTATCATAACCTTCATTCCAAGGTTTAGAAAACAACAGTGCATCTCCTGCAAGTGTTGTTTGAATATTATGTATTCCGTCGTCTATCATAAAATGCCCAAAAATTAATGACTTGTCTCTTGCTTCAACATAATTTTCTAGCCGTATCGGAAACCTATGTTCTGTTAGCCAACGAAATTTTGTCCCTGCGGTTTCTATAACTGGAGAAGTTACATATACGATACGATAGCCTTTTGCTACGAGCCTGTTGATTCCATCTAGAGCTCCATCAATCGGCTTTATACTATCATATAACTTTGGGTTTTCTAATAGTTCATATATCCAAACTTTCCAATCTGGTTTCACAAATTTTGATATATCCCATTCGGTTATATCTGTGGACTTCAAGTTGTCACCAGATAAATAATTATATTTTGATAGCCAACCATCAACAAGGTTGGCTATCACATCATCGACATCAACAAGTATTATATTATTTCTCACCGTAAAACTTCCATAACTTATCTTTTTCATAAGTACTTAAATATGCTTCTGTTTCACCAATTTTAAAATGAACACCACCATGTCTATCGGTGTCAATAATATCTATAATTGTTCCACTTTTTAGACCGGCAACTTTTCTGAGCAATATAATCTGACTAAAATCTTTTGTATCTATATGGGCTACCGTACCAGACACACCAACAGTTTGTGTTAGATTGAGTTCGAATGGTTTTTGAACTAAAATCATTTCCTCGTTTTCTGGAGAAACGATATCCATGCTGTCATTTATTTCAGTATTGACTTCTGCGATTGTTTTGACTTGCTCATCAGTAAACGAAGTCAAAGCATTTGCTGTCTCTAATTCCTCTATACTGATATCCTTATTTACCTTTTTCGTTGATTTCCTAGCCATTATAACTCCTTTGTTATGTTTATATAATTATACATCAAACTATTGAATTTGTCAATATGAATTTTCAACAATTTTTGTAAAGCTATCCACTTGGACAACCTCATATCTTGCAGACCACCAATCAAATTCATCATCAGAATCTACAAATATTCCATTTTCAAACTTTCTACGTGGCTCCTTAGTAAAAAACATAAGCGAGCCATCACTACGCGATGCCATATCTAATTTGATAATATCGCCACCATAAAATATATTATTTTCATATATTTTTTTTCTTATTTTTAATGAATTTACAGTGCCAGTTGCTAGGCAATATGTTTCAATTCTAGGGGCATATTGTGTATCAACAGACATAACATATAAGTATTCTCTTGGTATATTATATTGTGCGTGAATCGAACCAAGAATTGACAATTCCATTTCTATCTGACTAACAAGATTGTAACTTTCATCTGGCAATGTTTTCCAATATGTTCTCAGTTCTTGTATTCTCTTAGCTTTAGTTTTTTCCGTATGGGTTTTTACATATCTGTTCTTCCCTTCTATGAATTCTTTATAAAGTTTATGTAATTTGAGATTACCACCAAATTCATCAAAATATTGAATTTGTATCAACTTCTCAAAATACGAATACAACATACCTTTGTCTTCTGCAAAAATAAGTAAATCGAGAAAATTATTAAACTTATTATTTGCAAGAGCAAACATATCTTCTCCAACTTTCTTACCAAAACCCTTTATGCTTTGTAAACTAGATGTGATTTCCCATTTTTCTTTATTTGATACAATTGCTCTATTGTCCTGTCCGAACCTGAATGGTGGAAACTTTATTTTATACGCTTTTTTTGCTTCATCTTTTGTCATGGCTAGTCTTTCTTTATCGCCATCTTCTTCACAAAGATTTAATAAAACCTCATAAAATTCAAGCGGATAATGAGATTTTAAGTAGGCGCCATACATACTATCCCCAGCAACAGAATATGAATGCGAATTAGAGACAACCAAACCGGATTCGGCAATAATAGTATGCGAGGGCGCACCCATTTCAACATCATACACATCAAGTTCTTCGTCAAGGTTAATAGCAATTATTTTCTCTAAATGAGTTGGTATGCCTTTTTCATATGCTTTTTTTCTTCCATTTTCGTAGTGTTTTGTTTTATGACAAGATGTACATAGCCACATTAGATTCTCTGCGCTGTTATTCTTATGGTCAAAGTCTTTATGATGCACTTCAAATCTATTATCATTTGAATATGCCGCGCCGCAACTTTCACAAGATATGCAGGAATGTTTCCTACTGTTGCGAAAATCATTAAATTTTCTTGACGCACCATCTGGGCGCTCTTGAAATCCTTTTTCACCGTTTTTAGGTAAATTACTTTCAAAATTTCCATTAGTTAAACGTCGAGCTTCATTATTATTATATTTTTCATATTGACCAGCAACATAAAGACTATCTCCTACACTCAATTGTTTCAATTGTTTTATACCATTGTTTGTTGGAAATTTATGATTGTCGGTACATATTACATGCGCACCGCTATTTGTTATAACCTTATACGTTTGTTTATAACCAGCATATCTAATATCTATTATTTTATTTTTTCGTATTCTGCCATCGTCATCCATTGACAAAGCATTGCCATAACCATATGTTTTGTATTTTGAATGTAGGGCTAAATGCTTAGTTTCGACTGCATACTGCCTATTATTTTTAATCAGAAACATTTCTTCAATAGTTGGATTAAAACTATTAATTTTAGTTCCCGCTTTTTGTATTTTTGTTTTTCTAGACAAGCAGGCATTAAAACTATAATTCGAGCTATCTTCAATTACTTGCCAAGTATCATGGGCAATTTCTTTTGCTCTTTTGGTTGTAATGTTTTCGTCTTCAACCAGCCTTTTCGTCATTCCTTCAGTGAAGGATTCTTTATATTTATATACTTTTTCTGCCCTTTTTTTAGCTATGTTCTTCACAACTTCATATGTTTGAGATGTGGGAATTCCAGCATATTGCAATACATTCATAGCGTTTTCCTGATAAAGCATATATGAGAATGGAAAACGTTCGGTTTGAATTAGCTTATCTAATGATGAAACTCCAAACGAGAAAGGCTCTCTTGATTCAAATCTTTTATAATATGATTTAAATCCCGGACGTATCGCTGCAACAAAAGCAGATAATTCAGAAATATTAGTGGGCGCATATCTAGCAACGCGCCCTCTTGTAGAGCCTTGCTCCAATTGATTGATACCAGCAGTCCATGCGTTTTTATAAACATCCCAAACTTTATTATTACCCTCACTAAGAGTAATAATTTCTTGTAGAGTGTGTGGTTTGATGTTCAATTTATTATAAATACGATAAATCAACTCAACAACTGAAACTTTCAATAGGTCATTCTTAAGGAAATTATAATGTTCTGCCCATGCGCCATCCATCACAGTACATAAATTATCCTTTAATTTTATAACCCCTATTTCCTCTGGAATGTTGCCATTATAAATAAGAAATCCGCATGGGGCGACTTTCGCATCACTAACAGTGCCTTGATACTTAACACTATTTTGATACATATCAATATATTTTGGACTGATATATTCTAATATGTCTACGTCTTGCCTATCTTCTTCCGTTTCTGCGTGTTTCAATGACATTTCATACCTATCTATGTCGTCAGAAACAGCGTTTGCGGTTGGAAAATCCAACCCTTGTGCTCTCGCATATATCTTCCACGCTGCTTTTGGTTTAGCCGTACCATATGCCAACATTGGAAAAGAATTATTCTCACCCAATATCTTTTTTTGTGCCTGATAAAAAATATCAGGGTTACCAAGATTTAAGTCAATATCGGGTAAGGTTCCTGCTTCTAAAATACGTTCTTTTGTAATAAATCTTTCAGGAAATAACTTTACTTCAGCAGAAATACGGTCAATGGTTGTAATCCCAAGTAGTTTAGATAAATAATAACTAGGCGCAGAACCACGACCTGTAAGTGTTATATGCCCACCCATCTCAACACCGCGCTTTACTATTTCATAATCTAGCAAAAAGTAATCAGCCATATTGGTATCAATAATCGTCTCAACTTCTTTGGCAATTTCTTGTTCGTATAGACTAATTTTATCGACAGGAATATTCTTCTTTTCTTCTTGCCATCTATCATTTACTAAATTTTCAAAAATAACATTTTTTTCTTGTTGTGTTTTGGTAGGATATAGCGTCGGCAACTTTACGTCCATATTAAAAATTGGACTATCATATTCTTCGACCATTTCAAAGATAAGCGTATTGTTAAGTGCCTCTTTTATTTGCGGGGTGCTTAATACACCTTGTTTTATAAATCTTTCATATACCTCATCGTAGCTTGGAAAATCCATAAACCAGTTATCTTCGTCTTCATATTTAACACCACGTGAAAGTAAGAAGTCATCTCTGTCTTTTGCTTGATTAGAATATATGTAGTGACTGTCTATACCTGCAATAATAGGAATGCCATACTGGTTGCTAAGATTAATGATTCTTTTGTTAATAATAGCTTGTTCTTTAACATGGTGCGATTGCACTTCTAAGAAAAAATTCATACCAAAATGCTCAAATATTTTTAATATAGTTTCGTTAGTACTGTCTAATCTCCAGATGCCAGCAAGACATGCGGTTGTTACCCACACATCGTCTTTTGGTAACGACAATAACAATCCCATATCAATACGTGGACGATAATAGAAGCCATCTATATTTGCTTGCGAAATGATACGATTTATGTTTTTCCGACCATTTTCATTTTTAGCTAAGAGAACAATGTGAGCATTAGTAGCGTCCCTCTTACCGTCAATCTCGGCAATGCGGTCATTAACAATATATGCTTCTACTCCAAATAAGAATTTCATTCCGTTCTTTTTGGCTAAATCATAATATTCTATATATCTTCCAACAGTACCATGATTCACCGATGACAATACTGTATGACTCAACTCTAGGCTTCTGTTTAGGTAGTCTAGTGGTGTTACCGCACTATCGGGTGTAATGATATTAGAATAGTGGTCATGTTTATGGTAGTTTACATATTTATTCATATCTATACTCACCAAAGTATTGTTCTTCTGCTTGTTTTCTTGCTATTATCGCTTGGTCTTTCGTATCAAAGTAACCAAGAAAATTATTATGATACGAGTGCATAATTTGCGCGTACCATCTGTTATTTTTTTTATCGAAACAAATACCAGAGACGCCCGACGTATTATTTATAAATACCTTATGGTTAAAGGCATTTTGTTGCCTAGTGACAAATCTTAGGTTTGATTTTCTATTATCCATAGTGTCATTGTTTATATGGTCTACGAGTTGACTAGCTTTTGCATTCATAATCAACCTATGAAAAACATCCCACTTTCCATTATATTTTATTCTCAAATATTTGTCACCGTTATTATATTTTTTTATGTGTGCTGGGCAATTTTTATATTTATAAAAATCATCGCCATCAAGCAAAAATATTTCACCAGAAATACTAAATGAAACCGTTCCTATAGCGTCAACCATTTTCCATTGCTGTGCCCCGTCTTGTGGATGTCCACAAGAGGTGGTGTGTCCACTTATAAGATGCGACTTGATAACATCATATGTATTACCGCAATCACATTTACATTTTATATAACTATGTGTTTTGATTGTTCCAATTTCTTCTATTGCGACCAATTTACCAAACCTAGTTCCCATTGGAATGTTTATAGTTTTTCTGCCCACATCACTCCCTTCTAATGTTATGGTGATGGATTATCAATGTATTTGCAAGAACCTCTTACACCACATAGATATCTACAAAAAAATTCGTTTTCTTTAGTGTTAGTTGGTTGCCAAATTGTTTCATCTTGTATTTTTTCAATTGTTTCTGAAGCCCACGCAGTGGTAAGAGCAACCTCTGATGGGTCAACCTTTTTGCTTTGAAAAACATTATCTCTTACAAACCAAACTTTCATTTCATCTACTTCGATATTATCCTGTGCCCAGATTGCATAAGAATAAAGTTCCATCTGGCGCATAATTTTTTCTAATTGTTTTGCCTTTTGTGGCTTTGTTGTCTTCAACTTTTCCGTTTTGTAATCAAATAGTATTTTACCACCATCTGTTTTATTTGTCAATATCAAGTCCGGTCTGGCGCTTAGTTTATATTCTCCAAGAGAAAACTTTATTGTTTTTTCTATTGAGAATACATCGTAATCTTCGAGTGGAAAATCAAAATTATCAAAAAAATTCACGCCAAATTCATAATATGATTGAGATAAATCAACATACTGATTGGGTGGATATACTATTTTTACTTTCTTGCTATAGTTGTCCTTGTAATAGTCAACTAAGTCCCATATCATAAGTTCTTCAGAAAAATATTTTTCTAATATGTCATGCATTAAGTTGCCAAATTGTGCAAAAGCATTATTTCTTCTTGGAACATTTTTGATATATGATAGTTTAAATGCATATGGACATTGTTCAAATGAACTTATACTACTATAACTATAAACCATGTTTTTTAATAAAAAATCATATTCACTCACTTTTATCCTCAATCCATAAAGAAATCATTAGCAAGTTGTTCTTTCTTCTTTTTCCTATATGGCATAGTATCCTTGTTCCATTTGTACCTTTTATATAGCTCGTTTTCGTTAGAGTAAAACCGATAATCCGTATAGTTGAAATTAAGTAGGGCTATACCATTTTTTCCAGTATAGCGATTCTTTAGTACTTCAATAGCCACATCATGTTCTACGGGCTCGCCCCCTTTTTTGTATCCACCTTTTCCGTCTGGAATTCCTTGCTTTTCCTTTTCACTAAACCTATGTACGCTGACAACATATTGTGACATATTGGTTAGGTCACCAGAACCACTTACATCGTCAGCAACTAGTTCACTCTGACCACCACTAGCTTTTCTTGGATGAATAACCAAGGCAATTAGAACGCCATATGTTTGAGCAAGGCGTACAATACTGGCAATAAATTCTTTTTGTTTTTGTAAAACGCTGGTCAAGTCTCCTTCGTTCTCCAAATCCATCATCATAAGGTTATCTAAAACCCAAACTCTTGCCCCATATTTGCGAGTTACGTTGATACCTGTGTCTAAAATATCCTTTGCCTTATGCGAATGGTTATCATAAATCCAAACACGACCATTGTACCACTCTGTCATTTGTTCTCGTGCGGTTTGGTCAATTATTTTTACTGCGCCACCGTCTTCTTCTCTGACTTTTTCTTCACCCGCTAGATTTATATCAATCCAACTTTTTAATACCCTAGCATCTAACTCACCAGAATAATAAAAAACATCATAGCCCTGATTCAATGGTTCACAAACAAATGTTTGATTAGCCCAAGAACTCTTTCCACCTCCCCTTCTTCCAGTAACAACTACGACGCTTCCCATAAGGAATTTATAAATAATATCGTCAAGTGGTTTTAGTTTAGTGTATAGACCATCTGCTTCAGAGATATTGAAATCGGGTACAGTAGATAAATTAGTTACTCCACTTACCGGTATCTCTTCTGCGCTTTCAATCAAGTTTATAACTTTATTTTTGCCAAAGAAATATAACACTTCATTTGCATCTTTACAGGAAATTATTTTTCCGTCATCTCTTATCATGGTTTGTGGCATGTCAACATATAGAGTACGCCATGTGCCTAGCCTATTAGCAACTTCTTTTCTTGCTTTTATTCCCGGTGCATCATTATCATACCACAATATAATCTTGTCAAATTGTTCTAACCAATCCCAACACTCTTCAATAAACTTCTTATTTTCTGTTCCACTAGGAATTGATACTACGTTTGAATACCCTGATTCAAATACCGACATAGTATCACAATTTCCAGTAACTGAAATCTTATCTTTTTGTCTAACTAAAAACATGCCGGTTGGTACTGTAACACAATATACTAATCCAGAATACTTTTCTTCAACAAACAAATTATGTTGCATAGATATGTGTGATTTTTGATGTAAAATCTTTACATTATACCTAGTTTTATGTTCTTTGGTGGGCAAACATTTTATACGTTTACTAGACATGATTCCAGATGTGCTTGCCATAATCTGCATGAAATCTGCATTGTTTTCTGAGGTTGTTGAGAACTCAGTAAATGTTCTTCCTTTTACTTTGTTTCCATCCCAGAAAACCATTTCATCAATAATAAAGCGTTTTTGTTCTATAGTCGCTAATTGCACCCACTCTATTGGCAATTCTTTGCTTTGTATCCAATCTGGTGTTTTAAAGCCTAAATATTTATATTTTCCAATATTGTGAATGCCTGTGCCGTTACTAATTGGGTTATCAAAATAAGTTATATTAAGTCTATCTAAAATTCCCTTTAGCCTTATATATTTTCTATCTTTTTTAACTCCAAATCTGCTATGTCGTGTTCCATCTTTACGGGCATCTATTGTTGCATCGGCACTAATGGCAAGGTATAACGCAATTTGGTCATTGGTAAGTGGAATACCGCCACCATTAACAAAAACTGCCGTAGGGATTTTAGCATCACCCATATTTAATGGTAGTTCATCCACTCTTCGTTTTATAAGTCTATTTTTATAGTCAAAATATACGAGGTTGTGGTCTTTTGTAACTGCGCTATAGTAACTTGTTTTTACGCCTTGTGCCACAAATAAATTATCATCATATTGTTTTTTTATATATGCAATAGGTATTGTAAAATTTGCAGACATATCCTTATCGACTTGAAGAACTTGTTGTCCACTATACTCATCAAGCCGAACCCATCCCAAAGGTGTTAAAACTTCAGCATCGCCAGTTAAACATTGACCCTCAGTTATCAAAAGTGGTTTTGTTGGGTCTACCTTATTCATTCCAAATAAGATTGGTTTGTTGTCATACTTAGGTAAGAACCATTCCTTTTGTTCGCTTTCACTTGGCTTATGTGATGGTCTTAATTTAACAGTTGTAAGAACATCATTCTCATCATAAAAATTAAAAACCACATTTCCTTTATGCTGTTTGATGTCAAAATAATCTAACGTTTCTCTTGATATTTTTCTTTTTGCGAAATAAGCATCGACTAAATCTCTATTGGAATCTACCGTATATTCTGGATATAAATATTCTCTTGTTTTTACACCTTTTTGACCGAACTTATAATTTGTATCTACTAAGCCAAATAGTTTTTGTGCACTTTCAAGAAAAGTAAGCCCATCGAACGACATATAGTGGTCAATAATTCCATATACCTTACCACAGCCAAAGCACTTATATGAATTTTCTTTTGGGTTCCAAATAAGACTTGGTGTTTCTTCATGATGCCACTTGCATATTGCTTTAAGATTTTTTTCATCAAATTGTTCTAAGTGAAGGTCTTTTGCAATAATAAAAGCACCTTTTTCTCCAAGTTTGTTTTTAGCTTCTTCAATCAGTTCTCTTGGAATAATCAAAGGTAATCCTCCAGTATTATTTTTTTATTTAGGGTGGGGCTTTTATACCCCACCCTGATGATTAGAATTAGAATGGCAAGTCTTCTTCGGTAACACGACCAGTTTTAACTTGCTTTGGTGGTGTATCCATACGTTTACCAACCGGCTGTTTATCAAGTTGCAACTCAATGTCATATACAGCCATAGCCGGTTGTTTGCGATACACTTTCTCTCCAGACGCATCGACAAATGGTTCATTGTCAAGTGTTCCCTTTACTTGCACACGGGTACCAACATCTAAATCTCTTACCTTCTCATATGCCCGACCAATAAAATTAGCAAACCAATATGATGTATGGTAAACCCCTTCATTGTTTTTGTCTTTACGAGACGTTGAAAACTTTACACGTGCATATTTGCCCTTATCTTCTAAAATTTCCCAGATAGTAGCATATTGTTCAAAAAAAATCATAATATCTCCTTATTTACTTTCTTGTTTAGATTCCCAAAGTAGTGCCATCTCATCATACAACTTTTGTGCAACCGCTAAGTCTGTAATCTTATTTGGGTTACCCGTTGGTGTATATTTACGCATTACCGTCATCAGGTCTTTATCCTTTTGACCACCAATCGTCTTTGCTAAATTAATAATAATCTCACGTAATTCATCAAGCGCTTCCTCTTCTTCTCCCACCTCTTGCTCGGCTTTGATTTCGGCAATAGCCTCTTCGTAACGCTTTGGGGCAACATATTCTGCATCACCACTATTAGCCCATTCAATAATTTCTTTACCATCACTCTCAGACAATTTTATATAACCACGAGTTTCAAATAAATGTGTGTTATCTTTTTGCGTAATAGCAAGGTTATTAAGTTGGTCAATTAAAAAGCTAGCAGTAAATTCATATTCAAAACCATCTCGTTGCTTTGCGCCAACGCCTAACTTTTTGACAACAGATTTATTACCATCTTGTTCTAGGGTATATTGGTCTTTGCCACGCATAGTTGCTATAATGTGAATTGGGGAATCCGCAATAGACAAGATAAATCTATCATGGCGTGGAGTAATTTTACCCCAATCCTGATATCTGCCACCGGCGAGTTGTTGCAATTCGAGCGCACCACCTTTGCCTTCCCATTCATGAGAGGTACTATCAATAATTAAGATGGGATAATTTGCCTTGACGATTTCATTAATATATTCCACATACTTCTCTGGATTATATGGGGGTTCCATGTCTGCAATATCGTAGTCAAATTCATTTGCATAGTATCTACCACGAGCACCTTCAGTATTAACAAAAGCAATACGTCCATTTTTTTCAAGCCCGCGTTTCTTCAATTCTTCCAACATACCTGTGGCAACTCTCAACGCAGAATATGTTTTACCACTACCACTTGCGCCCATCAGCGCAACCTTTGCCCAAATATTCTCTCTTTTTGCTTGTGCAATTTTAAAATCCATAATACTCCTTATTTAATGTATTTTTTCATAAAGTCTAGTATTGCCGTCTCCCAATCCTCTTCTTCTACATTCACAATATTATCAATGTCGTCGTCTAGGTTAGTTGGTAGCGTTTTCGATAAAGTGAGCTTCACAAACTGTTCTGGTTCCCCTGTAGAAAGTGTTTTGAAAACGTTATCACTAACATTATGAAAAACTAAAACGTTTGTCTTTGCGTCTTTGATAAACTTATACATCAAGTCTTGTGTGTATACAGTTTCGTAATCCCAATATTTGTCAACAAGTGTTTTAAATTCATCAAGAAACTCGTAGAACTTACTTGTTCTTTTTCCATTCCAACCAAGATATTGTCTGGATATAAAAGATAAATAATTCTTATTGTTGACATTCCAAGTCCAATAGCCTTTTTCTTTGATTAGACTGTTGAAAGTGTTTTTACTCTCACTATCACCTTGTAAAAAGATAATCGCTTTGTTTGTTTTATTTGTCATATCATCCTTCGATTTTTTAGTTTATTTAGAGAGAAAAAAGTATAAAGATTGCCTTATAATGCCTCCATTTCGTATTCTTTATCCATACAAGTATATCACATAACAACAATGTTGTCAAGCAAAAATATATGCCAACATTAGATTCTTGTTTGAACAACCTTATTAATGTAATTCCAATCTGCTATATTGTGTCCACTCATTAAATCAATTAGACAATTATATGCCTTACCAGTATTAAGCAATGTTACTGGAACATTGGTTTTGCGCTCTACGTCGTCAATAAACTTACGACACTTAATTGTAAGATTCTTATATTCTTTTACATTTGTACAATCACTATCATAATGGTCTAAAAAGGTTAATGCTATCTGGGTAGCCCCATTGACTTTCACTGCTTTGTTTAACATCATCAAAATCATATTCTCTTTCTATTTTCATAGTTCTTCTTTCGTTTTGCTTTTATAATAGTCATATATATATGGACTAAGAATAATCAATTCATTAGACGTAGCACCATTGCGCATACCATATTCCCATTGCGGTGATAACATATGATAATTAGAATACATTTCTTTAATCGCATCACAATTATTATATGTTAAAATCCACTTGTCTCTTTTAGATAATAGGCTATACAATCCATCGTGGTCAAAATTTGTATGTGTACTGCCCCTAATGCCATATATACCACTGCTTATCATATATGGTGGGTCGGCATATACCATTGTATCTTTATTTTCTAATAATGTATTATGAAAGTCACCATATTCAACTGAAATGTTCTCAATCTTGAAAGATGATAAATACTCAATAGCAGATAGATTAAATCTACTGTCATTAGAGGGCGACATACCACCGCTATAAGTTGTGCCACTAAAAGATGCCCTGTTGATAACATAAAACCTAGTTGCCCTTTCTATATCAGAACCAGATGTTTGTTGTTTTAGCCAAGCAAAGACTTCTTTTTTTAATGGAAAATAACTCTTTGCTATTTCTGCAATTGATTGTGAATCAATAAGAGCAACTTTCCAAAAATTAACTAGTGGCTCAAAAATATCATAACCGATAATATTCATACCTCGTTCAGCCAGAGCAATTTCAACTGAACCACCACCAAAAAACGGTGAGAGCAGAGTAGGCTCATTTTCTGGTATCAACGGTACAATATATTTTCGTGCCCTTGATTTTCCACCAGCATATCTAAGTGGTGATTTCAATTTATTGTCCTTAGTAATTTCTCAAATATTGCTTTGACAACATTTACCGTAACTGCGTTTCCACACATCTTATAACGTTGTGTATTGCTGATAGTCTCGTTGTTTTTACCAAACTGTGTCCAGTTATCAGGAAATGATTGAAGTCGTTCATATTCAATTGGTGTCAGTCGGCGTATCTCCATCTTAGCTTTCAGCTTGGGGATGTGTCCACCCCCAGCACCGGTTGGTAATGTTGGTGAAATTCCTTCTGCGTCATATATTCTTCTACTTGATTCATGAAATCTTTCCCACTTTGTGTCATTTAACATTCCTATAACCAGAACTGATTTAGTTTCTATTTCTGGTCTATGAATGTCTGTGTTTCGGTTTCCGATAGGAAATACTTCGGGTCGGGGTCTGTCTCTAAGATTTCCAATAATGAATATTCTTTCTCTGTTTTGTGGAACACCGAAATATTTGCTGTTAAGCACTTGCCATTGTAAGTCATACCCCAATTCATCAAGCGTTGTGACGATGACTTTAAAAGTTCTTCCGTTGTCGTGAGAAAGTAATCCTTTGACATTTTCAAAACAGAAATAACTAGGTTGCTTATCTTTGAGGATTTTGGCAAGTTCAAAAAAGAGAGTACCTTTTGTGTCTTCAAATCCCTCTCTTCTTCCGGCAATGCTGAATGTTTGACAAGGGAATCCTCCGACAAGGATGTCAAAGTCGGGTATATCATCTGTGTTGATTCTTGTAATGTCGCCATATGGCTTATGTCCTCCAAAGTGTCGTTGATAAACTGAACTTGCGTATCTATCAATTTCTGAAAATCCTACGCAATATGTTTCTGTATTAGCTTGCTGTATTCCAAGTGCAAACCCACCAATGCCTGCAAAAGCATCAAAATATTTAATCATATATTATCACATTATTCATTATTATAACCAGCAATTTCCAGAGCAATCGAAAAATTCCATTCTATCATTTTCATTTTGTAAATCAAGGTCAAGTTCTGCTAATGGCTTAAGTTGACTATTTAAATATATTTCTTTATCTAGTTCAAAATTACGAACAAGCTCATCAACTTCAATAGCGCGTTTCCAATCATCTGTAACAGACTTTGTTTTTGCCCATTGTGCTTCACTATGATAAGGACAAAATATACAGGCGGATTTTGGTGGAACTTCAAGTCCATGATTTTCAAGCCATGCTATACACATATCTCGTGTCATTCTTTTTTCAACAAGCGGAAAACGATTCGTTAAAAATTTAACGTCTGAAATTCTCATGCGTTCTCTTTCGTCCAAACTAATGCCAATCCATTGTTCAACTTTTCGCTTACTCCTATTTTTAGTTATCCAATGTCTTACTGGTCTAATTTTCCAATGTGTAGTACATTGACGACGCATTATAGAACGTTTTCCATCTTGAGTATAAAAAGCTGGAATTTTTAAGAACCTATATCCACTTTTAGAAGTATTAAAAATTTGGTCTGTTGTTCCATCTGTTCCGTGTACTGTTTCAACATGTACCCCATGACTTTCAAGCCATTCTGTCCAGCGTTCCGCAAATTCATAAGTAAGTTTGCTTTCGTATCCAGTATCAGAATGAATTGCCACATCTATTGGTTCTAGTTCGCCTATGGCAACCATACTAGCAAGCGTAAACGATTGAATGCCCCACCCAAGCGACAACACTTTCATAGTGGGTTGAATTAATCGTTTTCTAGGCATTATTTTTCCACTCTTCGACCAATGCAAGCCAAGTCTTAACATTTTCTTTATCAACTGGCTTATCATTTATTGCTAATAAAGCAATCCATAGTGGGTTGGCAACGGCAATCATATACTCAATCATACCCTCTGCATATTCTGCTCTTTTGACAATACTAATAAAATATTTTTCTAAGTCAATTACTGCCTTATCCCATTCTTCTCTATTTATATATCTATCAATAGAGATTACAGTAGATACTTTTTGTTCAAATAAAAATATTACTTCAGGAATGGCTTCATTTTCAAATTCTTGGCTAGGAACATTTTCATTTTTTTTCTTTTTACCATTCATAGTAAGAAACGAATATGCTAATACTGCTAAAATTACACTTAAAGCCATTCCAAGCATAATTCCAAAAACAAGTGTTTCAACATATTCCATTTTATTCAGACCTTCCAGTTCCGTTGCATTTTGGACAACTTTTTCTATGAGAATAGTATTGAATCCACCCATCGCCATAGCAAACAGGGCAGGTATCTTTATCTATCACAACATATAATCTTGATGGTCTTTTTTTCAAAAGACTTTTTATCATCTTTTTGAAGCTTTTAAATTTCATCATCGTGTCTCCTTGTATTTTAGTAATCACCATAGTCTTTTATCTTATCTTCCTTAAAACTTTCAAGTTCGTAAACTTTTACTTCTAATTCAACAACCCGTTTAAGTATTTGAATTGTAGCACCAATCATTTCTTTTGTCAAGGCGGAATCATAATTCTCATTAAAATTTTCGCAATATAACAATAGGTTTTCTAACAAGCCACGCGTGCTGTCGTTAAGCTCAAGTTCTTTTTTATAATTTAACACGTCTTCTTTTTGCCAGTCATATAATAGTGTCATTATTTTTTTCCTTGTCTACAAGGCCGGCACCACATCTTAAACATTTTTGACTCAAAAATAATCCAGTACCCATTATTGTTGTGCCACAATATGCGCATTTATAAGTCCACATTTCTTGAATTCCGTATCTCATTGGTTCTGTGTAAGCCCATAAATATTGTCTGTGGTATTCCTCTAATATCTCATCATTATGTTTCTTTATTTTATTTTGAAGTTTGTTATCATGGGCTTCTTTCCAATTATAATACCATTGAAGAATTTTAAATCCAGATGTCATTATCCCAACTCCCAATTTTGTCATTATCATCTGTATCATCTTTGAATATATGTTTATTAATAAAGCACTTTATGCCATTACAAATAATAATAATGCCAACAAGTGCTAATCCTGCGAAAATAAAAGTTGTATCTATCATTTGTCTCCTTGTGTTTATAAGTATATCATACGAATGCTCTTATGTCAAGATAAAACTACAGTTTTACATATTCTCAACATAAAGCTTCCAATGGTTATCAAGTCTTTCTTGATTTGGATGCACGGGATATCTCTCAACATGCCTCTTATAAAGGTATTCATCAAAATTCATACTTATAAGAAAGTTTGGTTGATTGCACCAACCTGCTAAATCAATATAAAAGTTAGAATATTGTGTGCCCCAGCATGTTGTGTCTCGCATAATATATGGTAGGCACTTATGGTTTCTGAGCCATTCTATGCGTTTAACTGTATCTGATAGAGGCATATTTGGATTTACATATACGTAAAAACTAGTCCGAAAATCTTTTCTCCACGGCATTATATTTAATTTACGTTCAATTAAGTCCATGTATTTAATATCATCAAAAGCAAATTGTCGATTATCAATATATCTTAGTTTGCTCAAAAGAATTGAATTTTCCTCATTGAGTAATCTTATATCTAAGCCTTGATTAAATTGTACTAATGGATTAATTTCTAGTAATTTGTGAAACAATCTTACGTGGTCTTTATAAGCAAAGATATTATTATCTAAAAATTTAACCTTTTTATGCCTTATAATATCCTCGGGCTCATGCGCTAAACGTATTTGCCCTTCTTTTGCTGGCACCTTGCAGAAATAACAATTTCTTATGCAACCCCTTGTCATAAATCCATATGAAATATCATTATCAGGATAGAGAGAATAATCTGGTTCACATATTTCCACATAATCAGGAAGAGATATCTCAAGAGAAATTCCGGTGCCACCAAACACAATATTATTTCCAACTACGAAACCAATGTTAGTATCAAATATAATAGAACAATATGTTTTATCATATTCATCAGTATCAATAAAAAACATTTGTTTTTTTCTATGTGGTGAATATGGTAAATGTAATTGCCTTATTTGTACATTGTCACCTTTATTCTTATGATATGTGGATAGCTTCATTAAGGCTAGATTTGGTATTGTAGAGTCTGCATCTATTAAAAGAATGTTCATGATAAATTATGCCACAATGCTACTTTTATTTTCTTTTGTCCACTTTATAAGATTACGAATGTGTACGAATGTATATGCGAAAACGCCTATCAATAAACCATATTGTCCAAGCCATATGACATATATAACCCATAAAACTTGACTAAATAGACCTATTACCATACCATATATGCTTTTGTTGCCCATTAACCAAAGACTCAAAACAGAAAAGAAAGATAATATATAACTAAAATATTGCATATATTATTATCCTCTCTCTATTTTCATATATGGGCTTATTATATTATATAAACATTTTTGACATATATCGCATCTAACATGACTCATATCACCAAATACAGAATTGTATCCCCCAATAAAATCAATCTTTAGAAACTCTTGGTGTTCAAAAATATCTTCATTTGTTTCATATTTTATGCCACATATGTCACACTCAATCAGAAAAGGTTCTTTTATAGTTTTTTGTTTGTTTTTATATATTATCATAATGTTATTTATCTAAATATCTACGCAGTTTTTCAATTTGTTGTTTGTTTAAAATAATATCGTAAAAATAATATTGCTTACCACGAAGTAAAGCCCATATAATTTTCAAAGATTCTTTCCAACTAATAGTAGTATGATAATGGGCAGGTAGAAAATACTGTATTGCAATCATTTCTTCATCGTCATCAAATTTTTCAAAATTTAGAATTCCACAACGTCCTGCACACTCACAAATTATTTCAATACCATCATATTCGTCCATTGATTTCTCCTTATTATATTTCTTGTACTCTGAAAAGGATTCGAACCTTCAATCTACAGATTAGAAGTCTGTCGCCTTATCCATTGGGCTATCAGAGTTTAATGTCTATATTGTTATATCACCACTTCATTTACAATGTCTCTTTTTTAGCTAGTGATTCTTTCATAACATAAAAAGTATCAGAATTTTTATTTCTAATAGCATAAACTATGGTTCCGCTTTCAAATGTGCTTATAAAGCAGTATGACTTTCCAAAATTAGAAACCCTACCCATTTGAATAACGCCATTGACACATCCTAATGCAACATCATATGGGGTATCATCTTGAATATGTATGATAAGTTTTTTGTCATTCACCTTATTTTATCCATCCTATTTTTGGTTCACTATGAAAGTTTCGTTCCCAAACAAACCATGCAAATGCTGTAACCCCACCTTTTGCCAAACTAAAATCACCATTTCGAGCACATTGTAGTCTGCGAGAATATATCCATACTTTTTTCATTGGATACTTCGCAAAAAAATTATATCTTTTCTGTCCTTCTAAAAATCTTAAATTTAATAACATGGCAGTTTTATTTTTCATTAATTTAATTGCTTGTTCACAAAAATCTAATGCATATTTATACGGCGGATTGGTAATAATGTCATATTCACCACTTAAAACAAGTGCTTCATCAGATAAAAAATCCAAACTAAAGATATCGCTTTTTCTAGATATAATATCTGTTTTCAAAACAATTTTATTACATTCCTCAAGTCTATACGCCAAATGATTTTCCCCTGAAGCACATTCCCAAATGTTTTCATCAAAATCTTCGACCACAAATAAGTCATCAATAGCATGTGGGTCAGTTGCATAGTAATCATAGTCTGCCCTAAGTTCAGGGTCGTGATTACTGGCTCCAAGCGCCCTGTATGTCCAGTGGTGTGTTTTATCTGTCTGTATCATTAAGTTAGACTCTTTTCTGGAAGTGGATACCATGGTCTATCTGGCAGTTTTTTAGTAGAAGAAAATCCAACTTTGTATTGGGTAAGTTTCTCTAGTTCAGAATGAATTTGTTCTATAATATTTTCCATTTCTAAATGAGAATCCATTTGACTCATTTCTCTGTATACCCTACAACGTGTTTCAAGCATAAATAGCAATTCATTAAATTCTTTCATGTTTTCCCTTCTATATTATTTATTATTTTTCGAATGTTCTCATATATAGAATCAATAATTTTACTGATTACATATTAGTGCTTCTATATGAACAATTGTATCATAGTTTGCTATTTATGTCAATAAATTATTACTCAATATAAGCCATAGCAAAATCTTGTTCAATTACGCCACTTTTTTCATATAAAACGATGATTTTATTTGTGCTTTTTACTGGTTTCTTACCAATTTTTATGCTATTATTAGATATTGTGATATCTGGATTGACATTATGCAATTTGAATTCACATTGAGATGTAATGTCCTTGTGGTCATCAGTAAAACAAGATAAAGAAACCTCTTGCGCTTTCGATTTAATATCAAAATAATTATACTTTGGTGTCACGTACATATTTTTCTCCTTATTTAACTATAATTTCACTATTATTACGCATAGCGTCTATGGTATTTGCATTCATTGACATACAGAACATACATACGTCGCTAATATAAGCATCAACAAGCATCCTTAAATGAACACGATAGTTATCATAATCATCTGGCACAATTCGTTGCACCATGCATAGGTCTGCACCGATTGCCAAGGCTTTAATGAAATCCCCAAGGCTAAGTTGGTCTTCATCTGCAATAATCATTACGTCTGCGTTCCAACAATCTTGGATAGCAGTAACTTGTGGTATGTGTACGAGTTCTTCATAAAAATACGCACCACCCGGATTTCCAACTCTAACCAAGTCTGCCCCCGCAGAAAGCAAAGCATTTGTTCCATCAAGCGTGATTACATTACCGGAAGAAACTAATGAATTCAATCCTTGATGCACACAATATTCCTTGATTTCTTCTGTAAACTTTAAGGTTTCTAATGAATATCCGCTACCAGAACGTATGTCTACAATGGTTGGATTTAATTCCAAAACTTTTATAGTTTCCTTTGGATTATCTTCTATATTTACAGAAGTACCCCATAAACCAAGCCCAGAAAGAAGTTCGCTGTTTGCACTATATTTTTCATGGATATTATCAATTTTATCTATAATTCCAAGAATACCCAAATCAGATAATGCACTGCATATATCTATGCTATTGCTTCCACCCACACGTGTCAGTAATGGTAAAGACAATGATTTAGTTTCATCTGGTAGACGAAATGATATATCAACAAGTTCAGTTGAAACCATGTTTGAAACTATTGGATTGATAACTATATCTTTATATCCCAACATCTTATTATTAATCACTGTTATCTCCTATAAATGTTATTTTATTTATATACTAGAAAAAACAAAATAGATTAGCAATGCCAGCGACCCTACATTTAATAAACATAATGTAACTACATTGATTCTCATTAAATAAATTTCAAGTTGATTTAGTTGTACATTCCTGATATTAGAAATATGTTGATAGTTCAGATATGTCAGAACTAAAGTGGTCATAAAAATTGCAAAAAATAAAAATTTCATATTGTCTCCATAGTATTTTTTATTAAGGTTATTATAGCATATTGATTTGAAAATGTCAAGTGGCAATTATTTGTGTCTCACCTTTGAGACATAAAATTATTTGTGTCTCACTTGTTGGTGTTTATTAGTACACAAAAAATTAATTTTGTGTATCGTTAGGTTAAAAATGTGAACAAAGTAGATGTTTTTACTTATATTAACTATTATATGAATATAAATCTAATTTTTATACCCATATAACATTTTATCGTTTTTGGAGCGAGGTATGGATTTTCACCAATTGGACTGTTGATGGCTTTCCATCAAATATACGCCTGTTACGCTCTCGCCAAGATGTTTGCCCCTTATTCGTCGCAAACTATTCGGGGCAGTCTCGTTGCTACGGTCAGCCTTTATCACGATTTGCATCCGGCGTTCCCTGCCATGCACCACCCCTCCCTCATCGTGAGACTGTCATGCGTCAAGACTTTGAAGAGAACTGTTCTCCACATATCAGGCAGGACTCGAACCTGCAACCTTTGGTTTTGGAGACCAACACTCTACCAATTGAGCTACTGACATATTCTTTCCGGTGTATTTCACCCGCCGGCAGGTTATTGTGACCTATCACAAATTAACGGACTGGTTTTCTGTTCCAGTAAACTTGTCAGCCATAAAATCTGACATATTTTGCCCGCCCTACCTCCAATCGCTCGGCTCTCGGGCGGGACTTTTGAGCTCGACCTTCTTTTAGTTGCATATCGAGTAGCAACCAAAACCGCGCACGAATACAAAGCACCTATGCCGTCACGCAGCCCGTCGGCTACTGCGCCTCTTCGTACCACTCGCGCGGGTAATGGGGGCGTGACTTCCCCAGTGAGTGCAGATGGATTCGAACCACCAAAGCCGTTGGCACCTGATTTACAGTCAGGCGGTATTATCCCAGATACCATTACACCCTTGTGGAGCTGCCGGAAGTTGCATCCGGATTACACCTGCGGCGTTTAGGTGACGCAAGTGGCGACCCTCGTCAGCCCCGTTACCAACCTTTCCAATTACAATACGACTCGTATACGTTGTCTGGCATACCTTCTATACCATATTGTTTCCAAGCCCTGCGTCTTGCTTTGTGCATTTTTCGTTTCCAATATTTTCCATTATGAGCAGATACCCACATAAAGCAGTAGCCCGGAACATGTGTTTTCCTCATTCTTTCATTAACAAATCTTCTGCCCATATTCCTCCAGAAATTATTTGTTGTGTGTGCGCAACCTGCATTACTTCCTGTAATTCGACTGCTTATGATACCTAGCTCATACAACATCCATATGCTTACAGAGAACTCACGATGACGGACAACGTAGCAGGCGAGGAGGGGACACTATCGTGGAGGTTAGTTTACCACTGCATCCGGACATCTCATCTCTCGATTACGCACACTCTAACCATTTCTAGGAGAGCTACTCCTATTGAGCCAAAGTTCGAATCTGCCTCGAAATCTCTCGCTTACAAGGCGAGCACACTATCTAATTGTGTTACTTTGGCGATGTCAAAGTACTAAATTCTTCTTATTCTTTTTTCATTTTTACTTTTATAATTCTTTGTTTGCCCGTGGCAATTTAAGCACAATACCTGCAAATTATCTTTAGATTGATTAGTGGCATTTCCATCTATGTGATGTATTTCCAAAGGAATTTGTTTTCCGTTCCATTCGTTATTCCCACATACATCACATTTATTATTACGAATATCAATGAGATAGTTTCTTATTGCTGGATGAAGCAATTCTGGTTTATGAATTCCTCTTTTCCAATCGTCAATAATCTTTAATCTTGCCTCCTCCTCCTTTTCTTTCTTATGCAACATATAACAACTTTTGCTACAAAAAACTCTTTCTTTTACTCTTGTCTCTATTTTTTTCCCACAATATAAACAATTTTTTTGTATAGCGTCTCCGTAAAAATTAAGGGCAATTTTTCCTCCGCAGATGCTTTCCGAATCTTTACATTTTCTACTACAAAAAAATAGTCCGCTTTTACTATTTTTCAATCTTGCTTGTGTTACTTTAATTTCTTTTCCACATTTTGTGCAATTAAATATTTTTGATGTGCTTCTATTTTTTCCATAATCTATCGAGATACCCCATTCTTCTGCTATATCATGAATAATTTTACCTCTTCCATGCCCGTTTAGATTAAATCCATACATATTAAAAACATCTTTTATACTCGCAGACTGCGCTATTACGTTGTTAAAGTGTTTTTTACCTAATGATAAAATCTTTTCTTTTCTTGTCTCCATATTTCTCCTCTGCTCTCTGATTATTTTAGAAAGAGAAGTGCAGAGCCACTTGTCGGCTTTCTTCGCGAGAGAAACCTATCTCTTTCTATATTAGAATTATACCACACTTTTATAAATTTGTCAAGTGGCAACTATGTTATTCGGGCGTTGTTAATGTACACAAAAACTTCTACTTATCAATTAGGCAGAACAGGGCTCGAACCTGCGACCTCATCTGTGTAAAAGATGCGCTCTAACCAACTGAGCTATCTACCTATCTATTGATATATTAAAGACCTAATCCAAGAAAAAGGTTTAACAAAAAGACAATTACAATAATTGCTAAAATTACAGTTGCCCAATTACCCCAAGGGGCGGGAATGGGAGGTGACATATATTTTGTAAAGATATAAAACACAATTGCCAAAACCAATAAAATAATAAGTAGTTCTACTAACATAAGACTTCCAATCTAGTTGCTACCATTATTTCCAAATTTGATTTACAAATTTCTTACTGTAAATCAATGTCTGGTATAATAGTAGATGGCTTAAAAATAACTCGATAATGATAAGTACTAACAGAAGCCGAGTCGATTTGCTCTGCGAAATAGGTTACATTGTCAGATAACCCAAGATAATGCTTCTTAAATTCTGTTGGACTGGTCTTACAAGTCACAGATAATTCGCCCGACGCGTCATAATTTCCAAGAGAACATAATCCTTCGATTTGAAGGATGTAATCGCCATTGATACCATTATAAAACACGATTCGCCTAGTGATTTCAAAACTATCGGCAGACCTAGATAAATTTTGTGAAGCCACATCTGCCTGTGTTGCGCACCCTGCAATCAAAAACATAAAAACAATTATTGCAATAAAAAACTTTTTCATTTTTCTCCAATTTTATACATATTATTATCTTATCAACATATTCTTTGGGTTTTATCTGATATTTATTCGGGGAAACCACCCCCTCAGAAGCAACAAACCCTAAGCTATGCCCAACAGAAAGGAGAACTTTCCCCCTCACATGAAAATCAAGAATTTTTGACATAGTTCAAAAATTCAAGTTAGCGGGTACAGAAGTTGAATCTGTTTTTAAGAGGTTATGAGCATCTCAAGATACCGACCTACCACCCGCAGTATTATACACGACACTAAATTTCTTGAAATTAAGCATTATATTATGCTTTGGAGTTAAGAATTGAATTGCTGTGAGTGTCGTTAAACTTAGTTATATTCTATTATTAATGTACTATGCTAAATTAATTTGGTTATATGGCTCACTATTCAATGTTTCAATCATAAATTCATACGGTGTTGTTCCAATGTTGTTTAGTATGTTCTTGAATGTTCCAGCAGAACTACCACTAACCAAAAGTACGTTGTCTGTATCTGCACGTACTTGAAAACCAGTAGTTCTTTGTGCGACGTTCCAAAATATTACGGTCGGTAATTCATATCCAGCGTTTTGGAATTTTTTCTTTGCTGTTTTATATGAACGGTTGCCATCAGTGGATTCATCAAATTCCATGTCAGTAATAACAACCAGACTTTTTGGCATTTCCAATTGTGGAACGTCATTGTCAAGAGCAGTTTGCAGAATCAAATCAAATGCTTTTTCAATGTTGGTATTCGCAACAATTGATTTGATACCAGACAATTTGTCCTTGAGCGTTTTTCCAGATAGTTTTACGTACTCTGGTTGATTAGAAAACGTTAGAAATAAGTCTTTATATTCACCAGTATTACGTTCTGCGAAATACACCGCTAGTCCAATTGCAATTTGAAGAGGTAATCCACCCATCGAACCAGAGGTATCAGCCATTACTAAAACATTATGGTTACCAGATACATAATTTGGCAATGCTTTCCATTGTTCTTCAAGCACTGCATCAAAAGCATCGGTAGCAGTATGATATTGAAACCTAGCATCTGTATCAAATCTAAATCCATAGTCTCTTACTATATCATATGGATATAAGGTTGTGGCGTTAATTTTTTCTGTTCCATTGGTTACTTTTGTAATATATTCTACAAATCTTTCTGGGCTATGTTTTGCAAAAGCACGTTGATATGTCATCATAGCCTTAGATGGGACTGTTGGGTAATTGATTTCATCCCATCTGTTATTACTCATTTTGCGTTCTACGATATCAATATAACTTCTTAGCTCACTCAATGTCTTACGATATGTCCTATCGGTCATAGATAAATGCTTTGCGCATAGTTTAGCAAGGCTACGTGTTGCTTTGGATGAGGTGTTGATACTTGGCATCCATTTAGCCAACTGAGTAATTGAATATCCATTGTGCATATCAAGCAGGTCATTTACTAATGTTGAACTAATATATTCCCACATTTCACTTTCGGACTTTGTTCCAACTAAAGAAAATAAATCATCGAAACGCCCAAAATATGGAATTAAGTCTATGTTGAGTGCAATGGTGGCTGGGTCATATTGACCTAAAAGACTAATAATAGTACGAAAAATCCTTCGTTCCCCCAATCCACCGTGCCGAATATCACGCGCATAAAAAGCCATTCTTGTAGCCAGCAATGGGCTTTCTACATAGGCTTCTGCAAATGCACTTTCAATCTCATCATTGGATTTGTTGCGTAATGCTCCAATGGTCGCAAATAAATCTACCAATGCACTATTGGTAGTTGCAAATTGTTTACCGTTGTTTTCGGTTTTGGTAAATTTACTATCTTTTTCTAGTGATTTTTCTATAGCTTCAGTAAACTTCATTGTATTCTCCTTTTTATTTTACAAGACTCAAACTCATTATTTTAGCAGAATAAGGTTTTTTAATTGCTGTACGAGTCTTCACACGATACGATTACAATTCCATGTCATTTTGGTTGCTGTTTGTATCATAGTTCAATGATAGCACATTATTTTTAGTTTGTCAAGTAGCAATTATAAGATTCGTGTAAGAATCTATTTTAATTGCCACAAGACATTATTTCCCTAAAATACTTTTTTGTTGTAAAACTGCGTTATCTCTTACGTTGTCTCGTAGGTGAGCATAACGTCTTGTTGTATTAATATCACTATGACCAAGCAATTGTTGTGCAACATAAATGTCAGCACCTCCCTCAAATAGGTTTGCCGTAAAGGTATGCCTAAGACTATGAGTATGAATTTCATTAATCCTTGTCTCTGAAAATCCAGCACGTGTCATAATAGCTTTAATACGCCTTCTGATGGTATCACCAGAATATCTTCCACCAACCCTAGAAATAAAAAGCCACTTCAAATTAGTTGCTGGAAATCTTTGGTTACGAATAGCAATCCACCTATTCAATACGCCTACAATGTCACTATGAAGGGCTAAAAGACGTTGTTTTCCACCTTTGCCGTTAATAACGATATGCGTTCTTGTGGCAACATCATCAACACTAATTCCGGTCAATTCTGACCGTCTCAAACCCAATTGTAATAACATTAGTAGCATTAACTTTTCTTCTGTGTCCTGTGCGTGGCTGACCATAGAAATCATTTCTTGATTACTTAAAAATGCCTGTACTTTTTCATTTTCTTTTATGGATTTTATTCTTGAAAATGGATTGCGGTCTAAATATTCTCTTGCAATAAGCCAGTTATACATTGCATTGACAGGTCGTATATTTGAATTTACCGACGATGCGCTCAACGTTTCTTGCAAAAATCTTTGATATTTATCGGCATCTCTGACGGTAATATTTTTGATATCATCAAACGTTTTAATATTTGTGCCAATAACAAATTTATCAATAGCGGTTCTGTACATTCTAATTGTGTGAATTGACTTGTCCCTTAAACTATCAAGATAGTCATTCAATTCGGTTATATTATATCTTTTTTCCATGTTTTATCTCCTTAATATAAAGTATAACACGCTATAATAAATCTGTCAAGGGCAATATTCGTTATAATATAGGCTACTTATTTACATTAATAACTAGAGCATTTTCTAGTTCTATCTTACGTGCTATCTTTCTCAATAATTTGCGAACTTCTTTATCCGCTTGTTTATTTTTTTTAGCTTCTTGGTATGCAGTCCAAGAACCATACTTTTTCTTCATCCTACAAATAAAAAGCCCTTTTTGTGGTGAGTAAATATCTTCTGGCAAGCAAGTGGCTCGTGTTTGTGTATTGTCACTCCAAAAAGCAATGGTATATGGGTTGTTATTTACAAGTTTGACAAGTTTTGGTTTTGGTTTTGGTTGCATACTGTCATAAATAACACTAAAACTATAGTCATTAGTAGTATCAAACTTATAACTGATGGTACGTTTTGGACATGTGCTTGGTTGCGTTTGTGTAAACCAATTGCTTAATCTAAAGTCTTCATATGTATTCATTTGTTTACTCATTTCTAAATCTATCCTCCGGTTCAATAATTTTTGTATTTTTATTTTTTTTAGATATAGTTTTTATTTTGTTTTTGTATATTTTTTTGTCTCTCCTTTGTGCTTTACCTAATTTCATTTTTATTCCTACTTATAATTTATAATATAATTGCGTATAATTTTTGGTTATACGCAATTCTGGTTATATATGGCAGTCAACCAATGCAATCTCATCATTTTGGTTGAGAGATTTAATTAACATATCAAATTCTTTTTCCCAAGCGTCTTCATCTTTTTCATTGGCAACATGCGCAAACCAACCCATTTCTCCGCGCTCATGCCATTGTCCGTCATGTAACACCGCAAATGTTGCCTTAGAAAATGGACGATTAACATACTCTTCTTTTGTCATGCCCACCTTATAATAAGGATTGAATACAAACCTATCTTTTTCTGGCAAAGAAAGTTGTTCATCAAAATAGATACTTCTCTCTTCAATTTCGTCTAATTGCATACGCTCCCAATCAATATCTTTTACTTTAATAATGTCAACATAACCATCTCGTGGCTCATTATCAAATACTCCGGGAACCCCTAGTTGTAATTCATTATTAGGAACTTTTGTAGCAAAATATCCACTCCACCTTCCACCCACAACATACCAATCATATTTAGAGTCTGGATTATATGATGTCCACAGGTTACCATTGGCATCAAGCCATATACCTTCTTTTTTATCTGTTCCATAATATTTAATGCGGTCTTGATAAATTTCTTCATCTGTCCACATAAGTTTTTTTGGAAATTCGTTTTCAATATAGTTTAGCATATGTTTACTTGCTTTTTTAGCATATTCAATTGGGTCTTTGAAATATTCTTCATATACCTTTCTATCTTCATTAATTCTTTTTTTTGCATTCTCAAGCAGTTGAGATTTTGTTTCCATCATATATTCCTCAACCTCCAAATACTCAGCAAATGGCTCTAATTGCTTTCCAATACTTACCTTATTTACTTTTGTTACTAATAATGTAAAATGTGTCATTTTTCTCCTTTTCGTTGTTTATAAAAGCATTTCTGTTATACAGATTTTCGTTGTCTATAAAAGCATTTCTGTTATATAGATTTTAGTGCTTCGGGAAGGAGTTGAACCTTCAACGTGCGGCATATAAGACCGTTACTCTGCCATTGAGCTACCGAAGCAATCTTTTCAATGATTATAACTCATATATAAACCTTTGTCAAGCCCATAATCTGCATAATATGCAAGAATATCACCATGACATGCTTCTGGTTTGCAAAAACAGCCCAATCTTTGTCCCTTTAATTTAGATACCTGAGCAATTAATTTTGGTTGATGCAAAAAATATTGATGATATTTTTCAATAACTTCTTCTCTATCACCATCAATTCCGATAATAAAAGGATTGCCCCAGATTGAACCACGACCAATATATACATCATAATCCATATCCTTAAGCTTTCCCTTGATATTTACCACAGTAGTAGATTTAGTTATATCGTGTACCATTATAACCCCAACCTTTCTTTAGCAATATTATATATTTCAGTATTATATTCTATTCCTAAGTAATCTCTATTATTATTCTTGCACCAAGCACCAACGCTTCCACTTCCGGCAAATAAATCAAGCACAAAATCACCCTCATCTGTAAATGGCAATAACAGTCTATCAAACATTTTAAATGGTTTTTGATATGGCAAATTTTTTCCATTAGCAAATTTTACACGTTCCTTACTCATTGTAGAAAAGTTACCTAAATCATCCCACACAGAACATGGCGTCTTAGTTGTTCTTCCAGAAGGATTAAATTTGGTTGTAAGAGTTTTTTAGGTATTTGAATACGGTCTGCATACCACTTCCAATCTGAACCGTTTGAATATATAATGATATAATCATGTTTATTAGGAAAACCCTTTTTTGGCTTTCCTCCCCACTCCTGTTTATAAATGCAGATATTAATTTTGTTTGCATTTTTCATTGAGTCTAATTTTAGTTTCACTTCTGCTATTGTGCTATCATCCGTTTGAGCAATAAATATACCAGAATTTGGCTTCAACCAATACCAAAACTTGTCTATCCACGTAAAATCTTTATCTTGATACATGTAATCAGCATAGATTACATCTGCTTCTTTCTCAAAAAAAATGTCCATGTTATTTGAATTATTTAGGCGTATCGTCATTGTCTACCTTGTTTTGGGTTTGGTTTTTGACTGCTTCGATTTTCAACATGGCATTTTGAATTTGTTCATCTGTTGGAAAACCAAATATTTCTCGATACATCCCTAAAACGCCCCTTGTAATAAATAATTGCTCAATAAATGTTTTTAGTGCTCTCCTGTTACTAATATTGGCAATAATTTCCAACGCCAAAGCCCAAGAAAGCAAAGCAATTGTAATAATTTTCCAATCCATTTTAGATAAAGTTTCAACCATGGTTCTCCTATTTATTTTATATACGATACAAATATTTTTGGTTATATATAATATATATATGTTGTTATATTATTATATATCGCCTTGTTATTTATTGTTTTTATTCTCTTCATTACCTTTTAGTTTGCATACAGTACTGCATGTTGTGCAATACTGTATGCTATTTTAATTTAGCAATGTTGACAAATATATCGTGAATGGTTGCCAGTAATAACCTTGCCACAAATTACACAGAATGTATTGCGCCCAACCCTTACACTGATGACTCGTTCTCTATCCCGTAGATAGGCTGTGCGATAATTATATCCGCTACTAACATCATGATATAGATTTTCAGACCCTTTTACATAGTCTCTTTCGCCGTTTTTGGTAACAATCCAATCATTATTAACGTTTAGATAATCACCAATTTTGTGTTCAAGAGTAAGCCTTACTTCTTTTGCCAACAAATTCTTTTCTGACGGATATTCCCTTCCTGCAATAAAACTGCAATGTTCTTTGTCAATATAAATGCATTGCCTCCAAGATTTTGAGTTGCCAGAAAACTTAATATTTGACATAGTATACTCTTCGTTTTTACCACTATGTCGATATGCAATAATTGTTACATCGTCCAACATAATAGACCCAGCACCAGTAGCAAATCCATGGTCACCACTTCCAATCTTCTGACAACTTTCCCACCCATAGTTATTGACAGACATAGTAAAGTAATCATATGGGTCAATTGACAGGGCAATATTGCTCTTAATTTTTCTGTCCTCCATCATGTTGGCAACAGCATCGCTAAATCCCCTATCGGTTACAAGATTTGCTATTACCTTGCTTAGTTTTGTACCTTTTTTATAGTCTGGATAAACCTCTTGAAGTGTTCTGTTATAGTCTAAACTTTCGTTGTTCAAAAACTCCTTGCTGTTAAAGGAATAAATCATGTTGGCATATTGGGGATAAGCACGTGCTAAATCTTTCATTTTAGTATACATATCTTCATCGTCCATCTCGATATCCACTTGCTTATTAATACTTAAATTGTGGTCAAATAACAAATAAATATCATACTTTGCTTTTGCCCAATTGGTCAAATATTTCATAATAACTTTATCGGTAATTTTATCTGGACGTGTTTCACTACTTGCCCCAGCAATGCTTAACAGTTTCCTAAAACGCATAACATCTACTTTCTTTATCATTTCTTCAATGATAGCATTGTCCTGTTCTGCGTTAACCAAAGTAATAGGCTTAATTTCCTCAACATCTTTATCGTTTTCAGTTACTAATTCCAACATTGATAAACTAATTCCTACGGTTTTTTGTGGCATAACAATATGAAAAATATCATCAATACCTTGATTGGCTCTTTCGGCAATTTGTTCTGTGACAATATATTGGTTGCCACACAAATCATACATATAATCATTCCAACCACAATCTATCAGCCCCTTGCGATAATCATTATAAATATCTTCTTTTTGGCGAATCCTAACAATATCACCAGCCTTGATAGTAAATTTCTTATATGTATTAACTTCATATTCAATTTCTGACATATTATCCTTCCTTGTGTTTAAAAATTATTTTAGTATTAGTAGGGGGCAAGCCCCCTACATTATTTTTCAACCATTGCATAGTCACGCACTACATTCAAAGCCCGCAACATATTGTTAGACCTATTTCCAAACATTACAGAATAATTGATAGGCTTTTTGATAGTGCCAGCCCAATTTTCGTATTCAGTAACTGCGTTCAGTAAGCCAAATGCAGTATCTTTAATTTCAGTGCCAGCACCAGCAAACAAGTCATATGCCAAAGACCGATGCTTTTCAACTTGCATAACGTCTTCTTCAAACTTCTGTAGTTTTATGTCAAACAGTTGTTTTGGCATATTATCAGAAGGGGCTATTGGCATAGGGTACACATTCGCAAACAAACCTTTGGCAACACTCTCATCTGGAATTTTTACAGAGTCGAGATTGATAAAAAGATTTTTAGTTATTTCTGCTTGCGCCTCTGCTTGTGCTTGAATATGTTCCATCCAAAGACCCAAGTGATTTTCAACCTGCTTGCTATTATGTCGTCCTGACCAAACACGACCAGTGCCAGCAGTACTATTATTCTCCGCAACCGCAATATTGAGAGTGTTTTGGCAGACGGTACGAATAGTGGTCAAGTGCAAATTAGCACCATACTTGCCATCATACCCACATACAACCAGCCCGTACATCTTGACTTCATCACCATGAATATCAATAGTAGGTAGTTTCCACGTTAGAAACAATTTTTCGCCTTTACCAAGCATTCCCATAGTTTCTACTGGTTGCCCAACATTGTCATCAAAAAGATTAGCAATGGTTGACGGTTGAATAATATTATACCATTGTGTTACAGTACCAAATGACCGCTCAATAGGGTCGTCACTTGTTGCGGTACGCACAATAGCAAATTCTCTACTTTCCTCTAATTTGCCATTCATTTGTACATAGAATGGACGTTTTACAAATTCGTAATTGCCAACAACTTCTAAAACTTCATTGGCATTCATATCATCGTCAGTTACATATCCTAAACCGTGCCACGCAGGGTCACGATGTCCATAAAAACGATTTCCAAAAACATTCGGTGGCATATTATTTTTTCTCCTTGTTTAATTTTTCTTTTATTTTATCACAGTATTTTTATGTTGTCAAGAGCCAATTTTTACATTGGCTCATCAAAATCTTCTGGGTGTAAGAAACTCTTAGGATTCTTAGCTCTACTATCGTGCTTAAGATAGTAATCAAAATCGTCATCGTCCTTAAGCATAGTTGACACATGCTTATCAATTATATCATCAATTTCTTCTCTTTCAAAGCTTAATTGCGGTTGTAAATATGGGTTAGTAGTATCTTGCCCAATTTTATCTTCAACACCTAACGTGTAGTAGTTGCCATCACTATCTGTACCCATTGCAGTCCAGTCACCATTGGCTTCGAGCGCATATGCGGTAATCTTTATACCATTTTTATAATATGGCGGATAAGTATAATCACTATCATTTACTGGAATAATCTCAACAGGAATTGTCTGTACTGATAATTCCTCTTTGACCATCTCAACAATTTCATCATCATACTTATCACTTAGTAATTCCTTCCATTCGCCAGTGGTTTCTTCGTATTTTTTGGTAGGGGCTATACTATTTGTGCTCTTTACTGTTGCACTGCTACCCCAATAAGAAAAATCAGAATATTTACCGTATGAATATGTACTATATCTTGAAGTTGGTTTATAAACATAATTGAATTTTACGTCATTATACCAACCATAAAAATCTACAAACATATTTACTACAACGCTCAACCAAGATGTTCTCATCATACAGGAATTGGTGTGCTCATATTTGTATCCACAACCAAAATTAATTCCCGCACAACCTAACTGGTCTAATTCTGAAATATCAGAAAAACTACCCGTTTCAATTTTATAATCAAGACTTTTTAAAGCGTTTGTAATTTCTGGCGTGCCATATTGATACAAAACGGCAGTACCATAATCTCGTCTATCCATAGAGAAAACCCAATTATACTTTTTCTTTGTTTTAAAATTCGATGCTGTGCTCATTCCAATTTCCTCATCTGTTGTTAGAAGTATGTCATACTTCAAACCCAAATAAGGTAGGACGTCCATCAATAAAAATACACCTAATCTATCATCAAGTTTTATTGAAGTTACTATTATATCATTTACACCAACGTTTTCAACGATGGTTTTCTCAAATTTATTTTTTTTATCGTTTGGCTTTACTGTATCAGCCACTGTGTCCAAATGTGCGACACCCAAGATATTAGCGCCCCTATCAATGTACAAATAATTTTTACCTTTTTGTACTTTATAATCCCAATATTTCTTAGGGTCAGCAAGAATTGTTGCAGTATCTGCATCCAACAATTTTACTAATTTTTTTATGTTAAATTTCATGTTGTCTTGCTCCCTTCAAATTTTTATGTGTTTTTCACATTAATATAAGTATACCACACTTCGACATACTTGTCAAGCAATTGGTCAAAGTTAGTAAAACCTTTTTCAATTACAATTGAGTATATCATATTCGTTGACCCTTGTCAAGTAATCGGTTTTCTAATAATCATACGCTTCATTATTTAATACGTGTGTATATGTATGCGCTTCATTATTTAATACGTGTGTATATGTATGCGCTGCGCCAATAGCACAATTATAAAAGTCCAGGATACCAATCACTTGACAAGTTTATTTCAATATGATATAATCCCTGTATACAATAAAAAAGGAGCACAAAATGGCTAAAACTATAACAAAAAACTTTTATTTGGCACTAACGGCAGGAACACCAGAAAATGGTTATGTGAGCAATTATGCCCACGCAAGACATTTTTTACTTGATGAAATTGAAAAAAATCACGCAATACGTATTACATACGTAGATACACAAGATAGAACCTACACAAAACGTTTTTTTGCCAACAATTTTACAATTGGTGTACTTGATGGAAAAAGTCGCAAAAATGGCAGGGTTTTATTTATGAATGATTTGAAAGAAATTACAAGTCTCGAATATCCTGTAATTGATACCTCTTCACCAGCAGATAAAATGATTGCTACAATTAGCAAATTCAAAAAATTATTTGCTAATAAATGCCACCCCAATCTGTGGCAAGATTTACAAAATGGTTATCAAAATTTTGATAATAATGAATATTTAGAAGTTTATAATAACCTTGATGATAATCAATCTTTTATCAGTAAAGAGATGCGGGCGCTTTATAAATATGAACAACAATTAGGAGTTAGTTTATTGCACGATGGTTATAAGACTACAACTATCAAATCGCATAAGCCAATTTCTCATAGTTATGAATATGATGCCTGTATTGCCAATCTTAAAAAACATATTGACAACAAAGAAGATTTTCATTATTCTTGGCAATCTCAATATGATATTAGAGTAAGTGGTGCGAATGGTGCTGATGGTAATTATCGTGCGTGGTTTTCAGCAGAATATCGAAATTGTGGCAATGGACATTACTACTTACTTATTAATGAAAACACCGCAGCTTTTTGCGAAGATGATTAATTAGAAATAAAAGAACAGTTTTATTTAATAAATAACTAAAATATAAAGGAGATAGATATGTATAAATACTTACTTCAAGTAATGGACGAAAATAATAACTGGTCTATAATTTTTATGACCAATGATTATAACGAAGGTATTGACCACTTAGAGATTTTATCAAAATCTGGCGTTTTTTATGGATATAGGCTTATATTGTCATAATAAACGCTTGACAAATAAAAACATATATGATAGAATTATTGAAGTAATCAAGGATTATCGGAAACAGAGTCACCATTTTAAATGCTACTTAATACTTACTGGTAATCCTTGATTATAAAATAAAAAATACAAATAGAAAGAATATGATAGATAAATTCAGGCTTGAATACGAATTGAAAAATTGTGAAACGAATGAAACCCTTTGGGTTGTTGAAGTAAAGCCACGAACACTTAAAGAAGTCAAGGAACGTGCCAACCAATTAATTACAAAATATAATTGGGAAGATTTTACAGGGGAAGAAACCCCATTTTTGTTTACCCGATATGAAATTCATGTGGCAAAAGAAAGTAACCCTGTTGAATCTTATACAATTTATAAAAGCCCCTTGACAGAATAAAGAATTGTAGTATAATATTTATATTGACAAAATAAACAATACAAGGAGATGTTATGGCTTATAAAATGATTACGGAATGCCCTAAATGTGGCAATGAAGATATACATAATGCCGATAGCGGTTTTGAACCAGAATCGGCGTGGTTATTGAGACAATGTGATGAGTGCAAGGAAGAATGGTATGAAGTATATCTGTTTTCTTGGTGCGAAAATTTGCACGGCGAAAAATTACCAATTGACAAAACAAACTAAAAGGAGTAGCAATGAGAAAAATTGCAAAAGGAATTTGGAATATGGATAAAGACATTGACCTTATTCAATCAGAAGATGAATCTGGATATTACTTTCAAAATTTTAGCACTGGAAAAATTACTAAAATCTATACGAGTGCATATGAAGCTACAAAAGATTATAGCAATAAAAAATTAGTTTGGAATTAAGAAAGGACGATACAATGATAAACTTAGATGGTTATACATATACAAATTGGGAACAGTTAGTAATTGATAAATATGGCAAAGATAAGTTAGAAGAAGTGATTAATGATGGTATGTTTGATTTTTATATCAAGATTCATAATAATATTGTCAAAACCGAAAGTGATGAATCTTCACCAGACGACCATGAATTTTTTGTGAGAACAGCACTGGACTATATTTTTCAAAACGATGAAGAATTGCAAAATAAGCACGATATGAATATACTAAAAGGAGAATAAGATGGCAACGATTAAAGATTATACTGGTGCTTGCCCTAAATGTGGTAGTAACCACATTACAGGTGAAGAATTTGAAAGTGGTATTGGTGAAGCATGGCAAACACTAATTTGTGATGATTGTGGTACTATTTGGAGAGAAGTTTATACGTTTGCATTTGCAGAACAGGATGATGATTAATATGGTAAAATTAGAATATTTTGACCCAACAGAACGTCAAGCGAGCGTCATTGAAAAATATGGCGAACAAATTCTCGAAAAGTGTATCAATAATGCGATTTTCACGTTTTTTACGGATATTCATAATCAGTTTATTGGGGTAAATAAGCCCGACAATTCTGATGATGATATTAGTTGGCACTTTGTTGAAGCAACATTAGATTATATTTACGATAATGATGAAGAATTACAAAAGGAGTATGACGACTATGAGTAAGAAAATTATTGCAGAAGAAAAACCATTGCAACCTTTCTATATGACATTTTGTACATTGGTCTATGCCAACGATGAAGATGATGCATATCATAAGTTACAGGATAATATAAAAAATAATTGCTTTGATACGTCCGTTGCGTGGGAATGGGTGTGTGAAGAAGTTGAACGTACACCAAAAACCGAATTTCTTTTCAGACAGAAGCAAGGGTAATAAGATGGTAGTAATGGTTAATTTGAAACGAACGGAATATGCCAATATTAAACTTGATGTTGATAGTTTAGATGAAGCCAAAGAAATTATGGCAGATGGTGTTTTTGATGAAGATGATGTTGAAATTGAATATAATTGGGATAATGATTGGGAAGTAGACGGCATTGATGAAATTGCATTTAGGATTATTGACCTTGACAATAACACATTACTATGATATAATTTTTTTACACTAAAAAAACAAAGGAGATATAAAATGAAAACGTGGTGGGTATCGTTTGTAAAGTATGCAGGGGTTTCGGTTCAAGCCGATACCGAAGAAGAAGCGGAAGCCAAAGGATTACAAGTTCCAGAATCCGAATATGAATACGACCAAATCAATGAAGACGAATGGGAGCTCAATGCCGTTACAGAATACGAGGATTAATCATCTAAACTATAATCCCCCTACTAAAATTGGGGGATTTTTGTTTTAAATCTGGTTAAGCAATTCCTTGACAAGATTATATTAGTGTGATATAATCTTTATATACTTAGAAAAGGAGCACAAAATGAAGTTTATATCACTTGCAACAATCAACAAAAATCAAACCGTTATTTATACGGACAAAGCTAAAATCTTTTTTTCTTATAATACACCAGTATGTGCTTATGTATTTGGTAAGGGATGGATAAAAACAGACAAGTTTTATAGCATTTCTACCAGTAAACATATTGATGGCTATATCGAAAGCAATGTGGCAATGGTCGTACCACAATCAGAAATCGACACACTTTTATCTGCATAAGAAAGGAACACAAAATGACACAGAAAATTTTATCACGATATTACAGAGTAGTAATTCAAATTGATGATTCTGGTAATGTTGGGGATTACGAAACGGCAGAATTTCAATTTGAGAAAGATGCCATATGTTGGGCACATGAGCAAGAAAGAATTCACAAGTACGCTTGGAGTATTAAAATCTTCGAGGTAAAAACCACATACGAAGAAATTGACTGGTAATTAGAAGAAAGGAAAAACAGATATGAAATCACTAATTGTTGAAACTAATAAGGTATTTACTAAGTTGCGCCGTAAGGGGTTTTGGGCGCAACGTGGATTATGCTGTATGACTTGCACAATTAATATTATTCCCGATAAAGAAACAGAATATGTATTTTATCATTCTCAAGATGCAGAAAGTGCAAAAAAATATGGTTATATGTATATAGCCTATGGGTCTAACAAAAAATCCGCTACTGAAATTGACGATTTTCTGGTGGGTTATAAAGTTGTAGAAGAATTTAAAAAATCTGGACTAATTGTAGATTGGAATAATTCTGCATCTTCACGAATCAAGGTTAGTTTGCCAGCCTAATATAAAATATTTTTGGTTAGAAATTACAATCCCCCATATAATTATGGGGGATTTTCTTTTTAAATTTGGTTACAAATTATTCTGGTTAGATATATTTTTGGTTGTACATAAATCTGGTTGGATATATTTTTGGTTAGATATAATTGGAATTGAAATATTTTTTGGTTACAAATTATTTTAGTTAGATATATTTTTGGTTAGATAGATTTTTGGTTACACATAAATCTGGTTACATATTTTTTTGGTTATAGATTTTTAGTTATGGCATTGGGGATATATATCTTTGTGATTTTATATGCATATTATGCTATAAAATATTTTTATGAAATAGAGCTTCTTATTATAAATTTATAAAATAATATTTGGTTAATTTATCAAAATTTTTGTCAATATATGCCAGATTCTGTTTATAGATTTGTTCATAACTTGTTTACCCGCCAAAAAACTGGCTTAAAAACGATGATTCGTGTCAAATTCAAGTAAATATACATACATAACTTATATGCCATATTTTATGCCAATTTATTTTCCTGATGGACGTTTTTGTCAATTGTTCTGGTTAAAATGTATCATTTATGCTTATAAAATACAATTTATAAGCGTGAAAACAACAATTTTTGGTTCTTTTACTTGAAATTACGAGACTTTATAGTGTTGTGCACATTATGTGTGTATTATACAGTATAAAAATTATTTTTGTAAAAATTTATCATAATTTATAGTGTATAATGTACAGTATAAAAATATTGATATATCCGACAGAACACGAACCTATTTTTAGTAGTTTTGCAGATTTTGGCAAAGTTTAATTATAAAAATTGAAATTATGCGAAATAAACTTTATTTCTAATAAAAATTTGTGAATTATTGAAAGTTTTTTATAAAATTTTACAAAGTTATTTTTGCAATGAAATAAATTTACATTTTTGTTAAGTTATTGAAATAAATTTTTCTGTTAAAATATGTTGTGAATAATTTAAAATTTGTGTCCTGTTAAAATATTGAATTGAAAAATATGGTTTTAAATTACCCGTTGCGCATAGTAGTTTTTGTGTGATTAAAAATTTTGCCACTGTTAAAATATAGAATTATTTTGTTGATTATTCAAAACTTGCGCTCTGTTAAAATATGTAATAAAAAAAATATGACCTTTATTGCCGCCGCTGGCGGGGCTGGCACGATTCTTGCAACGAATCCAGGATACCACAGCTGGCACGGAACTTGCAACGAAGCCGCCGCCCTGGCCAGGCACGATTCTTGCAACCAAGCAGTATCCTGG